CCGCGATCGCCTTTGTCGCCTTTGTCGCCTTTTTGACCTTGTTCGCCTTTTTCGCCTTGCGGGCCGCGTTCGCCGGTATCACCTTTAGGGCCGATTAGACCTTGTGGACCTACTTCACCGTCTTTTCCGTCTTCACCTTTAGGACCTTGAGGACCAGCTGGGCCGGTGTCACCTTTAGGACCTTGTGGTAAACATACGGTATACGGAGCAGAATGGTACATTTGTTCTTTTGCATGTTCATAGCGAACTTGACGTTTACGTTGAACGTCATCCGCTTTGCATTCGTATTCAAAAGCCATTTAATTTTCCTTTTATTTGTTAACAAATTTAAAGTTTTGCGTAATTTTCGGTGCTTTCGGTAACCGAAAATCGCGCAGTTTTATATCAACCGGAAGAGGTTAATATAACTCGAAATGAGGACCATCAATGAAAGCTTTCTTTCCAAGCTTTCTTCGTTCCGCGGAGTACTCATTTACAAGATCTTTAGGGGATTTGCTGGTGTCGTTTAACACAGCCCAAGCGCCACCCCAACGAACTCTAACCCCAAGCTCTTTTGCTGCTGCGCGCACTGCTTCTACAATAGGATAGAATTTTGCCAAATCCCACGAAAGTGGATATGGTGCAACGTCTACAGCATGTCCAAAACCATCTTCTTGCTTAATATGGTTGGATTTTAGTGTTTGAGTTAATTTTTTCGCTAATAATTCTTTTTGACGTTCTAGCGTTCTAACGCCTTCTGTAATAGAGAAGTCTTGGCTAGATTTTTGAATGGCAAGGTTCATCACTTTGACTAAATCTGGGTGAACACCTTGCAATTTTTGAATTGAAGATTTGCCGAATTGATAGGCCATTGAGTTATACCTCTGTAAGTTTACACTATAGTGTATTATATTGTTATTTTATATTTAAAGAATGATCCAATCGATTAGATATTCAAAGTAATCGTATCAATGATGTACTCTTTAGATCTTGGTTTGTACATATTTCCATACAACGTAAATCCAAATTCTACCATTACTTCGTTATTCGAAAACTGGTCGATTTCGGGCGGTTCGAAAGTAACCGAATCTAGCTGTAAGCGAATGCTGGATTCCTGTTGCTCTTCCACCATTTTGAAAGTATAGAATGGATTGAAGAAGCTCGCGACCTGCTCTACAAGCATCATCGCATCGTTCATTCCGCGAGTAATTAAATTCAAACGAACCGCGATATTGTAAGGACTTGGAGCGCTCGTTACATACGCGAACGCGTTCTTATTCGTAAGACTCTGCATCGTTAGTTCTCGCTGAACCGCGACGTTTTTGTTGTTTTGACGATTTTGGTCATACGTCATAGAATCGATGACAAGGCTTGCTCTTGGTAAAAAGTTAGTATTACCGTTCATCAATTCAGAGAATTCATGCTCTTCGATGGTTAAGAGCTTTTCTCGGTTGCCGTAAAACACCGGAAGTTTACGTTGATAAACTTTGCCGTTAGCTAGATATTCTACTCTTAAGTTACTAAAGAATGCTAACATCCCCGCTACATACTTACGTATAGTATTTGGATGTTGTTCGAGTTGCTCTAATTCCGGTTCTTTGGTTTCGGAATTTTCCGCATTAGCGGTTGTTTCCGGGTTTTGAGAGTTTTGGTCACCTAAACTCAGACCATTATACTTCAACAATTCGATCGTAGTGGATTCCGCCCCAATTTGGATTCGGGTATTGAAAGCATTCTTAGGTTTGGAAACTTTTTGAACGCAAAACTCTTTCTCACCGGATAATAGATTATCGCGTTCTCGGTCTAATCGCTTAATTGCATTTTCCGCGTCTACGCGCTGATTTGCAAGATCCTGGTCAAACGTTTGATCTGCATAATTCCAGCTTGGTTCCAAGTTTGAATCGCTTAGCTTTTTCTCAACCTTGAGATAGCTACGAGGGTTGCTAAGATTTTTCAGTTCGGGTTTATTGCAATCATCCGTTTCTGGTGAACAAAAATCTTTGCAGTCGATTTCAATTGTCATTTCGGGCCTCTTAAACGATTGATGATATCTGCGGAACTAATATGCGATTGATCTTCAATATTCAACACATTGGTGGTATGCACGGTATGCGGAGTATTGGATTGATTGATCTTCGTCAAGTTAACCAAGATAGTGGAAATTTCTTTATAAGATTGCATAAACAACTTAACACTTTCGATTTGAGCTTTGTTTAATTCGCTGTAAGCGGAAACTAACAAAGCGCGGGATTCCCCTTCACTTAAGACCAATTCTTCCGTTACACTTTCTAACACTCTTCGAGAATTTTGGGTAGTCTCTCTAAGCATAGCTCGCATATAACAAAAGTCTTCGATCATCGCCTGTACGTCTACGACGTCTGCAGCGATTTCAGTAACTGGGGCTAACGCCTTGCTGACCGGTTCATCCGCGTTATCGGAGTCACCAGTAATTAGTTGACCTTCGATTGGGGCGGATTTCGGGGTAACCAAATACGACTCAAGTTCTTCCGTGGTAGTTAAGATATCTTCCGAGATCTCAACATTCTTAGTAAGCTCTTGAGTAATTTTGTTCATCTTGTTGTTCAAATGTTCAAATTTCTCTAGGTTCATTAAGTTGATTTGGTTATAGTATTAATACAATTAAAATATTTATTAAAACAAAAACCTCAAAATTCTTTCGAACGTTGAGGTCTTTAAACTTTCGGTTACCGAAACTTACGAATTAGCGAATTAATCAATCGGGTAACGATCGTGGAGGTCTTGGTACCCACCAATGAATACCCCTTGAAGCAGCACAACAGGGACGGTGCGAACTGGATGATTTGCGACTTTTGATAACTCTTCAGCCGTCCAGCCTAATTCCTGATAGTTGATGTATTGTACATCGCGGAAGTAACCTTGTTCTTCCAACATGCTGGCTAATTTTTTGGCTTTTTCACAATATGGGCAACCTGGGCGACCGTAAATTACTAATGACATTGAATATTTCCTTTGTTAGTTAAAAACGTAAAGTATTTATAAAATCTGCATCTTCGCTTCAATTCCTAACGAATTTCTTGCGAGGAATCGCGCGATGTGGCCAATACAATCTATTTGATCCCGGAACTCTTTAATGGGTGAAAGCACTTTCCCACCCGGAAATTCCGGTGAACTGAATTCTTGATAGATGATGTAACTTGGATGAATCTTTCCGGATGGTTTCACCCAAAATAAGGTATTGTTTTCCGTTCTACGAGGATCGTAGAATCTTAGATCGCTATTAGGGAAGATCTCATCAATCTCCGCTTCGACCGTTTTGATGTGTTCCATAATTTGCTCCTGTTTGCTATGCTAAAACTTTATCGGTCAACACCATAAAATTGCAAGATTTCGCTTTCGCGAAGTTTCTTGCCGCTTCCCATTTCGCTTGGTTTACCAAATAAGTGTTGAGCTTAGCCCCGTAACGCTTATCATTCTTCCTAGGCATTTTGGTTTCGCTAGAGGATTTGATTTCTACGATGAAGATATCTCCGGTAACGAATTTCAACCAAATATCCGGGAAGTATCTATGAACCTTCCCGTCTACGGGGCTTTGATAGGGAATGTGAAATGGCTCTAAACTCCACTCCTCAATCTTTGGGTTATGGTCACAGTATTTGAAAGCTTTGAGTTCCAAACCGGATTTGTAAAGAACACAGAGATTGCCTTCTATAATCTTCGTGCTCTTCATATGATCATCTATCGGTAACTTAAACTTTGCCGGATGCGTTAGCCGATAGTATCCTTGTTTCGCTTGTTTTGGTTTCTTCATTCGTTTATATTACTAGATTTCGTTTAAAATGTCTACTAAATCTTTCAAACTAATACCAAATTCTTGGGTATTTTGTTTCTTACATTTAGCACATTTAAACTTAGTTTCGAAAAGAACTCCAAACATCTTCTCCCCGAATAATTTCGCTACCGCGAGGAAGTCGACTAATCTCATTTTTAGAATATCAAAATCATCACCTTGATTATGTGCATCCAACCACTGCAACATAAACATTCCGATACTAGCAGTCGGAGAATCGATATGACCAACATCTTGGATGATTTCGGGACGAACGAATTCGAAGATGTAGTGCGTACCTTTGGTACCATCTTTGGTATCTTTTCCAGTATATTCGATAAAGAATCGCTCTTTTGAACTAGAGGAAGTTTTCATTACTTTAGCCAATTCAACGGCGATTGGATTTTCGTGACCGCAATGCTCACATTCGAAATTTAGCGGAGCTACCACTTCGAGGTCTTGCATAGCGTTCAGCAAAACATAGATTTGTTCCGGTTGGGATAATCTCTTGCCTTCTTCTCCGAAGACTTTAGCAATCAAAGATTCTTCCGTAAACGGTTCATTACCTTTAGAAATGAAAAATCCAAGGTCCAATTCAAATTTCGGTAACTGAAACACTACATCTGGTGGTAATTTTGTTTCTTTTGGGGCATTTGCGTCCTCATTTACCGGAGCGGTGGAGTTGGTCGCGGTTGTTGCTTTAGCGAAATCTCCAAGTCTTGCAGGTTTTGCCATTTTATATCTCCTTAATGATACGGTTTAACTAAATTCAAAGTAAGTAACATATTAGGACCAGCAATACTTAATTTTGAGCTCCAAATTAGGAACAATCCAGATTGCCAGAAATCCCCTTGAGCTGGTAGATTTGGATCTTCTACTCGAGCATTCTCAAAATAACTTACCGGTAACGCAGTCATCGGAACCACCGCTTTTGCTGATCCAGGAATTACAATAGTAATAGGAACTAACTTAATCTTAGTCGCATAACTTTGTTGCATACGATAGTACATGTATCTAGGATGCGTAATATTTTGGGTGACCAAGTTCCACGGAGCTCCGTATTCTGCGCTTGGAGTTTCATTTTGTTTAATCAAACCATCCGATACCGGATATGGGTTAATCACCGCAGCATCAAAATAAACACCAGGATACGTTTCCGCCTTGGTTAATCCGATGTCGTTAGGATCTACCGCTTCCCCGGAAGTTTCGGTCCATTTGAAAGGTTTCTTCACTGCAGTATAATACGTATGCTCTTTCTTAGCTTCTGTACTTAAATCCGGGTTAATTTCCCCCGCAAATTCTTGTATTTTCCAAGGTAGGTCACTATCAATTTGTTTACCAAAGGTAAAGGTATGTTGCTGCCAACCTTTATTGGTGTTGTCAAATTTTGCGTAGATATTATCTTGCACGTAATCCGGATAGTTTTGACTAATTGCATCCAAGTGAACAATATCACTCCAGTTAACCGCTACAATACCACCGTCTTGAGGATTGGCATACAACAAGAAATTGTCTTTTGCCAGTTCTTCAACTAGGTAACTCAAAGTTGGGCCATTGATTGGAGTACAAAAGTTCTCCCAGAATACTCCGCGCTCGCTAGTAGGAACCCCAGAATAAGCTTTGAATGGAATGTTATGTGCCTTGAAGAACTCTTCCGTAATTTCCAAGATAGTTTTCTTCTCAAAACACTTCCACCAAATCACTTTATGTAAATGAACCCAATGCTCTTTATCAAAACCTAAGGTTACCATTGTAGTCTTCTTACCGTGCTGGTGTGTCATTGAGGTGATTACTCCCGTATACGGGCGCTCTCCCGATTTGAAATCCTGCAACATAAACACAATCTTTTTACCTACCGGATTGAATTGCATCCCGGTAGCATCCAAGGTTCGGAAAGCTTGTGAGGTAATGGTAATCTGCCCAGGTTCCCCAAGAATTCCGACCCCGGAAAATAGGGAAGTTTGGATGATGTGGTCGACTATGATTGGTTTATCATTAATTTCGACCCCAAAGAAATCCGCCTTCCCGTGTAATGTTTGAACAATTGACATCTAATATGCCCCTTTAATAAGAGAATTAATTATATGTAATGTTGGATTTCTTAACAAAGATTTCTACGATGTCATTGTTAGTAGGAATATTCGCGTAAGCGAAACCATCCTTACGCCATGTACAAGAAAGATATTCGCTTGGGGTGATGATAAAACCATCGTAACGATATTCCGCATTTTCCAAAACTCGGGAAATCACCGCAATTCGACCATCGCGAAGTTTTACCAAATCGAAAGGCTTACGATCATTCCAATACCAAGTATCGTACGGGACCGAAACAAAATCTAAACGTTCTGGTTCTTTATGCAACAAACGATCTTTCAAATTATAATATGTCCAATCCGGGTAACCATCTTCACTGTAATTAGTAATCACATTGTTGGCTGGATCTAACACAAAGATTCCGTTTTGCGCAATATCCACCACCATTGCGTCCCGCAATTCATCTTTCTCGGTGTTGTAGATTGGATAGATTTGAAATTTTATGTATTCTTTAGTTTCGAGTGTTTCGTGTGTTTCGTGTGTTTCGATGTTTTCAGTTAGTTCGGTCATAAAGTGCTCCTGTTCTTACGACTAATAGATATTTTTAATTAGATGTATTATAATATACTTCATTACATTAATCAACTTACAATTTATAGGAGTAAGAAATGCCATCAAGTACTAATTCTAACGTAGCGGCAAACACCGGAAATACTAATACCGGAAACACCAATTCCGGAAACGCAGGGGGCAAAGCCGATAAGCCGGTAATGGATGATAAAGTCAAAGAAGCTTTCGAATTTGCCGCTAAAGAACTCGGAATGAAAATCAAATTTGAAGGGGTTTACGTAGTCATCGATTCCGAATGCCCTCCAGGAACGGAAGATCAACTCAAAAAAGCCGAGGAAGAGTGTAAGGAAGCTGAGGAGGCTACCGGAAACTCTTAAACTATCACACCAACAAACTTAAAATCTCCAAAATCTTCGCTTATGCGATAACTTGGAGATTTTTTTTTTATTTTGAAACGTTAAAGTTTCGGTAACCAAAACTCATCAACTCTATTTTCAAAAGTTTTCGAGCATAAAAAAAATCTCCAAAATTTCGCATTCGCGATAAATTGGAGATTGTTTTATTATAATAAAGTACTATTTTTTTTTACTTCTTTACTTATCACATAACCAACGTTTAGCGGCTACCGCGGCCATATCGTAATAACTGTTACCAGTAACTCCGTTGCCATCCACATTGGTTAATTTCTTAGATCCAGCAGGACCTAATAAGTGCGCCGCGGCGACTGCACCAAATTTATCCTTGATGTCTTTTGCTCCGGTATATCGACTACCTAATTGTCTAATTTGACTGTTAGTATAAGCAGCCCAAGCATTGTGCTGCAATTGGCGATCTGCCAGGAATTTCGATTTCGATAAGCCGTTATTCCAGTTTGCAGGGTTTTCTAAACCTCTGTTGCTAGTACCTCGTTTTACCAACCCAGCTTCAACCAACGCAGCAGCGCCCATTTGGAACTCACCCAAATATCCGTCCGGATTGACCACTGAAACACGGAAATCACTTTCAGAGGAGGCCATAATCTTCGCTAAAGCGGTAGTTTGTTGCATGTTCATACCGGTTATGGTTGGTCCTAGATAAGTCCATCCTGGTTTATTCTCTGCTTGTTTGATTTTACGCATACCACGAGCATCTGCTCCTTTAGCATTAGGGTCGCACGCATCATCAACTTTGTTACCTTGAGTTTCATCATTAGGAGCATTAGCCTCTTCACAATTTCCATCATGCGGAACTGCTTGAACCCCAAGACCACAAACCATTTGAATAGGAACTTCTTTGCCGGAAGCTTTCAAACATTGGTAACGCTCCGGAGACATCTTAGTTTCACAAACTTTAAAAGGTTCTTTGGTACCGTTACGGTCGATATAGATGTTTTTAGCTTCATCTACCAACTTGGCCATTTCCTCTTCTAAAGTGCTAAGATCGTTTTGTGGAGGTAAGTCTTTATTACAAGAAGTATTACCTTTATCATCCGTTTGAGGCTTACACTCTTTATTCTTCTTGTTTTGGGAATTGAAAGTACCGTTAAAACGAGAACCTGGGCTACTACAATAACATAAGTTAGGGGCGAATACCCCTTGAGCAGTAAGATGACCGTTTACGGTAACATTACTATCAATGATAGTTTCGCATTTGTCTAAAGTGATTTTAGCACAACCGGAAGATAAGACAAGTTTGCCATCACATTCCATTACGATTTCAGGACCGCAAGGGGTACCCAAACGGATTCTTCGGTTAGCATCATCTAAGTGAAGTTCGAAGCCATTCGGTGTTTTGATATGAACTTGAGGATTCGCGTCATCCATTTTGAATGAGTTACCCGCTGGGGTGTTGAACATCCAAACTTTTCCGTAGTTATCCCCTTTGGCGTCCGGATTGAAATCGCTGTTTTCAGGACTTACATCTCCTGGACTATCGGTATCGTGCCCCACGAAGACTCCAACGATTACAGGGCACTGGATATCTTGCTGTTCAAATTGAACCCAGACCGTTGTGCCTACTTGAAGAACGCCAGAATAACCAACACCTTTGTGGAGACCAAACATGGTCGATCCCGCAGTCTCTGCCCACGGCAGATTATCGTCAGCTTCTTGGTGCATGCCCCAAACATAAACTCTACATCTCCCTCGTTGCATAGGGTCTTGGTTATCTATAACCGTACCTCTTAATAATGACATTTATGCTCCTTACACTGGATACCAGTGATTAAAATTGCCAAATTGAAATAATTCATCTTTCTTAGATTTAAATATTGATTTGAAACCAAATCGAACTTTACATTCTCGAGTGATATCAAGTTTCTTCTGAAGACCTAAATGATAAAGTATAACATCCTTAACTAATTGAATATTGTCCACTACTTCATTCTCGGTAAACATCAATAACTTCAATCCATTCTCTTCACATCTTTCAAATTTAAATCTATGATAATCTTTACCGCACCCATTCTCGCTATCGTGGGTAAACATACCATTTACCTCAATAGCAATTCCATATTCATCCAGGATGAAATCCAGTTCGCGCTTCGCGTTAGTTTCCGGATGTCTCATAAATTCAGGGCGATTGTTTGTAGAAAATTTCAAATCCAACGATTCCAATAGGGACGCCACTATCGTCTCTGGGCTTGATGGGCCGCGAGGGTCGATGAGATTATAATTGTTTAAATGAAGATACAATCCGCGGTCGCGAAAGTTTGCCATTATGAAATTTCGTAAAGCCTCCGAATCACCCTCTAATCTCTTACGTTCGTTATAACGCCAAATTGCAATATTATCATCCAAATCCCCAATGCCAGTTAGGGATTGAAGGCATCCGGCATTCTCTACCCCATAACGTTCCACGCACGTCTGCTTTATCCGTTCATTTATAATTGGAGACGCAAACCCAATCCCGCCGTATCTCTCAACTAGCACTTCACGAATTCTTTGCTGGGTTTCTGGCGACTTAAATACGTTATCTACTCCATATCTCTCCATTAAAGTTTTCATCGCTTTCTCGCGGCCTTCTACAGTAGCCAAGAAACACACCGCTCCGTATCTTTCAATGCACGTAGCTGCCACTTTGGCTCTAACTTCTGGTGATTGGCTCGACCACTCACACCCATATGTTTTTAAGCAAGTTTCCTTTGAGGATCGGATCATGTCATCCCTATAGAGTACGCCAATCTTTAATTCTTTCGGCAGTCGACATCCGTTTATTTTCTGATAGGTTCTGCAGATTGAAGTTCGAAGCGCTTCCGCGTTTTTAAGGCCAAGCAATTGATAAAAATCGGCAGGGTAAAGTTTACCGCTGATATAAAGATCCAACAGCTCGCTCATAATATCCATATCGAACGGTCGTGTGTATTTGAAGTGAAACTTTTCGCGGGGAATTAACTTCCCGGTGACGAGATCCAAGATATTATCAGACTCTTTCGCTCCCTTTAAGACATCCAATAATGACATTCTAAAATAACTCCTAATTTAAACAAAACTCAATGTTTAATATTTAATTTGATTTTATAACAAACATCTTAAAAAAAAAAAATTTTCAGAGTTGCAAAGTTTTGGTCACCGAAACTCTCAAAGTTCAAAATAAAAAAAATCTCGAAATCTTCGAAACTTACCCTGTAGGGTATAATCGAAATTTTCGAGATTTTATTAGTGATTAGATGTTGTTTATTATAATAAAACATACAATAAAAATATTCGAATGCTCACTTGCAGTGAAGTTTCGAAAACTTTTTTAACCCTCAAAGTTTTGGTTACCAAAACTCTCAAAGTTCAAAATAAAAAAAGCGAGAATACCAGACTCCAACAAAGTTGGAATCATAATGGTAATTCTCGCAATACTCAGGAGGTATTCTTTTTTCGCTGTTTAGATAACGTTATACTGGTTAGACGTCATCTGGAATTTCTTTAACTTGTAAGAAGTCTCTTACCGGATCGTAAGTGATTTCATCCCCATCGATTTTCTCTAATCGAACTAATCGATTCCATCGAGCAATTCGCATAGCCGGAGTCATCCAATCGTTTCGACGATCGTCGGTATCTGGGAGATATAATTGGTCACAAACAATTTTGTTCTCTAAATAATCTTCCGCTCTGGCTCCAAGTTTAATCAATTCATCAATTTGCGGTTTGGTCAAATTATCGAATTTCTTAACCCAGTTGGCATCCGGAAGTGGTAACAGACCTTTACGGGCTTGTTTTACAATGAACGCCGCATCTTCCATTTTCTTAACTTGATTCAATCCGTGTTTAACCAATTCATCAAAGTCAAAAGTTACCGGAACATCTGTAGGTTCATAATCTAAATGCCATTGGTGTTCTTTCAATGTCGGATCAAACAATTCTTCTTCTCGTCGTTTAGCTTCAAATTCTTCACGACGTTTATGGAATTCTTCACCAAAGACTTCTTTATGTTGAGCTCTGTTAGCTGGTTGTAATTCATTACTGAACATCGCTAAATCTTCCAAACCGGCTTTTCTTCGCGCATCGCGAATTTTCTTTTGCTCTTCCAATTTGATGAACTCTTCTTCTGCTCGCGGAGCTCCAAAGCTGGCGAAAACGGCTTGCTGCTCGATCATATTGTCTAAATGACCACGACCAGTTTGTTTATCGTGTTCATAACGAGCATCGAATTTTTTAGTCATATTATTCAACAAAGTTTGTTGACGTTGTTCGCGATCCTTTCCAACTTCTTTGGTTTCTTCTTGAGCTCGCTCTAATTTTTCCAAAGCTTCGGTCAATTTTGAAGAACCTAAAGCCCATTGACGCATAACACCCTCAACCCAACGATCTTCTTGAGTTTTCTTCTGATATTGTTGACGCCATTTGATAGCTTTCTTAAACAAACCAACTTCTAAACCTTGATCTTTGAATTCCAATTCCAGTTCTTTTTGCTCAGTTTTGAGTTGTTGCATTCTTGTTTGAATGTTCATCCAGCGCTCCGCAAACTCATCAAAAGATTGTTTAGCTTCGCGCTCTTGTTCGAGAACTTGACTTACCGTTTGGCCTTCTTCATTAACTCCAAATTCGTTAAAAGTAGTCATAGCGTGCTGACTTGGAATTTTGTTACCAAGATCATCGATAGTGTAGAATGGTTGATCAAATTGAGAACTGTTGATCTCTACAGATGGGGCTTTGCCGTGTGTAAACACCAAATCTTCTAATTCGCGAGCTTCCGGGTCTTTTGCCAGTTGCTCTTCGCTAAAGAAAGTATTCTTAGTATGAAGGTCATGTACCGGAACTACTTTAGGTTTTAGTAATTCCGGATCTTTAACATTTGGTAAGTCCAAATCCTGTAAGTCTTGAAGGTCGGTCATAATTCTGTTACTCCTAAATTCTCGAAAGTTTACGTTTTAGCGTATATCTTCGTTACGTTATAATTTTGATTTGATGTAAATTTTTGCTTGAATGGATGATTTGATATTATAACTAAATTCATCCAAATTTCCTAATTTGATAACATCATTATAATCCTTGATTCCGGAAAGGTCAACATTTTTTGATAAAATTTCTAGTACTTTCCAATGTTGAGTTCTTGGATTGTTTAGATGAGCTAACATCCCTTTGTAACCGGCAGAATCGCGGTCAAAACACATTACCACTTCGAAATCTTTCAAAGCTTCTTGCATTTCCGCTGACGCGGCGATTCCTAAGCAAGCCCCAACATTTTTGAAACCAAAGAGTTCTCTTAAACTCAACGCATCGAAAATACTTTCTGCGATGTAAACCGGTTCATCCTCACCCGGTTCTGCTCGGATATCCAACCAAAACTTTTGAACGGTGTCATCTACCAACCAAATAAAGAATCTTTTCTCTTGCAAAAAACGAATCCAAACTCCTTGCAATACCCCATTTCGATTACGCATTGGAATTACAATAGAATCTGGAACCTGATATTCCTTACCTCGATAATTGAACGATCCTTCGAAGTCATAAGCTTCCAAATCCACCGACAATCCACGAGATTTCAGATATTCTCCAGCAGGAGAGTTTTCGGTTACGCGATTTTGCAACAAAGGACTAAACTTTGATCTTTGAATCATTAACCGAAGGTTATGTTTGAACTCTGCTAATTTTTGACTGATATCCATTATTTGATTAACCCCAATTTACGGAAATGCTCCAACGTTTTGTGAAAGGTATCTTCCAATTGGGTTGTTTTGGTAATATCGATACCTTCTTCGTATTCTTGCATTAACCAAAAGAATGCACCATATTGAGATTCGTCCATTTTGGATGGTTTAACATCTAAAGCGATCTCTGCTAAAACAAACTCTTCATCTAAAATGGGCTCGTACACGAACATGGTTACCACACCGCGATCTTCACTTAAACATAATTCCGCATCATGCGTTACACGCAAAATTCCGTGGTTCCAATGAACATCTAAAGTTCTAACCCCTTCCGGTTTGTAAGTAGTGATATTTGAATAAGCCATTTTGAATCTCCTGCGATTTATGTGATAATATTATCTCTTTATCTTATGGGATGTATTATATTAGAACTAAAACATAAAATCAACCCCTTTAAAAAAAATTTTTTTTTTGAACGTGTAAAGTTTTGGTTACCAAAACTTGAAAGTTTCAATTTCAAAGTTTTTTTGGAGCATAAAAAAAAAAATCTCCACCGAAGTGGAGATTGTTTAATGATGCAATGTAAATTTTTAACTTTCTAAATTAGATGCTATCTAATAAGCTATCTAAATCGTTAGATTGTTCCTTGTGAAGAATTTGAGCTTCGGTTAAACCGGTAGCGTCAACCACTTCTGCAGATTTTGCGCTTTGCGCAGTCGCCGGAGTATCACGGAACATTACGTAATTTAACTTCTCTTGCAATTCTTCATAAGATTTGTAAGCTTCTGGTTTTAAGAAGTCATCTAAAGGATAGCAATTTTCCTTGATAAAGGTAACCGCTTCTTCTTTAGAATCAAACACGGAAGTCACGGCATCCACTACGGAAGATTTTTCATAAGTAATGAAACCGGTAGCTGCTTTGCTTGAAACCAATTTGAAGTTGTGACCTTGTAAAGGATTGAATAAAGCTTTTGGTTCTGCCCCTAATGCGCGGTCCGCGTCTGATGGGAACATCGCGTTTTCTAACATCAATTTTAAGCTTTGTGATAAGTCCAGTAAGAAAACTTTACCCTCATTAGCCGGTTCTGCCGGATCTTTGATCACGAGAATGTTCGTATAGAAACGCGTTTGACGCGCGAATTGACGAGCTTCTTCTTTCTTACCTGCTTGCCATAAGTCAGCCCACATTTTGTGGAATGGATCTGGTTGGTTAATATTTTGCGGAGATAACTCAGAAACCCAACGACGTTCCGCGCCTTTCTGACCATTACAATTTATACGGTACAGTTGTTGTAAAAGTTTCATATTCGGATCTGGTAAGAATCGGATGATCGCAGCACCATTACCATTTTCGTCGCGTTTGAGTTTATAGAAACGATCATCACCAAAATCTGATTTCTTTTCACCGAAAGCTTGTTCTTGTGATGATGCTAATTTGTCAAAATCGAATGATTGAATGTCCATAGAATTTTCCTCTTATTGGATTAATTGAAAATTGAATTGTTTGCGTAATTGAATTTGTTAAATTGAATTACATTAATAATATTAAAATCACTTTAAAAATTTGTCTACTAAAATTTACTAAAAATTTTAAAATGCTACGAATCATCCGATGGTTCCGCAATCGCGGAGGTCTCGGATTATCGTAGTATTTATCTACACTGAACCTCTAGGCGCTCAGCAACCCTCAGTACAGTGAAGGTACTCACAGAGCTCCAAGAATTTGGAGTTGTGTTTATAAACAGGATTCCAAAATCTGGATTTTTCAATCCACTCTTTCGGTAACTTATCCTTTGAGTTATTATAATCGCTAACCGGAATACCTTCAAACATTTTGTTAAAAATATTCAGTTTTTGACTCAAACCAAAGTTTGCCTGTCTTACTAGATCTTCCATACAAAGTTCATAACCTTCTAATCTCTTCGTTATGCGATAGAATTTCTCAAAGTTTAAGAATGAATCGATATCTTTAAGATCTATCGAATCTCTTACTTTTTGAGATTTCTCCCCAAACACTTCAAGTTTTTGCGTCTCCGCAAATTCCTTGATATTTTGGTAATTGGTTAAACTTAGATTACATTTCGTTTTCGAGTTGATCGAGGTAACCGAATTGAAGTTCAGGCTGCATAGTCTCGCAAAAGTTTTGCTACTATCAATGTTCCAAAGCTTACGATGATATTTCAAAATCGCTAAGAATCTCCCAACCGGAGATAATGAGCGATCGCCATCCTCATTGAATACTACTCCACTGATAGTATCGTTGCCTTGTAAAATATTGAACTTCTCTTCTTCCAAACTAGGTACGAAGTTTTTGGTTACTCGTTTGATAAAACATTCAATGCTTCCAGAATTTCGACTGCGTCGAATCATTTGAATGCTTTGAATAACCGGAATGACGTTACCCGGGTCATAATGATAATGAGATCCTCTTAGACCCATTACATTCACCCCAACGCTTACGCTAGGGCTATACACAATAGCTCCGAGTTTTGCCAGCTTGTAATCTTCTAAAATCTGGTTTCTTACTTCCATCGTGGTTCCCGAGTTGATCAAACCTACCGTTACCCCTGCGGATTCTAAGAAATGCTTAATACTTAAACCAGCCGAAACACTAACGCAGCTTACTACTAAACCACCAGCCCTATTGTTTATGATAGATTGCAAGAATGAGCTAACATCTTTATGAATGATTACATTCGTTGGATCTTTAGTTTCGTTACTTACCCAAATTACATTTTTGAATTTTGTTGGAATTAAATCTAACGCTATTTTTTCCATAAACGCATCACAAATCATCATACTCCGAGATTTGTTCATCAACGCTAACATCTTGGATAAGTTATGTTCACGGTTGCTTGCAATACTGGAAGTAATGTGTTCACACAAAGTCATAAACTCGTCAATGATGATAGTATCGAAGTGGTTCACTTTAGTGTCGATTTTGTATAAACTATCAAATTGACAGATGAATAATCTCGTATTGTTTTCTAACTTATGTTTATTATAAACCCTGACTCCATCTTCTTTGAAACGCTCATAGAATTCATCCGCTAACGAAACTCGAGGAGTAATAATCAGGCAAGAATTTGACTTATTCATAAAATCTCGAATTACTCGAGTTTTTCCGGAACCCATTGGAGATCTAAGAACCAAACAACCCTCGTTACTAATACAAGAATTAATCTCTTGGTTCAAATTCGCAGAATCCAAAGACCCAAGCTCTACGCTTTTGTTTTCATAGATGCGTTCTTTATTACCCCAATCTAATAATTCTTTAACTGGAATGCTAGATCTGAAATTTTCGATTTTGTATCGACGTTTGAATTCTTTTTGAATATCTACTCGCTCACCGGTAATTACATTAGTAATTTGAAATGGATTGCTATCAAAGAATACAAAATCTCCCATCTGCTCGTTTACGAGAATTACGGATTCCTTGTATTCATCTCTTACCTCAAAACCAAGCTCTTTGAATAATCCTAAACAAACCTGACGAATATCCGGAGTGAACTGCCAGCACATCGCATCTTTGAATTCGTCTAAATTGAACAAAAATCCATCTTCATTACAGGTTAAGATTCCGTTATGACCGCTTGCTGTAATCTGGGCTTTTCGGTAGAGACTCGTATTGATCTTAGCCAGCTTCGGATCTAATAGTTTTGCTAATTTTTTAGTGTCCTGCAAAATTTTAGATCTTGTTGAGCTAGGTATGCAAAGCACAATTCTAAAATTAAAACTAAACAAATCATCCGAAGATTTTGTCTTAAAAGACACATGTCGGAATGGTTTGAATCTTTGCAAAATCAAATCTCTCGAATCTTTATCCTGCACATCATTAAAATCCAAGATCATATACTCGCTAGAGTCGGCGATATGACGTTCTAAAAATGCGGATTTTCTCGAAGATTGTTTTGAACATCTTAATGGAAAGTTTAAGATATAGTACTTTTTGAAGAGCCCTGCTACCTCCCGCATCCCGAAGATTTCTTTGTTTTCAAATTCGAAGATCTTCGGATCTTCCAACGTACTGGTTGGAAACTTGGTATTGGAGGTGGCGGAGTGTACAATAGTGAAAATCATAGAAAGTATCGCTCCTTAATAACAATGTAAGTATTTTAATATAATAATGTATAGATTTCAATAAAATGTGGTAGGATTCTATAAATAATTATACGCGTAAAAACTAAGGAAACATTATAATGGCAACTGAAAACACCGAAAAAGTGGAAAACACCGCGGTAGCGGAAACTCCAGCGACTCCAGCGACTACTGCAGTTCGAACTTTCGAAGTTCCTGGAGACTTCGTCATCGAAGACATCTACACTAAACCACAAGACAAAAATGAAAAATTGATCAATGATGTTGGCCAACTCATCTTTGAAACTTTTGGTAAACGAAAAGAAGAAAAGAAAGAGAAACCGGCCAAGATCTTAAAATCGGATGATCAAATCGATTTGAGATTGGCTCAACTTGGAATCGACAACAATTTCAAAATGTGTAAAGACAAAGATGGTAAGTTAAGTTACCGCTCTCATACTTTCCATATTAGTTGTAAAACTGAGTAAAAAAATTTCATTACTTTAGAGTTTCGGTCACCGAAACTTGAAAGGTTCAAAAAAAAAAATCTCGAAAATTTACACTTCGGTGTAGTCTTCGAGATTTTTTATTATGATTTGTTTATATTACAACACTCATCTCTTACAATTTGACGCTATCGTTCTTAAACAAAGAATCAAACCAATTTCCAGAAGGTAACAAAGAATCTAAGTCATCCAAACCGGAAAGATCTAAATCTGGTAACTTCAAATCCATATCTTCATCGATAGGATTTTGATCTTTGAGTTTACTCAAGTCTAAAGATTGTTCCACTTTGTCTAAGTCGTTATTGTTTGGTTTAACATCAAAAGATTTGAACATTTCGTTAATCGAAGATCTCAAATTTTGAATGCCTTTGCGGGATAATTCTTCCATCGTCGATCTCCTTAGTTACCCAAAATTGAACCTAACGCCGCGGCACCGTTCTTATCCGCTTTCTCTTGGGCTTTCTTAGCTTCTTCCGCTTTCTTAACCTCTTCGGCTTTCTTACGATAAGATTCCGCGTCTTTCTTAGCGGCTTCCGCTTCTTTAGCTAATTTTTGAGCTTTGTTATACTCTTCTTCGACTTTCTTACGGGCTTGGTCCTTCTGCTCTTTAGTTAAAGTTTTAGAAGCTTCCACTTCTTTGAGTTTCTCTTTGAGCTCTTTAACTTTTTCTTGTTGCTCTTTGGCTTCCTTGGCTTTGGTTCTCGCGGTACCGCGGGCTTTCTCTTCTTCCGGTGAAATCGAGCCAACCGCGGATTCCAACCAATCGGTTACCCCGCCTAAAGTATCCCCCAAAGTTTCCATTGCATAATCAGTTACTTTGCTTACGTATTCTCCGACCACTTCGCTTGCGGCATCGATTACCGTTGCGGTAGCTCCGGCTAACGCGGCATCTTTCATTCGGTCACCAAGATTATCGAAGTTTCCGGTAGCAATAGAATCCACTAATACACTACCGGCAGAGTTCACGGCATTACTTACGGTATCCGCGACTAAGTTACCGGTATAATCTCCAAAGATCCCGCCTACGGCGCCACCTAGGTTGTTGCCAATAGCACTTGAAAGACCACCGATAGCCCCGCCAGCAATTCCCGCTACGGCGCCTAGCGCACTATTTGAAAGACCGCCTAGCGCCCCTAATGGATTAGACCCCAAGCCGCCGAATTTACCAGGGAATACACTTCCTAAGCTTCCGCCTAAACCGCCAGAACTGCCACCTAATTTCGGAATACTCGCGGTCGCGATACTTGGACTATTACGAAGTTTACCGCCTTGTAGTCTTAACGACTCATCATAAACCTTGTAAACTTCCGCATTTGGAGCTTTTGCCTCTTCGAAAGTAATCTCAATATCAAATTTCTTCGGAGTACCGGAAAGGTGGACTTCCCCATTCTCCATAAAGGTAACGTTGATTGTTTTAATTACTAGATTATTATACAATAATTGAGATTGAACTAACGGATTACTAAATTGAATTTGCCAATAGTGTGGAGATAAAAGTTCTACTTCACTAACAGATTCTGGTAAACTAAATTCTTTGATTCGGGCGCATAGCGCAAGACCGTTCATAGCATCTTCATGATTTTCCGGGATGACTGTCCATCTTAACGTAAAGCTTCTTGGATTCACCCCTTGGAAATTCTGCCAGAATCCAGGATCGTTGATGATTTGTCTACGACCGTTGATCGCGGCGGCTTCCCTTGCGTAATCCATCAAAGGGCCTTGCAATTGCATCATTTTCTTAGATGGGCGAGTTACCATACCGCCAGCTACGGAACCCATAGCGGCTTGATGCATACTGTTGTCTCCCAATACGGTTCCTGCGATTACGTTAGAACCTAAAACGGAAGCATCTACCAAATCTCCGACAAATCGTCCGGCAGTCTTAGCTCCGTTAACTACGGCTTCCCCTCCAGGAACCGAGCTAGCCAAAGCATCTACGGCTTTCGTAGCAAATTCTTTGGTGTCACCAATATAACCTTGGATTGAATCGTTAAAAGTCCCGCCATTTTTGAGATAGGAAGCCCAACTAGACCCAGCCTGATACGCTGCCCCGACAATTTGTTGGTTAAAGCCCGAAGGCGAAGAGTTCCAGTCGATTTGAGTAGTTTCTCCAATCCCTAAAGGCATCGGAAGAATGGCGGTGAATGCAAGTTTAGTACCTGGGATTTTTCTAAATCTTCGGTTGTTTGCGCGGGCATTCGCTAAATACGCGGACGCGTCACCATTGAAAGTTTGCGCGCGTTTCTTAGCTTTGGTATTCTTTTGCTTATACTCTAAAGTTTGATCTACGCTTCCAGCGATATCTTTCAGGCTATAATCATTCGCAAAAGCCATCAACATCACATAACCGGCACGGTACGTGCGATTGTTTTGATGGGGAAAAACTAAGATATCTTTTACCGGATCAACCGCAATAGTAATATCCTCACCAGCTTCCTTTTTAGGATCGGCGATCTTTTGAATGTTGATTGCGGTATTCGCTACAGATCCAGCGACGCCACCAGCCCCTCCGGTAGGATTAACGGCGGTACTTGCTACAGATCCAGCTACTGCACCCAATCCCGGTGCTGGTGTCGGGGCTAATCCCATCTAATTCTCCTTGTTATCTCGCGCGTCTAAATTGGGTGTTATTTGGGTAACCAAAACCGGTAAATCCTTCCACCCCTAATGTAAATGTGGTTCGTTTAGTATACAAATCTTCCCCAGGACCATCTTGTGAATTTTCCTCAAAATACGGGGATTGTTCTAAACGGCCTTCTTCGTCTAATCTATAGTTATATGTAATATCGATATCGATAGCATTTGCTTGACCGTCTTGGTTTGCCTTGATATCAATATTTTCAATTTCCACCGCCGGTGGAAGGTTGACATCTAATTGATTTGCGATGTGATTTCGGATGGCTACGATGGTTACCCAATCCAACTGCTCAAAAATGAACGAAGTCAAATTCACCCCGAAATCGGGAGCATGTCTCAAAGATCCTAGTTGAGTACATAATACATTTTTGATCATATTATGAACGATACTCGGCCCAGCGATAGAATCTTGGTCGTTGATAAAATCTTTGTTAAATTGGTAAGTTTTTCGTCTTGCATCATATTCTTCGAAAATGGAGCGATCGCTCAAAATTCGAATATCTCGAACCGTTAAACAACTTTGGGGTATCTGAGGATTATACAAATTCGCGTTATCCAATGTTCCGGTAACTCGAGAATTTAATGTGTTAAAAGTGTTATTAATATTATCTAAAGCATTATGATTCATTTATTGCTCCTGCGCTTAGCCTTGTGGGTACGGCTAATTTCATTAGCCTTGGTAACCACCAGCGGCTTTATTACCATTCAATGTAATAGCTCGGTTAGGATCTGTATCTCCAATATTCATATTGACTTCAGTTACGGATTGAGCTACTCCAGATACCATTCCGGAAACTCCAGAAATTACCGTTTTATCCATCATTGACGAAATCTTCACCGCTTCCGCGACCGCGGACTCTTTGACAATTCGTAATTCTTCTGATTTTCGGTTAACGATACTAGTGCTAGAATTTACCATTGGAGAAACCGGAGAACCCAAAGCATTTATAGCTTCTTGTACCGTCATTTCCCCTTTCATAATTTTATCGTTGTAGTAACTAAAACTTTTATGATTGTGATATTCGTTATAGAATCTATCATACATTGGACTCAAAGGATTACCTTTATTATCCAACATTTGAACTTCCCCTACTGTAACCCCAGAGCTATCCGGTTTGGTTAAAGCGCTGTTAGTCATCGACATCAATGGAGAATTTAAAACCCCACCGGCAATCGAGCTCGCCCCAGCCGCCGCGGTAGCGGAATAACTAGAAGAATTCGAAGTATTGTTAGCGTTGGAATCTGTGCTAATTCCGCTTTCAATCAAAGACTCAATATATTGACCAGCACTCTTACCATCTGTGTTTCCTAAAGCTAAACTAATCAATCCACCAGAAGCTTCATCCAATAAGTTAACCCCGAAAGAAGTCAAACTGTCAGATTTCTTCGCGGCGGAATAAGCATCATAAGCCAACAAACCCCAACCGATAATAGGGAAGGCTTTGCTGGCTACTTTACCCAATGCCCCGCTTACCGCTTTGGCGATTCCTTTAGATCCGGTTTTCTCTAACGAAGGAATGATTTTCTTTTTAACACTTTCAATCGCTTCCTTACCTTTTTGTAACCAACCTTTCTCATTGCCTTTAGATTTTGCGGCTTTTTGAACTTGGGATTTAGCATTATTGGAAGCTTGTTTACCTGTCTTGGTTTTAGTATCCGCCTTAGCTTTCGCATCTGCGCTAGCTTTCGATTTTGGCTTAACCGCAGATTGGACTTTTGCTTTGATTTTGCGCCACGCATCTCCTAGCATATCTCCAAGTTTTGCGAGACCTTTCAGAGCAAATTTCGCAATCTTAGATCCCACTTTGAAGATCATCCCGCCGATAAATTTGACCGCTTTGAAAGCCATCTTACCTACCGCAACCCCAACTTTGGCTACTTTTTTGATTAACCAGCCAGCAATCTTAAATGGAATTTTACCAATCCAACCTACTACTTTGAGAACTTTTCCCACAACCGTAGAAATTAAGCCGCCTACTACCCCAGAAATCATAGAGGTGATGCCACCTAAGATCATCGGTAATAGGTTTTTAAGGTTAAGCATATTGCTCATCAAACCTTGCAACATATCAAAGCCGGATTTGGCTTTATCTTTGACGGTAGAGATCGCATTTTTGGTGGCTTGCAAACCTCCAACTAATTTGGATTTTGCTTTACCGATAATTCCGCGTTTCTTAATGCTGGTATCTTGCTCATCAATTAAATCTTCTTGCATACGCTTGATAGATTTAGCGATACGCTCTAAGGTATCGGTTCTGCGGGCATAAAGTTTGATGAATTGTTTAGAAAGAATCTTATCTTGGTGAGAACCTTTAGAACTTCCAGATTTGAGCTCGTCGACGACTTTCGCGGCATCCTTTTCTTCGTACTTTTCCAAGTATGCTTGGAGCTCCGTAAGAGTTTTGTTGATCTCTTTCGGGGAGCTTTTCGAAGTGATTTTGCCTTTAAAGGTGTCGAGTTTTTGAGCCATTGGTTCGTTGAGTTCGTTGAGTTCGGTGTTGAATTACATTAATATTTAATAAAACAAAACCCCGCGATCGCGGAGTTTTGTAGGGTTTGGGATTGACTATTTAATCACACCACAATCCCAGTATTCAAACAAATCTCGATCCTCGATAAATCTTTGATGCTGGTGATCTTCGAATTTTCCGGTAAACCGGCTGGCATCGAATAAACCATAATTCAAAGATTCTTCGATGCTTGAGATTTGGTTGAATTCTAAGAACTCTTTACTAATGTTCAAAGGTTCACCTAGCAGGTGGTGTTTGATAATGTTAATGTAATCGCTTCTAAAGTGGTCTTGTTCATAATCGGTAAACGACAACATCAAAATTCCGCCATCGCGGAAAGCTTTGAATTTTTCGAAGTGCCATTCCGGTGTTTTCGGGTCATCATACGGATGTTTATTAACAGAATGATAACCTAAACCGTTGATCTCAATTCCTAGATTTAGACTTGGTATGTAAGCATCCAGTTCGTAATACTCGTTATTTGCGTTACGAACTTGATGAGCACTCTTAGCTCGATGTATATACTCGATGTTTAGGGTATCTAGAAAATTACACAACTTCACTTCAGTGAGGAATTTGTGCGGGACTCTAGCGCCTAGAAGCGTCGCATATTTCAACATTTGGTGATATGGTAAATCCAACTCAAAAACCGACTCTTTAGGTTTTTCACCTCTAACTATAAGCATTAGCGATTCTAATGTTCCACCTTTAATAGTAGGGCCTTCATACGTAAACGGGTTACCAAAGTCATATTTTAACGCTCTTGTTTCGTTGATATTTGCTCTTACTTCTGGAAGCGATAGCACGCAAGGTACACCGTAGTTTTCAATATTCGAAAGTTTAACCGCTTTTCTATTCTTAGAAAGAAGCGTGGGTGAAAAGTTAGCGTTAATCACTCCATATCGTTTCTTCATGGTGAATTCTATCTTACTTCGAATATATTCACTCCCAAAACCAATTCCACCATAACGATATGTCATAGTTTCAATCATCTTAGCGGTCGCTTTTACTCTAAATTCCTCGATGCGCATTGGATGATCAGCGCCATATCGCTTGAGTAGCGTTTGACGATATTTCTCGCGAACTTCTGGTATAAGCATATTGTGCGTTACGCCATATCTCGCTAATAATGTAGCCACCACTTTATCTTTGAATTCCCGGAGCATCATAGGGTGCTCAACCCCATATCTTTTAAGATTAGTTTGTTTGCGCTTTTCATGGGATTCCGCGGTAAATTTAGGTTTAGGTCGATTAGGGAGCTTAGAGTTATGATCCACCCCGATACGTTCAATAAACGTTTTCTTCGTCTGCTCGTTTATTTCAACCCGATATACTTGCTTAGCTTCCATGTAACTTAAAGTTTTAAACCCTTTCAATCTGAAAAGCTCATCAACCAGGCGCGTTGCGCTTATCATGAAGATTTCACAATATTTTCTAGGATACATTAAACCGTTTAGGTAGAGGTTATTAATTTGAGATATAAGATCGAGATTATACTTTCCTTTGTTTGGTATCCCCAAACCATAATCTCCAGATTTTAGCGAAATCTAACAAGTCTTTCGTAATTGGGATGTTCTCCGTCAGGAGATTTCCCGATTCTTTTAACATTGTTTGCTCCATAAAAAAAAAATCCATACTATAGTATAGTAGTATGGATCTTTAGAAACTTCAACCTTTTTCGCGTTACGCGATGAAGTTACCCGTACGAGTATTATATTGAAGGGGCTTATCTAAATCGGCGTCGCCGATTGTAAAATCAGTGTAAGCGAACGTGACTGATGTTCGGGTGATGGTATCTTGTTGATCATCTCCGATAGAAATTTCCGCTATCTCTTGGGGGAAGACTCCATGAAACGTATATCGAACAGTTTCGTTCATCGCGGAATCCAACTGACTCACTGCCATATTGGTCATAACCTCAATTGGCATACCAGAGTGCATGTTATCCTGGAAATGATCCATCGCGCGAAGCCATTCCATGATCGCACGTCTTAAGTTGTGTTCTTCTGTGTTGTAGAATTCTACCGTAAACTGATTGCTAAAACTTGTGTCTCCGGGTAATACTAACTTACGCCCTTGGTTGAATGTCTCGATCACACCAATTGATTTCCCTGGAAAACTCGCCATAATAGCCAAAGTATCAAAAGTTTGAATATCTGCCGTTTTCGGCACGGCATTCGGAATATTAAAATGCACGCGATATTTGTTGGCGCGAGCTCCTGGACCGAGAGCTTGCTTTAACTCTAAAATTTTACCCATTGTGGTTATCCTTTAATTTGCAAATTAAGATAATTGTATTATGAGTATTTATAATAGAATTGAAACTTCGATTTCTTGCAAATCTACGCTTTAGCGTTAACCTTGTAGAACTTCAATTTTTGGCAAACCTTCCGGAATGTTAATTCTCTCAACATACAAATTGTTCGCTTTCGCGAAATCTTGTACAGCTTTGTTTTCTACCAGGAATCTCATATCAGTAAACACTATAAGCTTTGAAACTCCCAACGCTTTTTGCGCTTTTTCAATGGCTTGTTTAGCGTAATAATCTTGACCAAATTTAACTTTGTTGGATTCCGCTACATGCACTAGCGCCTCGCGCATAGTCATACCTTCTAATTGATAACCTTGTACTACACAACTTGGAAACTTATAGCCGGTTCGCTTTAGAGAATCAATCATGTGACCTGGAATACCCGCCTCATCAAACGCTTCTCGAAGAGGATCCGCGAAGCGGATGATTTCGATTTCCGGGTTTTTGGTCTTCATTAGGTTAGCCCAAACATCTTTGCCGACTCCATGATCTCCGGATAGCACGATGATTTTACGCTCATCCAAACTTAACTGATTTAAACGAACTCTGAGCTCCCAAGATTCCTTGATGATCGTAGGTAGGTCGTTCATTTTGCTAGCTGGTAAGTAAATTTTGTTCATAACGTTTCCTTAATATCTTCGTATGCTACTAAACGCCAAAGCGATTGAAAATATGCTCACGGCATTTAACCCAACTTTTGATGGCTCGACCCATATCGCACCAAGCATCCCAGCAATAAATTGCTATCGCTGCTAAAGCGAAAGCTTTCGAATCAATGGCAGAAACCCAAGATCCAATTTGCACTTTAATCTCAAAGTTGAACGCTAGGAAAAAAATGGCTACGATGATAGTATCCACCGCTACTGTAAAGGCGAATTTGCCAGTACTTACTTTAAGTAACCAATCTTTATGTTTTAAAACCACTGCTGCGTATTTCGGATCATTCAAAATTCCGCTTCCAGCGTAAAGTTGATAAGCTCGAATTGCATGCAATAATCCATACATTACCAAAGTGATCAGCGTATGTAAAATAATCCAGAATGGCATATGTTTTAATCCGATGTCAGTAAAGGTTCGAACAATTAGGCTACCTACGGTACCCGCTAAAATGGAAACGATCGCGATAGCTAGCGGAATTAGAAAGAATATTAGTGCTTTTGTGGTTTTCGGGTGACGTGGTTCAAAATCATTTTCGATAATATCACGAATGTCTTCTAACATTTCCATTTTAATACTCCTACAATTTAAGATTTGAATGTATTATAATATAACTAAAAATTAAAATCAACCATCAAAATTTCGGTCACCGAAACTTTACCGGAATGAAAAAAAATCTTCAAAACTTACACCGTTGGTGTTGATCTTGAAGATTTTAGATTCTTTAGATTGTGCTACGAACTTGAGCTAGTATCACCATTGTAGCCAAAGTCTCCTGGGATTTGCTTATAAGACTTTTGAAGTATGGAATCTACACTTGCGCGTTTGTCTTCCAATTCATCATAGTCAAAGTCCTTGAGTTTCTTATCGTAGTTAGGATTACGGTTGACGCCTTCATTTATCTCCCGCCATCTGTTGTGTAGGTTATCCCATCTCGCTAGTTCTCCCGGTCTCCAATAAATTTCCTGACCCCTCTCCGCCGTCTGATCCAGGGTCGTGTCGCCGGAACTTAAGAAACTGTTAAACTCGCGATATCTTTCTTCATCCCACCAGTACTCGCCATCATAACGAACATAATCCTTACCGCGCTCAGCTTGTTGACCCATAATTGCCCAGCGGTTAGTAGTATGAAACAATTGATTTTGGACTTGACCTGATTTCAATGCTTTCGAGTATAGCTTGTAGTGCGAACACGCAAAGGTTACGGTAAACTCGGCAATTTGACCAACCGAATCATACGAATAACTCGGAGCCTCTACCCGAATCGGGAAGACATTATGAATTTCGTAGACCGCGGTAGGTTTCATCCCATCGAAATCCCATTGCTCGATATACGCGGTAGTGTTATACCAAGTCATATACTGAGGCATTTCATTACCCAAGCCTGCTACGAGTCTCTGGTTTCTAGCCTCTTTTCTTGGGTTGTAAAAGAAATGTCTCTGTTCGATACTAGCGGCCCATTCCTCGAAAAATCTTTTCAAAATGTGGGTTTCGCTCAAATAGAAGGTAACGGAGAAGCTTTGAGAGAACTTAGTTTGTCCGCGAATTGGAATCGTTTGACCTTTATGTTTAAATTCAAACGGGGTATGCTCCATCGTCGGTAAGGTCAACGCTTTTACCGAATACACAAGATGATTCATTAATTCCGGGTTACCGGAAATCGGAGGAAGCACAAACGTAAATTTTGTAGTACGCGCCGCATCCCCAAGAATCTCATGGAATTTGTTCTGAATAATACTAGACATTTTGTATTAATGTAGTTAGTTTATGATTAACATATTTAATAAAAAACCTCAAGATTTTAAATTTCCTGAGGCTTTTGGAATCTTAAATTATCAGTTTGATTACCATTTTTCCATGAAAAGGCCTTTAACGCCTAAAATTAATCGATAATCTTCACCATTCATATCAAAACTGAAGATCGCAAGGCCGTTGTCGGTGAAAGATGGATGATATAAATTGCTGGTGATGTTATTCGCAATCTCTCTTCCAAATTGAGCCGTGCGCGGTGTATCATCGCCAACTCTAATACCGGCTAGAGCTTCGTGAAGTTTCACTAAATCGGCCCAAGACAATTTATCTACGGATGGGAACGCATTCATTTTGAGTTTGCGATTGACTTCAGCTTGTTTCTTAGCGTCGCGATAGAAATCGGTCGCCTCTTCACCGGTCACATAATCTGCCCGCGTTGCATACTTATCGTCTACGCGTTTGTTAGATTGACGCTCGCCGCGTAATCTAACCACATCGTAATCTTTAAGTACGATGAAACCTTTATATCCTTCCGCTTCGATTTCAAGGCGGGTTTTAAGATCTTTGACTTTTTGAGCGCGGAAAGTACTTCTCCAACCACTACCATCATAGACCTCTAATTTATCTTCACCGGTAACCGGATGTTTACCTAAGGTTAAAGTTTTAACATCGGTGTTCATACCTACTGATTTTTCACTGAAACCTGGTTCGTTATTTACGATAACGTGGGTACCGGAAGCAGTACCAATATAAACCAAACCGAATTCCCCACCTTTCTTAGCGGCTCTCAAATCTTTTACGAACTCTTCGAAAGTTTGACCTTCAATCGAGATGATTTTAGAGTTTGGAGAAATGTAAAACACTTCTTTTTGTTTAAGCGCGGCTTTGATGATTTTAATATAAACCGGGGAAGCTCCTGCCGGTTGTAAGTTGCCTAAACTTTCATTAAGCTCGTTAAGTTCATCCGCGAACGCATCGAACGATTCATTCATTAGCTCGCGCTCACTGGCTTCATTGAATTCATCTAATGTAATATGCATCCATTTTTCCTTATAAGGGTTTGCTTAATTGTTTAATCAAAAATATTTATAATCGTCAAAGTTCCGGATTCTCGAATAATTCTCGTAACGAGCGATTTCGATCTTCCATATCAATAATGGTTTCTCCGGCAACGCACTGACGACCTAAAAGCCCTACGATTTCTTCCTTATCATCATCCAACATCTTGTGAATAAATCGAGTTTGATAATCCCGCATATCCGGGAAATCGATACCTTTCGGGGTTTTAATCTGGATGTAATTTTCTCGGAAATATTCGAAATCATTAGCGCATCGCTCAAATTCACTTACGTGGATATCTGCAAGTTTTAAAGTAGTCGCTTGCTTTTTAAGACCTTTGTTACCATCAAAGCTAATCGGAGACCCAAACGCATCCAGGTAGAACATGCGCTCGTTTTTCTCCAGATCTAGGATCTCTAGCGCTACGCGCTTGCCATCCTTACCTTGAGATCTTAGGGTGTCCAAAAGCTCTTGGGTAATCAAGTGTTGATTGTTTTTGAAGTATTCGATTTCTTCTTGTGTTAAAATAGTGTTCATATTAGTGTTTATTATAACGTATTTCAATATTTAAATTTTTATTTTGAACCTTCAGAGTTTCGGTAACCGAAATATGAAAGTTTCAAAATAAAAAAAAATCTCCAAAAAACTTACCCGAGCGGGTAGATCTTGGAGATCTTGGAGATCTTAACGGGGCTACCTATCTTAACGATGATGTAAAATCTCTTGAAGTTTGATAGCTCGTTGTTCTTTCTTAAACATCGCTTTCTTCACCACTTTACGTTCCTTGTAAATGTTCTTAACTAATTCCGGTAAGAATCCTGGTTTATCTTTTCTGAAGAATACTCCGTTCGGAGCCATCGTCAGATTAGTTTCTTTTAATAATCTAATCAACTTAGCTTTCAACTCCGGATTCTTAATCAAGTTCAACAAGTTTTGCTCGTTTTGTTCTTGGGAAGGATCTCCAACATGAAGATGTTCTACTACTAAACGTTTTAACTCCCCTTCAGATCCCTCGTTACTCAATTCCCACGCAAACATAAAGTTATTCGGAGACATCCCAGATCCCGCGATCGCGAGAATTGGATACATCGAGTTAACGTCCGCGGATAACACCCATTCGTGCTTTCCGGTAACCGGATCCCGCACGAAACCACCAAGAATCGATTTATCTAAATCCGCTCCACGAGCTAAAATAGTTTCCGGGTCGATGATCCAGCCAGAATCAAACAATACATTACGAATGTAGTTTGCCCAGGGTTTGGTGGTTCCTAGAACACTATTAAACTGCGAATTCATTCGATTGGATACATCGCACATCAACGCGGATAAACCACATTTCTTATCGATTTCTTGCAATAACACCACATCTATGACGCCGTAGTAAACGAATTGTCCGTGACCAGCTTTCTTAATTTCGATTTCCGGTTTACCGGCTTCTGTCATCAAATAACATAATGTTTTTGTTTGATCTTCCGTTGGTTTTTCCGGTTTGGTGTAATTACCAAGATAGAAATCATCAAAAGTTTTGAATTCGCTATGGTCAATCTTACGAGATTTCAATTCTACTTCAGCAATAGAGTTCAACGAATAGGAGGTTCTTGGCGCCAAAACAATCTTTTGATATAATCGTTTAATATCAATGTAAGCACAACCGCCTACGCTCAAATCGAAAGCATAACGATCGGCAAACATCTGAGATCTTCCTTGAATGTATCCTTTTTGTTCCCCGGTATTCTCTCCGAATTTTCTCCAGAATGGAGAGAACTTACTCACGTCTTGGTTAATTCGCTTACAGCGATTATACAAATACGGAAAGTCGAAGCCCTCGCCGTTCCACGCGAATACTACAGCTGGCTGCAGATCTTCGATGAATTCAAAGAACTTATTAAACATTTCAATTTCATTATTGCACTTATGATATTGGATTTCCTTACCTAAATGATCCGGTTGCTGTTTATACCAATCTTCATAGTAGAATTCTTTATCCCCAATCAAGTGAACGATCTGAGTTTTATTGTCTAAAAACTGAATTAGACTTACTGGTTCTAACGCTTTATCCGGACTCGGGAAACCTTTCATTACCGTGCCTACGCGGGTCTCAATATCCAGATAGAAGATTCGAGGATTTGGATTTCCTAAATTTCTAAATTGATCGCGAATGGCGAGATCTATCGGACTTACCTGCGAGGTACAACCATAACCTTTCGCATCATTCGAGGAACCTCGTTCTCTGCGAAATTTCTTATTGCTATAAATCGAAGTAAATGCCCCGGTATCATCCTGGACATAATATTCCCATTTTTGCGGAACATCATCCGTTAGGAAAGATTTTCCTATTTCCGTATCGTAATATCTTGCCCAATACTTGAAGTTCGCAAAGAACCCGCCTTCATAATATTTCATTTTTCGCTCCTATAAAGTTTCGGTGACCGAAACTACAAATCTTTACAAATTTTCTTTAAGGTTTCTAATTCGTCCGGGCAATGCATCTTCATCCACTCCAAATATTCAATTGACTCCTTCGGAGAAATTTTGAAGAATTTTGACAAAGTATCTTGAAACTCCACGTCAGTGGAATCCTTCTTAGCTCCGGAGGGGAATTTGATGAACTTGATTTGACCTCTAAGGGCTTTTGAAATCCCTCTTAAGATTACCAGATTGGATTGTTTCCCGGGTAGACAATTTAGCGTATTAGCTAATTCGATAAGACGATTATCTCCAGATAACCATCTTCGTAGAAGAAAGTCGCTGACTTTATCAGCATCTTGCGGTGTAATTTCCTTCTGTTCTAGGACTTTCTTGAAAACTGTGAACATTTGATACTCCCGTTAAATTTAGAATAATAACGCAAAGCGTTAAGAAAATGAAAATTTTCAAAGCCGAAACAACTATGAATTTTAATATTTTAAATGGTAATAATAATAAACTCAACACAATTCGCATAAACTTAGTACTCAACGGATTTAGATTTATGCTTAGTTTTTCGGCTGTACGCTTTAGCGTTCTTTTCGACTCTGTTGCGGAACATCGAGGTGGTTACAATAGCTTTGAGTTTATTATCTTTAACTTTGAGGTTGAAATCGTGCATACCAAATTCCTTAGTTCTTTGTGTTTACTCTTAGTACTTAAATCCTAAAACATCCAATTTAACGTTTGCGACTCCTGTAGATTTTGAGTCAATTTTAGCGAACGCTGCCGGAGTCAAATCAATGATCTTCCCAGGCTTAAATGGACCGCGATCGGTAATCTCTACAATCACCGATTTACCGTTTTTTAGATTGGTTACCCGAACTTGGCTACCAAACGGTAATGTTTTGTGTGCCGCAGTGAGTTTATGTTGGGAGAATACCCCACCATCTGCGGTTTTGGTTCCTTTACGATAGCAACAATACCACGTTGCTTTCCCTTGCTCTTTATGTTTGATCGCTTGTTTCTTATCTTTTAAATGATATCGAACTTTGCGAATTACGTAAGACTTCGAATTATCCCAATTTGCGCCGTGATACACCTTTGGTGTAGATTGCGCGGTTTGGGTAGACCTCGAAGCATACGCTGTTGTTGAAGTTACTAAAGTTGTCGCAATAATCAGCAGGGCTGATGTTACGAAAGTCTTAGCAAATTTAACAGTCGAGTCTTTGATACTCTTAAGATTAGTTAATTTCATTATGATGTAATCTCCTTACATTTTAACTAATTCAAGATACCTGCGGTATCGGTAGTACCGGAGGTACCGGAAGTACTTTTAAAGAACTCGAATATGCACGTTTTCAAATTTTTGATGCCGAACGATGGTTGTATTATATTATAACTTAATCATAAAATCAACCCTAAGTTTTAAGATCCACGATACAATCCACTTTCAACGCTTTCGCGTCAAATTTGGCTTTATATTCACCTGGAGGTAACAAAATCACATCCGCATCACTAGTATCCGGTACTTTACATTTTGTTGGAGTCTCCGGAAACTTATCTCTATCCGCGTACGCAGGGATTGTAATGTCCCCGCGATAGCGGATATTGTAACCAGTATTGAGAAAATACTTTTCCGTCGACGGATTGATTTCATCTAAGTGACCATCTTCTTTTCCAAAATTGGGATCTTTGATATCTTCCGTAGTGGAAGTCTTAGGATCTCCAATTTGTAAAGTATACGGATTTGTTTGAATTTTGTAAACCATTAAGCTTGAATTACCTCAGTACGCTCATCTAACGTAAAGTTAGATTTCTTGTATATTTGTTTTCTATGATTATATTGTCTCGCGAACATACCGGATCCTCCGATAACATCGACAATATCATATACGTTGAAAGTTTGCTTACCTTCATTCAATCGGATTCCTCGACCTAAACTTTGAGCTACTACTACACCCGATTTTACCGGACTTGCGAAGATCGCATATCTCAAAGATTTGATGTTTACCCCAGTACTTAACAACGCATAATTCGCTACCAAAATAGCTTCCGGGTCTTCATCCATTAAATGTCGGATAGCTTCGCGATCTTTGGCGCTGGATTGCCCAGACATAAAATAAACTCCGTAAGCTTTCATCGTTTCGAGATCTGGCGTATCTTCTTGTACGGAGAGGCCTTTGCGTTTCGCGATCTCTTTGAAAATTTCAAAGCCATGTTCAATTAAGGTGAACAAAACTAGAGTAGATCCCTCGTTTCGCTGACTTGCTTGTAAAGCGATATTGGCAATGATTTGGTTTCGCCCTTCAGCATTTAGCATGACCTTGAGCTTATCCAGATATTCGCCGTACCGGCTAAATTCCTCTGCGGTATAGGCAGTATGCTTTAATTTTACCCCAGTAATATGGATTGGGGTGCCTCGGCCTTCCTCGATCAATTGACTGGAAGTGATGATATTTTCCGGCATTCCAAATAATCCAATCAAGGTTAATTTTTGTGATTTGGAATCCGGTAAAGTCCCGGTAAACCCTAATTTGTATTGTGCAAATCCAGAATCTTGTACTAATTGCGAGGTGCAGCTAGAGCTGAATTTGTGCACTTCATCGCAGATGATAAAATCGATAGATTTGAAGAAATCTGGCTCTAATTTACTTAAACTCTGCCAAGTCGTAATCACCAAATCTCCCGCTTTCAGCGCTTGGTTGGATTCTTTTAATTGATTTAATTTCTTCGAGCCACCGCCGAAGGTGATGATGTTAGAATGTAATTCGGTTAAATTATAACTCTTAATATCATTCGCAAATTGGGTTAATAGATTGATATTAGGAACTACCAAGACCCCTTTGAGACCTTTCCTACGGAAATATTCTAAGCATAGTGAAATGGTCAAAGACTTACCGGATCCGGTACACATTAAACTCAGCTTACGTTTTTTGTTCAATGCTTTTCTACAAGCTTCAATTTGATAAGCATATGGAGCAAACGGTAAGACATCAGATTCTAAGATATCTTCCAGGTATTCATCGATCATTACCCGCTCCGGATTGTCTTCAATCTCGGATTCTTTGAGTTGTAAAATCTCTTGAACAGGCGGTAAATCTAATAAGCCAGAATCCAACACTAAAGTGTTTTCACCGTATTCTTGATAGAACACATCATACTTACTCTTACGCCCAATTTTGACCATATAGTCATATTGCCAGCCTGCTCGTTCAACCTGTAAGGTTTGTTTTAGCGTTTTGAGCGCGTTTTGAGATGCTTCCATCTCGTTGAAGTTTAGTTGAACAAAACTCGAATTTAATGTTTTGATTCTTACTAAACCATTACCCCCGTTACCAATGTTGCTCATATGCCCCTCTCAATAAAATATACGAAAAGATTACCACTAACAACGTAGTTGTAATCTTCCAAGATCTTGGAATTGTGATATCCAGATTCTTCCAAAGGAAATATAAAGCTATCATAAGCTCTAATACAAATCCTAAAAGAATCCAACTTCCAACGGTTAATCTATGCATTGTTTATTATAATAAAGTTAGTATATTATATCTAAAAACTTTTAATAAACTCCAAAACACTTAAACGCTAACATTAGGAACACACCAGCAATAAACACAAACATTACCGCTAAAGCGGAGTTCATCGAATCATGCAAACCATCCAAAGCGATAGTAACCGCGCAAGCTACACAAAATAAAGCCCCGATTTGCAAGAACATTCCCAACCAAACTAATGCAGACACACCAAAAATCATAAGTTACTCCTTATCGTATAAATTTCGATTTATCCCAAGCTTTCGAATATCCACCTACGCGGAATTTTTCGAAGATTCGGGTATTACGATCATAATAATCTCGATCACTGAAAGAATTATAAGATCCTATACTTCGCTCTAAAGCAGAACAATAAAAATAAACAAAACATAAAACTAAAATTATGAAGATGCTCATAGCTTAGGTTCCCACGAGATGGTAAATTCATCATCTTGCCTGCTAAATCTCACGACATATCCCAATTCTTCCAATTCCGGAGTTACGGGATCTAAATCCAAATCCGGAACTTTAAGTTCGAAGACGCCGAAATCGCTTGAAATGGCCTTGCGGATACGATCCATTAATTCGCGTAAAATTTTACGTTTTGAAAGCTCTGCGGCTTGGCTTGCGGTAATGGCTTCGAATTCTTCGGACTCGGTAGGTACTGCAAATTCCGGAGAGACAACCGCCTCTGTAAAAGTTACTGGCTCTAAATGCTCTAAGGTAATCAAGTTGTCAACATCGATCATATCTTTATAATATGGAACTCGCTCTTGCAACGCTTCAACATCCAGATATAACCATTGTTTATTAGATTCATCGAATCGACAAGAATTCGTTAAACCGGCAGTCAGATCGGTAGTTGCGTAACCGGAAAGCATTTCTACCAGTATCGGTGTATGTCTAGCCGCCATATCAATATCAACCACCTTAAACTTCGCGCCCAAATCCTTACATTCTAGGATATCCCCTATTTCGACATCATGTAAATCTTCAAATTTCATAATCTTCTCCGGTTAATTTGCTATTTGGCGTACTCTGAGTAGTTGATAATCAAATCAATCGCAATCATCACAACACCCAAAGCCCAAGAGATTATGGCGACTCCAAATAACTTGTCAATTTTGGTGGCCAAAACATCCTTGTCTAATAAAATACAAAATCCAAAGCAAATCGCTCCTAACAAAAACGAGATTAAACCCAAACCTAAAAATACCAAACCTATATTACCCACATTCATCAACATAACCTTACTCCTTTTTTTACATATCATCTAAATCACGAAAACCTAAGAAGGTTGGGAATCTCGGAGCTTCTTTAACTCCTACACTAAAGTGTTTATATTTCACAATTTTACCTTCTAAAGTATCCTTGACGGCCCAAAGTTCTGCTCTTGTTGCGTCATCATAACCAGAACCAATACTAAATTCAATCCCCGTTTCTAGGTCGCGAACTTTCAAAGCTCCTAGAGTACCAGCAGGAACAAAATCTGCTTTCTTACTGGAAGTTTTTGAGTAACCCAATTCGGAAATTTCGCGCTCTCCAATGTTGGTCATCTTCTCTTCCCAGCCAATAACCACCGCTTCAGAATCTTGGAAGCGTTTCACTTTAGTGAGTAATCGCTGTTTTAAAGTGGAGCGACCTTGTTTATACTTGCCATCCAAACTCTTAACCATTACCCCTTCATAACCTTCGTTTAAACATTCAGTTTCGAATGCATATAATTGAGATAGGCTTTGAACGATTACTTGTGGAACTATTTGAATATTTGCTGGAAGCTGATCTCGGAGACCTAGTAAATGATCATGTCTTAAAACGGCTTCGTCATCTAAAACATCCGGGATTACGTCGAAGACGAAGAATGTAATCTCAAGATCCTTTACTTCATCGCGTAGTTCTTCGCCCATTAACGCCGTAGAGTGATTAAAGCAATTCGGATCTGTTGGGGAACCTAAAATTAACTCACCGTCTAATCCATTGAATTCTGGCTTCCCGAAAAGCTCTTGAACCTTCTTATTTCGGATAGGTTTTAAGCTTCGGGACATCACCACGCCATCTAATACGATAGCTCGGATCCCATCTAATTTTGGGCTAGCCATCAACGGAAAAGTGAATTTTTCGATTTCTTCATTTGTTGCGGAAGCCGCAAGCATTGGTTTAAAAACGGGTTTTGACATAATAACTCCTGTTATTGCTACTGTACCTTTATGTTGAGTATTATAATACATTTAAACATAAAACACACCCACTAAAACGCGCTTATTAAAAAAAAAATTTAAGAGTTGAAGAGTTTCGGTGACCGAAACTTTCAAGTTGTAGTTTCAAAAAAAAAAAATCTCCACCGAAGTGAATCTGGTGGAGATCTTTTTATCATAACTTATTACTTAACATATTTTGAAAGATCATATTTTCTAGCGAATGCTTTATGCTTTAAGAGGTAATCCAATAAGAAAGTTTTGTGGCCTTTGAGATTGGATTCGCTAAATTTTTCCGGTGGAACTAATTTGCTACTGTTGTAATTGATCTCCATTTCTGGATCCCCTTCGCCGTAGAAATCTGGATCGAATTTTGTTAATTTACATACCTCGATCTTGTTGCTGGCTCTATCATAACGAAGCACCATCACTACTTCACCATCAATTTCATAAATGCCATTTTCGATAATCATAATTTTCTCCTATGATGATTATGTTGTTTGTAATGAAGTTCACCCCGAGCCTCATTTACAAGGCCTATTATAAAGCATTCCCAACGAGGTGGCACCCCGTTAATTAAAAAAAATTTTTTTTTTTGAGATGTAAGAGTTTCGGTAACCGAAACTCAAAAGATTCAAAATATAAAAAAAAATCTCCAAGTTATCGCTTTCGCGAAGATTTGGAGATCTTTTATTAATGGATGTTTTATTATAATACTTTACTCATTCAATCAAATCCGTTATTCGCTTAAAGCGAAGATTTGAGAGCTTAGCGCTTGCATTCTCACATCTTCTTTCAATTTAGGATAGAGCTTAAGCGCTTTAGCTACATGCTCCTGAACGATTTTCTCGTTATCTCCGGCTTTATCTTTGAATCCTGCTTTGTTAACAAGGTTGTTAGCACATTTAAGATTATGAATAGCATCCCATAGAGCTTTGCGTTCTTCCGGGGCTAACTCTTCCACTTTAACCGCTTCTAGCCCCTCTAGCACTTTAGTGATCTCTTGAAGATTATGCATTACGATGTTTTTGCGCTCAACATCCAAGATCTCTTCTGCTTTCTTCAAAGATTGCTCTAAAGAATCGAACAATTCACCTTTAACTCCGACTACTTTATCCAATTCGAATTTTGCGTGATATACGCGTTCGCGTAATTCGCTGATCATATCGAAGTTAACTTGGGCTGCGATGGTTCCGTATGCCGAATCAATTACTTTATCCGTTACGGTTCCGGCATTACTATCTTGGAAAGATTTACCGGTCGCTGAAGAATCTTCACTTACCGAGAAAGTTGAAGAGTGTAAAGCTCCAGGTTCTTTAGGTTGAATTTTCTCACGACCAAAGAAAGCTTTTGCTAATTCTTCGGTTTCTTTGATTTCAAATTCTTTACGTTCTAACGTAGGGTTGGTAATGTTATCGAAAGCTTTAACGATGAATTCCCCTTCTGCTTCCTTACCCATCAATTTTAGATTGGCGGCAACATCTTTGATTTTATCCAACGCACTCATCCCGGTTGGTTTCTTCAGGTCTTTCGCAAACTTTAATGGATTCTCTACGTATTGCACCGGAACCTTAGGAACTACATTACTTGAAACTACTTTGGTGGTTTGGAATTCTAATGAGCGGGTAGGCTCTTCCGGTTTTACTTCTGCAGTTTTTGGTTCACTGAATAGACCATGAACTACATCACAAATAATTTTTGGATCTGTTCCGCATAATTTTGGTTCGGTGTGTTCAGTGGTTTCGGTGGTTTTCTCAGCTTTTGGTGCTTCCGGTTGCACTGGCGCATTTGAAGTTTCCGCGACAGCGGAATTTTCAGAATTTGTTTCCGCAGTTGTTGGAGTTTCGGTCACCGAAACTTCATTAATCGCTTCGCTTCGGTTTTCAATAGTTTCTAAGTTTTCGACAGTTTCGGTCATTATTATAGTCCTTGGTTTTGGAAAGCTAATGAATTTTTGATAGCTGGGTCAATATGTTTAGCTAATCTCAAAAATTCGAATGTATCGTTAGTTAAATTTGCTCTAATCTCATGATCTTGCATACATTGCAGTCTACTGCATAATTTGCGAAGTTGATCGAACTCACTATGGTCTGCGGTCGGATTAATCGAAATGCTTGCTAGCAAGTTATGTCTCGATTGATCTACTAATTCGCGGTACGCGTTTGTTAAAGTTTCGATCGCTGGGAGCAATTCAATAGTAGTGTTTTTGCTAGATGCAAATCCTTGCAAAGATTCACCGTCTACGGTAATCGTTAAGCTTCTGATCATCCCAGCTCTTAGATTATCCGCATAATCATAAAGCTCTAAAGCATTCGCGGGAGTAACATTGCTAATATCTAAACTTAAAAGTTTGTCGTTCAGGTCAACTAAACATTTTAACTCTTCGATAAAGGCATATTTCGACGGGTTGTTAGCCAGCATGAAGTTAGTTTTGAACAACAACATAATCTCTTTAGTAGCTTTGAAAATCGCTCCTATCGCCCATAATCCATTATGTCGATGTTTTGCATTTTGAAGATCGTCCAAGGACGACATCTTCACTAATTTGTTAAGCATATTAAGCACTCCTATTCCTGCAGGTAAAATAAAAGGTAATGTCTTTAATATTTAAACATTACCTTTAAAAATTATAATCCGCGATGAAAATTACATGTCGTCGACCATCGTACCGATGTTGTATACGCTCAAATCCGATTCTTGGAGCGCGGAATTTTCCTTATTCATATCCAGGTACTGAGTAAACCACTCAACGATCGGAGTCGCTTCGAAATCTCCGAAAACTCCGGCTACGCCGATATCTCGGAGACGAGAATCAACCCAATATTTCAAGAATTTGTTAGTGTTCTCTTCCGAGATTGGAGTATACTCCCCTAACACTTCACGAAGATATTCCGCGAAAGAGCTTTCATCTTGGTAAACTTTTAAGAAATGCTTTTGGGCCGTTTCGCGGAACCATTCGCTATCTAAAATTTCGCTAAAGCGAGGATCTTTGCGGAGTTCCCGTAATAGCACCACAGATGCTGCGGTATGAGCGTTCTCATCGAAATTTATAAGCTTAATAATTCGGGTCGCCCCGGGGATAGAAGCATAACGATCGTGGATTAAGTAAGTATACAAGAAACTCGCATAGAATTTGATCCCTTCTAAAGCATAGATGGTTAAAATCAATTCAATGATTTTCTTCGCGTTCTCTTTGCTAAACTCCGCTCCTGCCAAATCTTCCGCATACGCGGCGATATCCGAATATTGCTCAATTTCTGATTTTACGCGATTGATGATGTCCATATTATTGAAATTGCGTTCAAATACCGGAGTGCTATCCATAAAGATACCGCGAATAATATGCGAATAGCTTAAGCTATGAATCATCTCAAAATAGCCCCAGGTTTTGAATAAAGCTTCGAATTCCGGATTGGTCACAAACAAGGAGATGGTTTCTTCCAAACCACGATTCTGCGCAGAGTCCATCAAAGTTTGATAGAACCAAATACTGCACATAGCATCTTGCACTGGTGTTGGCATAAGATGGAATTTTACCGCATCATCCTTCATCGAAATTTCATTAGGGTTCCAGAATGCGTTACGCATACTTTCTTCCAATTTTACCGCAGAAGGGAACGCAGGGTCATCATAGCGTTGGAAACCGGAATACTCCCCAAAGAAAATCTGATCGTTTTTAGAATTTAAGTTATTGAAATCTACAATTAACGAATTTTGTTCTGACATCCTAAACTCCTTACACCACTAATTCTTCTTTATCAAAACCCATAAAACTCCAAATCGCTTTACTCGCGTCGCGCGAAGTTAAGAAGAAGTTACCACCTTTGATTCGTTTGCTAATCAAAGAATCTGGAATTTGCAAATCTTGGTGAATCACCATAGCACTGCAAACTTCTAATGATTCATTGATGAAGTAATACACAAACGGGGTCACTTTAGCGTTGAAATCGCGCGATTCGATAGCATCCAATTCGCTAATGAGGTCACGCCAAGAATACTGACGATCTTCATCCGTGCGAATATAGTAATCATCGTCATGACCTTGACGAACTACTAAAGCCTGCAATTGATTGATAGTTACCAATTCGTAACAATTATCGAAAGGCTCTAATGGATTTAGAACTACTTCAAACTCTGATGGAATCTCTAAACCATCAATAGTGAATTCTTCTTTATCCTGGATGTCGAATAATTTAAGATATGCAAGACCGGCACCGCAGTGCGCACTTGCATGATAATGATGTCCGTCTTCGTCGCGAAGAATTACACGAACTCCTGGTAACAGGTAGTTTGCGTTTGGATTGTATTTCATATTATGCTCCTTTATTATGCGATTGAATATTTGAATAAGTATTATAATATAACACCCATCTATGTTCAATTAGTTTAATTGATATTCGCGACTCCAAAATAACTTTTAATCGCTTCGAAATCGCAATCTCTGAGACCTACCGAACCTTTGATTACCGGAACGAAGCATTTAGATTGAAGTTCGCTAGCAATCCCCGGATCGAAATCTTGCATATCATCCAAATATACCGCGTCGCGGTAATCTGTGGAGTCTAGGGAGTTAAGCAAATCAATCGCAAATTTAGCTCTTCCGTTAGCCGTTTGCATTCCACATTGGGTTGCATGAACCTCAAAACCGAAGAACTCGTTGAACGTTTCTTGCACATTTAAGAACTCTTCAATTTTGAAAGCTACAGACCAACTCGAAATTAAGTAAACTTTAGCGTCCGCTAATTTTACTATTTCTCGAAGTTTGTTGAGCTGTTCGCGGTTAACGCGGCCAAAATGTTGCTTGCCCTTTTCAGTATCCACATAACAATCGATAGTATCCGGAGATCTTTCGTAACCGAAATCCTTAGCCCCATTTAAGACACCATCCACATCTAAGAAAATAATATTCATATGCTACAATACCCCAATCCGCTCAACTTTCTCAACTTCATCCAATCTTAACAAATATTCACATGGATCTATCCCAGTAACCGGATCTGGTTGAAACTCTACTTTAATCGCCAAGCACCACCAACTGTTTCCTGGTCTGGTAAACCAAAATCTACCATACGGTTGGGTTAACGCCATGGTTTCCTGTTTGAATTTGATCATTTTAACCTGTACGTTAAGATCAAAAATATGTCCAATTTCGTATTCATTACCGAATTTATCTCGGATGATGTCACCTTCACCGAATTTTAAATTGTTTATCACTTTGCCGCTACCTCTTACCAACTAACTTCGATTAGCATACCGTGTTCGAGAATACCAAAACCTTCACTCTTAAAATGCGGAATGCAACGTTTAAATTTATCCGCTTCGAGGTTTGCGTTTCGGTTACCAAAACTGGCTTGCTCTTTTAAAATAGTGTACGCTTGATCTAACAAGTTTCCAAGATCGTTCTCTTCGGACATTTTTTGAAGATCTTCGATACTAGGATAGCGGCGAGTAAGTTCCGCTTTAGCGGGAGTTGCGGGGTTTGGTTCGCAAAACAGATCTTACCAAAACCAACTCAGAAGCGGTGATAGTATAAGGATTATATTCTTCCACGGCTCGAGCGTCTTCCTCGCGGTTAAAGACCCAAAATTTAATACCTTCTTCTACGAATTTAACATTATCATGCACTTCGCGAATCGGAGATTGTGGATTTTTAGTAACCAATTTCAAACGATATCCCATATTGCAGTAGTCGAAACGATCTGGATCTAATCGTTGACTTGGTTTAGCCTCGGCTACTTCGAAAATATTACCAAAAGCATCTTTAACCAAATCACCCACTAAGAAGATTGGAACATCCGATACCTCGATATCTTCCGCTTCTTCCGATTTTTCGAATAATACTAATTCTGTAGCGACGATAGTTTCCGGGACAACCTCATCTCCTCCATCTCGGATGTCCGCTTCGGTGTTATAAATCCAATATTCATCTCCTTCGCGGTGAAATACCGCACCATCTCCAACTTCGCGAGCTCTGGTATTCGGGGCTTTTTCAATTAGTTCTAATTGATAACCCATTTCATCATATTCAAAAGAATCTCGCTCAAAACGTTGAGGGGCTGGCACGACAATGATTTTGAAGATGTTACCAAATTTATCTTTAACATAGTCACCTCGATCGAACATTGGAATTGCTATTTCGTTCATTTTAATCTCCTAAAGTAATCTTGTTATCTTATGGGATGTATTATAATAGAAACATTAATAAAACACAATAGCTAAAGCAAAGATTTTATCTATCGATGTAATAAACAAAACCTCTTAATCTTTCGGCTAAGAGGTTGTTTAGAATTATTTGCTAATAGTAAAGTAACCAAACTTATACACTATAGTGTATCCTTTTGCTTTTAGAAGTTTGTAAGTTCGATCATCTACTTCATTCATAAAATTCTCAGGAACTCTATAACTTCCATTTGGAGATTTCGCTACTAAGTTCTCAATAAATTGAACTTTCTGATCGCTCGAACTTACATAAATTCCAGGATCATCAGTAAAGCTAACTTCTATTTTGAGTTTCATACTTTAACCACTTACTATTACCAACTAATTTGATAATCACTAAAGTTATACGTTAGAACGTATCCCTTCTCTTCCAGGATTTTTTGCATTTCTTCATCCATAAACTTATCGCTTACCCAGCAATAACTATCTCCGCGATTAACCGCTTCCTGGATTTGCTCTTTGATATGACGAAGTCTCGCATCTTGGAGTTTCTCGTGAATTTCATTGGTATCCGGAATGTCCGAAAATCGAATATTAAGTTCTAATGCCATTTTTATGATCCTCTTATGCTTCTTACCAACTAATAATGCAACGTTGTGGATGTTTTGTAAAGTATACTTGATAACCAGCTGCCATCAAAGCTCCACCAATTCCATCAACTTTATCTTCCGGCAAATTTACCGAAGTTTCTCCGCGTTTCGCGGCATCTCGGATAACTTGAGAGACATCATCTAATTGATGTTGCATCACTAATTGGCGCATTTCTTCCGGTGTTGGTAACACAAACATATCGTGTACGATTGCGTAAAGTTCCTCAGCCTCTTGACAAGCCTTGGTTTGTTTGAAATTTCGATCGTGATTTGAATCGCCTTGTGTACGAGGATCGGATGCTTTTAAGCTTGCGTGTTTGACGTTTTTGATCACTTCGGTTACCGTTTTAGGTGATTTGGGTTCGCCAACAAACAAGCTCAAAGATTCCACATCAATACAAGCAACGGAGAATTCTTCTTTCTGAGCCGGGGCAAGTTCGCGATCAACCCAAAATTCAGAATCTAAGAAACCTTGACCGGGTTCCATTACTTCGAATTCATTCCCCGGCACCGCGAAGGTCGCGATGTGCTTCACTAACTTCAAACAAACCGGAAGATCATCATCCATTCGATCGATTTCAATAACTTCAAATTGGTTACCATCTTTATCAACTAAAATTTGACCTACTCTTACCTCTTCAAAATTCATTTTATGCGCCTCCTCTACAAATTACCATTCAATCGCGTGTTTAGTTACGGTGTAACCAGCTAGACGATATTTTTCTTTAACCGCTTCTGAGATGGTTGGAAGCTCTTCGAATAATACCGCACGCAAGCCTCGTTTAGCTTCAAACTCAATAGCATGATTAATCAACGAGATTGTTTCTCTATCATTCTCGTGCTCTTCCGATAGTTCACGTGCTTTTGAAATGTCAAACGGATCGAATTCATTCGCCGTGTAAGTTTCTTCTGATGGACTGTAAGGTAGAAGATCTCTAGGATCGATATGCTCATCAAACCACGCACCAATATCTTCTTCATAAACCTCTAAATCACGTAAGGTAACCACATAGCGATATTGTTTAACATACTCATCAAACTCATAACGAGTCATATTCGCCGCTTCACGCATAAGGGTTTTGTTGTTATGGATCCAACCGGAGTTATAGTAGCCGTCGTTTACATCCAAGATGAAGTCGTCAGCAGTATAACCGATGCCGTAAAGAACTAGACCATCCGCTTCTAGAACCTTAATACAGCACGGGCGTTTATCATCATACGTATCCACTTCATGCAATTTGAAGATTACATCTGTACCTTTTAAGCGCAATAGTGTGCCTTTTTCTAATTTGTGTAATTCGGTTAATTTCATTTCGTTATCTCCTGTTGCTCCTATAAAATTTGCATATCCATCACAAAGACTTGTGAACAATCGTGAGATTTACGCTTCGCGTAAGATTCTACGGCTTGGTTAGGGAACCAGTAAGCATCTTGAACTTCGCGGAACGTGAAACCACCAATCGGCGTTCTTACCCGTTTAACAAACTTGGTCATTTCTAATAACCACAAAGCTGGGCGCCCATCAGTTTCGCAATCGATTGCAGACACGACAAATTCGTTGCCGTGCTGGTCTTTAAGTTTAGTGCCTACTGATAATTTTGAATGTTCCATTTTGATCTCCTGTTTGTTTACAAGATCTACACGGTAGTGTAAGTTTTGTATTATCACTAATTGCTTTATGTGATCTAATGTTGGTATTATAATAGAACATAACATTTAAATCAATACCAAACTTACAGTTTTTACCTATTACTGCGATAGTTGCTATCAATAAAAAATCTCCGCGATTGCGGAGATTTTTTGACTCACCAAACGCAGTGCTACCAAGCAATGCATCCTGCATAGATTTTGTAACCAGCTCTCGAAAATTGTGTAGTGATTTCCAATCGATCTAAATCCGCTGGAATTCTAACACAGGATTTGCCTTGTGCGCTAGCCTCTTTGATAAGCTGGCTAATTTGAACTAGCTCGCGTTTCAAATTAAAGAATTTTTCTTTATTTGCACGGGCTTCTTCTACCGGGAATATTAAGTTCTCCGCTAACGCGGCTTCTTCGGCTTCATCCGAAAATTCGATTAGACCTTCGGATTTAAAACTTGTGATGTTTTCTGGTTTTAACAATCTTTCCATTGTAGTCGGTTCCAAATCTTCACAAGTTAGATATCGATATGCTTGATCTAGGTTGACTGCGGCATTACGGAAAGAAGCCATATCCAAAAAGATCCAATCCCAGTCCCCAACCTTTTCGAATTTCTCATCTTCGTGGTCGCCCGAATAGATGGCATCAATGTTATCCGGTTTGTAAACTAACTCCAAGCTTAACGGAATAATAACCCCATCTTCTGGTTCGAACAAACCATTGTAATCATCCACTTGACAAACTTTGAAAATAGCGCCAGTTACGTGGTCGCGTACTAAATCGCCGCGTTTCAATTCTTCGATTTCTTCAATATTCATGAGTTTCACCTACCAACTAATCTCGCAATCTGCTAAATCTACCAAATAACCAGATTCTTCCAATTTAGATTTTAGAGTTAACAACTCGGCATATTCCATTTTTAATGAGGTTTTACCTTCAGCATTATGCTCAACGATTTTAGCAATCGTAGATTCTAAAAGTTCGTCGTTTCCGCGTTCGCGGATTTTTCGAAGATCTTTCGGTTTTGGTAACTCTAACTTCGGAATAATCGTTGAAATTTTCCCACCACCGGAAAGCTCCAATTCCAACTTGCCACCAGTAAGAGAAGCTGCTCGGATTTTAGGTTCAGTTAAAACATCCGGCTCTACTACCAGCATATCCTTCAAATATAGCGCCCATGCGCGAATTTGAGTATCTGTTTGGAACCATTCGCATGCATATTCATAATCCAAGTAAACCCAAAACTTATCACCTGGATTAGTAAACCACTCCTCAAATTCTTCGTGAGGGCTTGCGCAAATTTGTGAAGATTTGTTTTAATCTCCAACAAAGCCATCCCAAAATCTACCTTAAGTACTTCGAATAAAGCGTTGGTGACTGGGTCATGTAAGATATCGCCTTGCTTGATATCACTCGTATCCGTGATTTTACGCATCATAATCTCCCCAATCACCTTGATCGCCCCAAGATACTCGATTATTTGAGACTTCGTAGTTATGTTCAACTAAATCCGATTTGCAGATTTTGAATTCTTCATCTGTTAGATAAGTTTCGAATTCTCCGCTTTTAGCGGCATCTTCGATTCTAAGAGCTACTCGTTCTTTAACATTCAAAGAGTTCTCTGCTAATTCGCGAGCTTTATCCGCTGACATAAACGGGGTATCGCAATCATCCGCTACTGCGGAAGCTTCCGTTTTAGAAATCACTTTGAAATCGGTCGAGGCATCCGGAAGAGATAATTTCTCCTTAACCGCTTCAATTACTTCGCCATATTGCTTGGTATAGCATCGGCTCAATAAGATCACATCTGAACTTGGCCATTCCCCTACTTCGTCGCGGAATTTATAAGCGTCGTCTGCTACTTGGCGAATTTGTCGTGGAACAGAAAATGAGGCGGATCCGGCATTATTGCAAGTTTTAATGGCGCGCTTAGGTTCATCTAACAGCATCAAACGACAAGTAAATCCGTTTGATAATAATTCATCCTCAACGTCAATTACCAAGAATTTCAATTCCTGACGAGTAACCGGATCTTCATAATAAACAAATTCATTTTCTTTTACATCGTTTGGGGTTAAATCACTCATAAGATTCTCCAGTTGCTTGCAAATACTTAAGTTTTAATTCATCTTCTAATCGTTGGCGGAACTCTTCTTTGGTTTCCAACATAAGTTCCAATTTGAAAAGGCGCCCAGTAACTTCAAAATCTTCATAATCCAAACGCCCATCGATGTGTAATTCTACCACATGATCATCCGTTAATTCAACACCTAATTGATCGCAGATTCGAAAAATGTCATCAAAACCGCCCACGGAAGTTTGACAAATTTCGATTTTTGCAGGTGAAGAGTTTTGGTAACCAAAACTATGAACATTTTGTTTTAAAATTTGAAAAATTGATAGAATCATTGTTTAGCTCCCTCTTCGATTGCAGAAGCTGAAAGTTCTCCGCATAAGCGGATGACTTCAGATCTGCGAGCTTCATATTCTTGTTTGATCATTGCGTGATATTCTAACGGTGACATCATTTCGATGTTTACACCATCACCACTGAATAAAGTATGAGTGGTGCAATAATAATTCTCGCGGAAATATTCCGGATTGATCGCTTCAAAATCAATCCAAAGTTGTTGTTTAATTACTTCTAACGCTTCGTCGAAATCGCGTACCGCGAAGATTTGCCCAGAAACGTAAGTTTCTTCTGTTGTAATGTGTAAAATAAATCTTTCCATTATCATGCCCCTGATTAACTTTATGTGATGTATTATAATAGAAACTTAAAATTAAATCAACGGTTAAACCATATACCAATCTACTTCCGGATTGAAATCCCGAGGGAAGATCATTTCTTGGCCATCGCATTCCATTCTGAAAACACCGTCGTCGATTTTCGAAAGAATTCGAAAATTCGGAAGATAGCTAACTAGTACGTTATGGCGAACTTCACGACCTTTTGCAAACGCCGCTTCTAAAACTTGAATTGAATATTCTGAATGTGTTAATTTTGCCATTTTAATCACCTCTCTTTTACACAACCTCTAAGTTTCTCACGGTTAGAAAAATATGATCTTTAAACTGGTCACCGAAACCAGTTTTGTTATACGTAGTATAACGACGTAAGCTCTTCTTATTCTTGTAAACCCATACTGCAGAATTTGGTATTACGAGCATTGGGTCGCTGCCCATAAAATTATGAATTGCAGGAATCTCAGTTGAAGATCCGGATACCAATTCAACCAGTATTGGGCATTTATGATCTTCCTCATCAAATTCGACAATTTCGAAAACCATGTCCGTTCCTTTAAGGCGAACCTTATCACCGGTTTCTAATTTGAAAAGATCTTTTAATTTCATAACTTGTTAACCTCATTCGACATCTACTAAGCCAGTAATCCCGCACATCGTAATAATTCCTGAAGGGTATCGGCTAAGCCATCTAAATCATAACCATCTACTAACACACTATTGTGTTCGCTAATGAAATCTAAGATACGTTTTGCATCTTTTAATGCAACAGATTCAAAATCTTTGTTAAGTTCGATTTCCGCTAAAGTAGCGAAATTTTTACCAGGTTCGCGAATACTAATCTCAGCTTTATCGTGATTTACTTCAACGTATACGCGAGTAAGGTTATTCAAAGCGATTAAACGACCACACCAAGTAACAGTTGCGCAAGTTGAATATAATTCGAATTTTTTCATTTTAAATCTCCTGAAGTTTGAATTCTACGCTTTCGCGTAATCTCCTATCTTTATGTGATGTATTATAATAGAAATACTAACATAACACAACAAGTTTTAACTATCAATGCAATAGATTTTACCAATAAAAAAAATCTCCGCTGATGCGGAGATCTTTACTATTTTTGATTTGCTCGGGCTATAATCTCATCGATTATTTGCTCGAGTCGATCGTTGAGATTTGATAATTTTGTTGGTTTGCCCATATAATAACTCCTTACAAACTTTCAGTAAATGTGCGAGTAATAACGTCTCGTTGTTGTTCCGGGGTCAACGAATTGAAACGAACCGCGTAGCCGGAAACCCGAATAGTAAGTTGCGGATACTTGTCCGGGTTTTGGATAGCATCTTCCAACGTTTCGCGATTAAGAACGTTTACGTTAAGATGTTGACCGCCTTCCACTTTAACCGTAGGTTGATTTTGGATTTCGACTTCGCGATATTCATAACCATCTAAATGATTTGCTGGGATTACGGTATCTTCTTTAACCTCTTTAGCCACTAAACAACGAGCTTTATTGTCTTCGATCAACCAAATAGAACCGGATAAATCACCATAGTGAACATCTCTCTTGTTGGAGAAATCATCAATAATTTGAATTGCTTTCAACTTTTGCATTTTTAACCTCATTAAAACATCGCATATAAGCGCGCTAAATCGCGCAAATTGCGCCGGTTTGAAATCTACTGAACGATTACGTCCCCGATCTTTTCGCCGCCCAAAGACTGCAATTGAACAGTCTGTGGTTTCTCCACTTTAAGGCCTTGATCGGTTAATTTTAACGCGTTATCTTCGCTTTCCGCAACAGCTACTTCAATAGCCGTACCAGAAGCAGTTTTGCGGATAGTTTTGTTATCCAAGTTACGTTCACTGATTACTTTGATAGCCATCTTACGCCCCTTGTTAGATTGAAGTTTGCATTTCAGCTTTTAAAACTTCGCCCATTAAACGAACATTAACATGATCGCTTGCCGCGAAAGATTCTAAAAGGTCGATAGCGGTTTGGGTTAAGCGATATTCACCATATTCTGATTCGTTGATCGCATCACCTGGTTTAACCGGTTCGCCATTTTCCGGTTCTTCCAATTTGTGGATTTCAAAGCCGTGGCTTTCCGCATGCTCTTCAATATCTTTCGCAATTTTAGAATCAATCAAAATGGATGCTTTGGCATCATCTTTGAAAGTAGCTACAATTGCGAAAACTTGACCAGCGTTTTTAACCATTGCGGCGTCGTCGATTTGATCTTTTGAAGGTTTACCGTTACCTTCTTTTACTACTACGTGTGTAAATTTCATATTAAGGATCCTTTTAGTAGGATGAGGTTCCTAGACCCCATCTAAATCATCATAAGCTAAGATGTGCGCTCTTGGCGTAAAACTAAAACCGTACTTAGCACATACATCAAAAACAAATCTGGTATTCTTCAATTGCTTTTCAATGGTCTCCCCTAAAGGCATCAAGTAAACTTGCGCATTGGAAGAATTGGTTGAATTTAATATATTTAAGATTTCTTTACTAGTATCTTCCCAGGTCTCTGGATTTACTACAAATTTGAAATAGCTACCAGTTGAATTCTCGATGATGTTGTTAATCGCATCGAAGTTCAAGCGTTTACGCTCAGGTTCACCGGAAACTGACAATTTTACAGACATAGAAAATTGTAAAGCTCGTTGATAATCTTCCGTAAATTCAATATTACGCGAAGCGTTAGTTTCGACGGTAATGTGGAATCCACGATCGTGGAAGTATTTCAAGGTGGTTTGAAGAACTTCGTTATCCCAATGCATAGTTGGCTCTCCGCCCGTGCACACAATATCCGGCTTACTTTCAATACCCAGGGACTTAGATTCTTCGATCATTGAATCGGCAATAGAATTGATTTTATCAATCAAATCAGTCGCTTTAGTATACTCAGTCCAGGTACTTTTGAACTTTGGACTTACCGCATGAATAGTATCGCAACCTACAATAGTCTCTCCGTTCGGAGCAATTCGGGTACACCCGAACCCTTCACATTTTAAGTTGCACATCCCGGTGCGAACGAAAATTGCTGGTCTTAGGCGAGGACCTTCCCCTTGAATAGTATTACCAAAAATCTCAACTACCGGTAACGGTCGATTTTTGAAAATTGGTACATTTTTAACTTTAATTTCATTCATTGAAAATTATTACTCCTAAAATTGCTAATTAAAAATTGAATAGAATATTATTATAATAAACTATCCAATTTTATTCAATTTAAAATTCGCTTTTACTTTGTCACTGCTGGTAAATCATACCATTCGTTATCATCAAAGTCAAAACCACGAACTTTGCCATCTTCGCATACTGCGAAAAGTTCTTCGTTATGGGAATGCAAACTTAACACTTTTACTTTAACGATAGGTTGAATATTCTCCGGAGGAGTGATTTCATACTTGCGATAACCCTTACCCATTTCCGGTACTCGCTCACCAGTAGTTTGTTTTTCGCGATCATTCCAATAACAAGCACTAAACTCGACATACGGATCGATAATCACATAACCCGGATGGTCTTCATTTGAGTGAACCATTCCCGCAACCGCGTATTTTGGAACCCAGAAAAGACCGTGCGAATCGCGGAATTTGTAAGCTCCTTGAGTGGCATGATCGATTTTTTCAAATAGATAACGTTTCTCTGAAAGCGAAGTAACTGCTTTTGGTTCTTCATCCCATTGGTAACCGTATACTAAATCATCGTAATGCATTTTAATTCTCCTATGTTGTTAATCAGTTAATCTTTCAAACCAAAGAATTCTTTGTGGAACTTATCATCTTTCATTGCGGTCCATTCGCTACCTTTGCGGAATAACTCACCTAGCTTGTAAACAAATTGCTCTTCGTAATCATAGCATCCAACACTAACTCGCAATTCAAATTCCGTATTGGTTAACTTTGATTTGATTGTGATATCATGCACTATTCTGGATCTCCAAGTTACTACCAAGGCGTTAGATTCGAATACTCGCTTATCGCTATCTTCAAAGGTGTAGAAATTATTATCTTTAAGATGCCAAATAACATGGTCTAAGAAATCACGGCGCTGATAGGAATGCATTTTGTTGATGTTGATCATTTTGATTGCTCCTTAGGCTTTGCGGGTTTCGAATGCGCTAAAACCGCTTTGATAAATTCCGGATCTTGTTGAACGAGCTTAACAATCTCTTTGAGTTTATTTTTAGTCATTTGTCGTCCCCCAACAACTCCGCGACTTCACCTATCCTGCGCATTTTATCGAATAATTTCATCCATTCGATAGCTTCTTCTTCGGTGCGGAAACAACCGTATAATTCTCCGGTATAACCGGTTGGCTTTGCATCTCTTACTACTCCGTAAGGAGTAACATAATAGAAATACGCTCCGGCTGGTGGATCGAAAGGTTTTGGTAAGTTAATAATGTTTTGCATTTTGATTACTCCTTACTCTTATACTCTTCTACGAGCTCGAAATCTGTGTATTTTAAGCGTGACATCCAACCTCGTTCAACGCTCTCCAGAATAAAATCATCATCTTTCGTCTTCGCGATAACTTTGTATTTTGCTCCAGTTTCTGTACTACGAACTAGCATTCCGCGTTCCCACGCCGCTGCAAGAACTTCCAATCTGGTAGGTTTCTCGTGCATTCCAACGATGTCGTAAGGATCTTCATCGGATAAATGACCTACTTTACCCTCAAGAGTCCAAGTTTCCGCCCCGCGGAGAACTTTATCATCTTTAGTGATGATAAAGCCGATAAGGATATGCTCAAGTTCATTCCCATAGACATTCTTTAAACCAGCATCATGCACGTAAACAATACGAGCGCGACAGCCATTACGCAATTGAACTAATTCACCATTTAAGGCAGCTTGTAAATCAAAAGGTTTCATTTTTATTCCTCCTAAATTAATCCAATTCTAACACACCTTCGCGTTCCGCGGAATCTACGAAGTTTTTGATAAGTTCGATGGCTTTCTCGACTTGCTCAATTTGTGATTGATCCAACAACATCTTACGAGGATCAATGCATCCGCTTACGGTTAGTGAGTAGAATACATCATCATAGCACCATACCGGTTCTTTTTGAAGTTCTGGGTTGAATGTGAATTTGATTTGATCTATCATTTTATTCATCCCAATATTCGCGTTCAACCTGGGTTGTCTCTTCTACCACTAACACTACAAGAAAACGATTATCGTATGGATTGTGGGTAATAGTGTGATTAAGATATTTGAACGAGGTTTCGAAGTCTCTGCGGTAGCAGTTATTCTCCGCTTCCGCCAATAAATTTTGAAGGGTAGTTTCTACACTATCGAAATCATCCGCGGTAGCGGAATACGTTACGATGGCTTTTGAAATGTTCATTTTAATCTCCTATGTTGATATGTCTCTATCTTATGTTGAGTATTATAATACATCTAAAACAAGAAATCAACTACTATAGTAGAATTTTCTAAAAAAATTTTTTTTTTTGAAACTTTCAAGTTTTGGTAACCGAAACACAAAAGTTTTGAAATCAAAAAAAATCTCCGCGATTGCGGAGATCTTTTATTATAAATCAACCATTAGATTACCATTGATACATGTAACCAGCACCAACAGTCACATCTTTTTGGCTATCCACACCAGCAGATAATTTGATGATGTGATGCGCGTTATCAGAGGTGCGAGAGTAACCGATTGCTAACGCAGATTGACCGTGTTTGTGACCAACACCTACACCCACGCCAGATTTACCTGGAAGGTATACTTGCGGGATATTTGCCATTGCGGCTACAGAAGCGATACCAGCATCAGCGCGTTTACGGTTCTTACGAACATCGCGATCTAATTTGCGAATATCTTTAGTATTTTGAGCTACCTTGCCTTCTACGCCGTCGATACGATCGTTGATTGCGCCAATGTGTTTGTTCACTTCAGCTTTGGTTGCTAAGTGGTTAGTTTCTACACCTACGGTGTAAACCGCTTCACCATTTTCACCAAATTCTTTGGTTACTTGAACATTTTGGCCAGCTTTAACCACGGTGTGGCGTTTAGCTTCTTTCTCCACTTCGGCAATTTTGGCAGTATTTGATTTTACGCCTTCAGCGTTAGCTTTAACACCTTTAGTGTTTTCTGCGATAGCAGATTTGTTAGCTTCAATTGCTTTCGCGTTTGTTGCAGTTTTCGCGTCTACCGCGTTGATTGCCGGTTGGAAATCTTTTGAGCTTACGGTATAAACCGCTTTGCCGTTTGCATCTACGGTTACATCAACTGTAGTATTTTCACCAGCTTTAACTTCCGGTAATTTTTGTTCTACCGCTTTAATATACTCGGTATTACCGGCAATTGCCTTAGTGTTAGCGGCGATATCTTTAGCATTTTTGTCGATTAAGGCTTCCGCTGCGCGGATATCTGCCGTGTTAGTGGCGATATTACGAGCGTTGTCGGCGATGCCCTTAGCGTTAGTTTTAACGCCTTCCGCGTTCGCGGCGATCTTATCGGTGTGAGATTTAATTGCATCGTGTACTGTATTATCACCAGTACCACCGATATCAGTCATAGTGATATTGCCTTTGTTGTCTAACGCCGCGTTACCACCTAAGATATTGGTTACCGAACCAGCAACGTTATTGATCACATCGTTGGTTGCATACAATTGTGAACCATTGATAGCATCTGTGGATGTAGCAGAAATTTCACCAGCACCAACATTTTGAATTTGACGAGTATGGTCACCTTCTTTGCCTACAGAAACACTCGCAGTAGCATCTGTGCCCGCGAAACCACCATAAGTGATTTTACCAACAGTCGCTTCCGTTACTGAAACCGCTTGTTTAGTCTCTGTCGCAGTACCTAAAGCTACTGATGAGCCGTGTAATGCTTTTGCCGCTTTACCTAAAGCTACACCATAGCTCGCTTCAGCTACCGCACCTTGACCAACAGCGGTCGAAGCCTTGTTATTAGCTACTGCATCGCTACCAATTGCAATAGTACTTAAACCAGTAGAATTTGCACGAACACCAATCGCTGTTGAGCTTTCACCAGTCGCTTTCGCTTGGTAACCACCAGCAAAGCCGTGATTGTAAGCTTCGCTTTCAGCGCCGATTACAGTACCGCGGATCTCTGCTTTTGAGAATGTACCCACTACAGTTGCAGATTCATTCTTAGCTTGTGCGTTCGCTCCAACTGCGATAGAACGATTACCATCAGATTTTGAAGTATGGCCAATCGCGATAGATTCATCTGCTTTAGCTACAGAGTCTACAGAAATCGCAATAGAACGATTACCTTTCGCGGTCGCGGTATCACCAACTGCAGTAGAATAAACACCAGTTGCGTTAGTTGAACCACCTAAAGCTACGGAAGATTTTGCCGTTGCGTTAGAATCGTTACCTACCGCCACGGTAGTATCGTTAGTCGCGTGCGCACCAGTACCTACTGCTAACGCAGATTCACCGGTTGCGATAGTTTTTGAACCATACGCGGAAGCGTTTAAGCCATCTGATTTAGCACCAGAACCGATAACAATACCTTCGTTTTGAAGAGCTTTGTTGTCATAACCGATAGCTACGGTGTTAGCACCAGTAATTAAGTTGTAATGACCCACTGCAGTTGCTTGGTCGCCAGTAACATTGTTACCGCCGCCGATAGCGTGGGTATGGTTGCCAGTTACGATATTGTTCATACCAAAGGCGGAGTTTTGTTCACCTTTTAAATGGTTGTTATCACCATAAGCTTGAGCTTGTAAACCGGTAATACTTGAACCATCTCCAAAGATGTTACCGTCTTTAGCATTTACACCAATTACGTTTTGGTTACCAAAGTTACTTGAGCTACCATGTTCAGCAAGAACGGTATTATCTTGACCAAATACGGAATGGTTGTTACCTTCCACATCGGATTTAGTTACGCGATTCGCGTAAGTTTCCTTAGCTTCCGCGGTACGCGTATCTGCAGTGTAACCATCTACCACATATGGTTCTGTTGGTAACGTTTTACCGGTAGTTGCCGCGGTCGCGGAGAATACTGCACCGGATAAGATACCAGCTACTAATGCAGTTGCTACGTTTTTCGTATTGAAAGTCACTTTCATTTAATGCTCCTCTGTTAACAAAATGACATATGAAATTGTATAAAAATGTATTATAATCTTTTCTTAATCGAAAATCAACTATGATTTGCAAAATTTCGCTAATTTTAAAATGTTTGTGGTCGTTCGATAACCAGCACGATCTCCCCTTCTTCTAAATCGACTACTTTTTCCACTTCTTCATACATATCGTTATATTCGTAGTCTTCACCGAACTGCTCATAATCCACGACATCTTGAAGGGTGTTGGCTAATAAGCTTCTCAGCATAGGCGCTAGATCCACATCTAAAACTAAGTGAACCTCTTTATGATCAATCTTCTCCACTTTAGTTCGGCTTGCATTAACCCAGTGATTGTTGCTTTCGCTACCTAGAGTCAATGTTACTCGGAATGGTTCCGCGCGATCATTAAATTCACCGTTGTAGATGCCTTCTAAAGTCATCTTGCGGCTTAAAGATCCGGTAACCGAAGCTTTTGGAAGCTTGTAAGGTAATTTTGCTAGGGCATCTTTGATATAGTCTGCCAAATTCAAATCGAATGCCCCGGTTTCCGGATTTTTCAAAAATACTTGGAAATCCGCGAACCCCAAATCTAAATCTAAGCGATCTAAGTTGAAACCTTCGAATAATTCGGTTACCGAAAGATCCGGGAACGCTTTAGCTTCATTGATGATCTCTTGGATGATATCAAAGCTTAAGTTGTTAATGGTTGCTAACTTACCAGTTAATTGCGCAGCAAAATCTGGTTCAAAATGCTGGTTGATGATCTCAGAGTAAACATCATAACCCAATGCCCCGTAGTAGAAGTTGTAACGAATTCGGCTAGGGCGATTGAAGAAGTAGCGATTGATCCGATCTTGATCGTTTGCCGTTAAAACAAATAAGTGATTGTTATTATACAAACCATCCAATAAAGTTAGCAGATAACCTTGATCTTCTGTTTCTTCGAACATTTTCTCAAATTCATCGATTAAGAACATCACTGGCTGTTTTAAGTTACTTAACACATATTCTAAATGCTTGATAGAGTCTTGTTGAACTAAAATCACCGGCTGATTAAATTCATTGACTACGTCAAAAGCAATCGATTTTGCTAGAGTAGATTTACCGGTTCCGCCATTTCCGTGTAACAATACTCCTAAATTCTTATCTTGGGCTTTATAAGAACGCAAAATGCGATCTTTTTGAAGATTGATGTTACCGTAAAGCTTGGCTGGCCGTTTTGGCATGTCCGCATACTCTAAAGAGTAAATTGGACCTTGCATGGTTTCTTGCATGGTAAAACGATAAACTCTTGCTGGAAGCAAATCTACCAATTGATTTACTGGTGGAAGTTTAACAAATTCCGCTTTGGTGATACCAAGCATTACTTTATCTTGCGGTACAGTTGGTGCTGCTACTGTTGTCATTTTTAATTCTCCTGCTGATTTAATTTGATTAAGCTTTATAATAATTTAAAATGTCTTCAATTTCCGCGTCTACGACGATCATGTGATGTTTGCTAAGGTCGAAGAATTGGTGATAATATGCAACTCGCTCCGGGAATTTGAGATATTCATCTTTATCCAATTTGTAAGTTGCGATGCGCGTTTCTACGTTTCGTAGAGTATCGCAGATTTTAACACTAATGGCGTCTCTCGTGTATAAAATTTCAAGATTTTTATGCGAGCGATTAACGGTAAGTAATTCACCACCAATCATGATGTTAGTAGTATTATCGGTTACCGCTGCTAAATCGTGGAATTCTAATTTCATTTGTAGTCTCCGAAGCGAATTAAAGGGAATGATCGTTGCAGAACTCAACGAAATCGGTTTCTTCAAAAATTACGCCTTTGGCGTTAGTTAAGGTGTTATCGGCTTCGTTCCAGGTTAGGCGACGAACAATACCATCTGCGTCTACGCAAAGAACTTTATCGCCGTCATACAAAAAACCTTCCTTGATAAGTAGATCTAAAGTTTCACGCCAAACTAAGTTTACGCCTAAAATCATTTTGAAATCTCCTGAAGTTGCTAAGTGTTAATCTTATCTTTATGTGATGTATTATAATAGAAACTTAAAATTGAATCAATACCCAAATCAAAGTTTTTACCTATCGATGCAATAAACAAAACCTATTAAAAAATCCGCTAACGCGGATAAGACGTTAACGGATTTCTGAAGATTTGAGATTTGTTATAGTGTTGATAGTGTTGATAGCGCTGATAGTCCAGGATTTAGCGTTGTGATAACTTTTAAACTTCCCTTGACCGTATCCCGGACTATGTAGAATTGCGTATACGCATTGTATTCCAAAGTTAGATCTTCCGGTTTGGAACCTTGTTCAACTAACCCTAAGATAGCGTCTTCGATTGCTTTATCGCGTTTGCTAATAATACTGCTTACGATATCATACATCCCAAATCTCCTTTAAATTATCGAAATTATAGTGAAACTACCGAGCTTACAGCGAAGTAACCTCTACACGACGGTTAGGTGCCAAGCATTTAATCAGTTGCTCTTTGGATAATTTTGTTTCTTTCTCCAATTTGCACTCTTCCGGTTTTACTACTGGTTGAGTTTCGCCGTGAGCTTTAGTAATGATTTCAGCTTGTAAGCCTTGCTCTTTTAATTGTTTAGCTACGGCTTCTGCACGCTCTTTAGATAATTTTGCGTTGTACGCAGTAGAACCTAATTGGTCAGTAAAGCCTTTAACAATGACTAATTTCGCAGATTGCAATTTTTCTGCTAATTCGGTTACTGCAGTTTTACCCTGCTCGGTTAATTTTGCAGAATCGAAATCAAACAGATAATCTGCAGATAGCGTATCTTTGGTACCGTAACAACCTTCTGGGTGCCAGAAGAAAGATTGCGCATTGTGATTTTTGTCAAATAAAACTTTGTATTGGCAGATTTTGTGTTGACCGTTTTCGTTAAAGTTGAACACATAATCCCATTCGCTTACTCCGTACAAGCCTTCCGCAAAGTGTGGTCGACCTAAAAGATTTTGCAATTGGTCTTTGTTCATACCTTTACCGTTAAGCTCAACTAATTTTAAGCTTTCTAAGTTAGGCCAAGAACCGAATTGGCCGCCATCGTGATTGAATTTTGACTTATCAATTTGAGGCCAAACGATCTCGGTACCCTCTTTGATAGTACCTTCATCTGTCACTTTTGACAAGTTACCGCAAGCGGTTAACGCTGCCATTGATACCGCGATAGCGGCGAGTTTGATTAATTTTAACATACAAGCTCCTTATTTCTATGTGTTAAAAATTATTTTGTTGTCTCGGAAGTTGCCGCTTTAGCGGAATTTACCGGTTCAACCAAATATTGGTCTAAGTAATTATCCAATTCTTTGTTTAGGATCTTAACAGATTTCTCCACTAAAGTGGATTTGTTCAATCCTTCATAGATCTCAGTACCTACATATACTCCACCTAGCATAGCCAAGCCTTGTTTTGATGGTAATAAGATGTATAGAATCAAAGCGAATAGTCCTCGTTTAAGGGCCTTGCCGGCTTTCTCGGTGAGTTTCTCGTTTTCATCTCCCACTGCTTTAATGGTTTCAGGGGTGGCATCTTCACCAGCTTCTTTAGTTTGCATAAGACAAGCAATAACCCCAACGAACATGAAAATTGCGAAACCTAGAATGGTCTTTAAAATAGGACCATAAACATCGAATAGATAAACAATAAAATATAACATATTTTTAACCCCAAATTAACTTACCGGCTAATAATCCCAAGCCGAACATAACCGCGCATGCTACAACTAAAACCGCGGTTAACGCTGCCGCGTATCCATCCAATAAACCTTGCATAAGAATCCCCCGCTAATATTTCCCAAAGACCATTTTGTACATCAAAACGATAATTGCCACGCAACACGCTCCAGCGGCGATAGTCGCTAACCACAATAGAACGGTAAGTGGAAGCTGGCAAGAACTACATTGAGCTAAATCTAAAAACATAACTCCTACCCTTACACTAATTCAAACTTGTAGTCTTCGAGAGGTTCGAGCGTCACGAATGTTTTTTCGTTATCTTCAGTAATAAAAAGATACTTAGCATCACGCGTTTTCGCGACTGGCTTGACTGAGCTATACCCGAATTTTTCCTGGTAAGCTTTCAGAGGTTGGTTGTTTTGAAACGCATACTCTAGGATATCTTGTTGTTGCATTTCGTACATCCCGACGATATCATCACCTGGATCCCCAGAACCGAAGGAACCGTCCAAGCCCCAGAAATAAGTATAATCAAAATCGATCGTGTTAGTTTTAGGATCGAACAAGAATCCAACTAACGGTTCATCCTTTTCCGAGCTTATCGAATTGATAATATTGTGTTTATTCGCGCTATAGACGATGATGGCACAACTACCATTTCGTAACACTACTGGCTGACCTTTAAGAGCCTGTTCGATGTTAAATTTTTGAACTACCATAATAATCTCCTGTGAATTGATAGATGATGTGTTCTTAAACATAAAGTATTATAATATGATAAGAACACATTTTCAACTAAAGATTAGTCGAAATCCACCAAAGATTCTTCATCTTCGAACGAATCAAATTCTGGCTCGAATTCGTAATCTTCGAAGTCTAAGTACTCTAAACCATATTCAGTTTCGAACACCCAACGACCATCATCCGTTTTAGCTACTGGTTTAGCCCAAACTTCGCGAGTAGCTAAAACATAACCACCGTTTTTGCGCGCCGCGCGTAGAATGTCTTCTTGGTGGCGTTCGTAAGCCACTTCATCAAGATCTTCCGAGTCTTGATCTTCGCGATCTTCTGAAGGCCATTGTTTCGCGTTTACGCGATAGTCTTCGTAGTGGTCGATATGATCGTGCGAACCTTGCGATTCCGGTTCTTTACCAAAAGCTTCAACCAAGCGATCTACCAATCGATTAATACGATCTTTCACCTCCGGTGGTAAATCGTCTTCGTGGGTATCCAACTCATGCCAGCAATCGCAATCTTCGCCGCAGAATTCGGCATCTTGTTTACGAGATAAATCCGCTAGGATTTCAGTTAAACGATTCACTTCTTTGCGAACTTCCGGTTCTAAGCGAGTTTCTTTACCTTCTGCTTGATCGCGGTACGCGAGGATAGCAAAAGGCGCATACATTGGATCTAATTGATTGTAGACCTCAATTGCTAAGTCTTCGTCTCCGACGAGATCTGTTAAAGTTTCGGTTACTACTGCGGTAAATTTAACCGCTTTGTCTAACGCATCTTGTGGGATGCCAAGCTCTGCTAAGGCGTCTAAAACTGGAGAAAGCTCTTCTTTAACTTGGTCTTCGTGAGTTGGGAACCCTGTCAACGCTTCTTGCTGATCCACCCCATCCACTACGCGAGAACGTTCAACTAAAAATTCGGTTAATTGGTTAACCTTTTTACGGAGATCTGGGCGCAAGTTAAGTTTCTTGCCTTCAGATTGATCGCGGTACGCGAGAATTACTTTAGGGAAGTCTTCGCCGAATTGTTTTGGGATTTCGACCGCAGTAACAAAATCCACTAAACCCATCATAAATTTTGCAGACTCCGCTACTTGAACGAATGTAGTATCTTGATCATAATCAAATTTCATATTGTGCTCCTTATAAGCAAATTGTACAATTAAAGTGATATTATAATACAACTAATAAATTAACGTGTATGTGCTATAGTACGAGATCATCCAAAGAAATGACTTTCCAGTTCTTGGAAAACAAATCTTCGATATTCTCCACGCAAGAGGTCTTTTCGGACATCGAGTAGGCGTAGATATCTCCATCGTCGTATACATCCACGATCACTAAAACATCTGAATCGCGAACGATTAAGTCTCCGACTTGGTATTCTTCGAAATCGACTTCATGCAAGTTTGGATCCTCGATGCTATCAATAAAGTAAGACCAGCCATTAGGAACTTCAAAAACTTCATCCGCTTGAAGATATTCCGGAGTTCTTACAATTCGACCTTTCTCACCATCAATAACCTTGATAGCCCGATTATGCCCAGAGGCAGAGTGGGTATGATCTCTCCACATTAACAACCATACAGAGTCGCCGGTGCGGCGAACTTCTAAGTTTTTATCCAAATCAGCCCAATTGGATCCTCGGGCACCGTCACTATAACTCATTCGATGCCTCCAAATTAACCAATCAATTTAGCCGAACGCACGGTGCGCGGAGCGCTAGTAGAGCCCTGCGGGCTCAAGGTAAAACGACAATGAGATTTTGGTGTTTCCCAGAAATCTACATAACTTACCGAAACACGATCTCCGAAAATCTTCGCTAAACGCTTACCAGCGATATCCGCGAACATCTTACAAAGATTTTCACTAGTAGGAACAAATTTCACTACTACTAAACCTTCTAGTTTATCGCGCATAGCTCGTTTCATTTCTTCGGATTCTTGTGCTTCGCACACTACATCGATATGCGCTGGATGCACATGACCCAAATCATATTCATCCCATTGGATGTTCTCTTTCGAATTGTTGAATAATTCGTCGAACAACGGATCTTCAAAACCTGCGATGAATTTGTGATCTAATACATCATCTACTAAAACTTTGATGCATTCTAAGTTTTTGAAGTCGGTGACCATACCACGTTCTAAGTTTTCCGCTTTTAGACCGATTTTCAAAGTTCCATTATGCCCATGAATGTGTCTGCAACGAGTTTGGCCGTTCATCGAAAGCTCCGGATCCAACTCTTGGTTATAAACGCGATGACCATAACAAAAGTCAAATTGTTTGTCAATCTCAAAAATTCCTTCCATAATACTCATAATTTCTCCTATCAAAAATACTATATTATACTACTATCAAATAAAAATCAACTTTTTTAAAATCTTGAAACTTCGCTTTCAGCGAAAGCTTCAGATAAAAGATCGACCGCATTCGAAGTGCAAAAGCTCACTTCATTGACGTTTAGCATCTCCGTGCAATCTTCAGACAATACTAAGAATAAACCGTAAGGCGAATCGATGAAGTCGCCGACTTTAACGTTTTCCGGTTTGATTACCATTAAATCTTCACTATCGATGAAACGTTTAGTGTACGAATCAAAATAATAATCAGACAATTCATCATATACACGCTCTGCTCGATCTAAGATTACGCCATCGCGCATAATGCGAAAGCGTTTGGTATTACATGGATCATAGCTTAGTGTGCTTTTGTTAACATAAACAATCTGATCTTTCAAATCTTCCGAAGTTGCTACTACGATAGTAACGTTTGAATTTGGTTTAAATTTAGGTTTCATTATAATATCCTTAACGTTTATTTCTTAAAAGCTTTCAAAATACACTGCATGTAAGTATGAATATTTTTAGCTCCTACCGGATTTTGAGAATGAACACTATACGTAAAATTCTCAGGGATAGTAAGTTTCCCATCCATTAAAGCTTCCGCGATCCAGTGCAAGAATCTAATTGAAGTATCGTCGTAACCGAGATCGTGATCAAAAGAGATTTCTTGTGGAAAACCGTTTTGTTGAACGATATTGATAGCATCTCCGGATTGTCTTGCGACTACCCAATCATCTGTTACTGGAAATCTTAAGTCGTCGATAAAAAGTTTATAACTCATAACTAATTCCTAATATCTTAAATCCACAATCTCAACAAATTCGTCTTTTAGACGAATTTTGTAATACTCTAACAAAATGTTAATTTGTGAATCTTCCAAATCCCGTTGGAAAATTTCTGTTTCCGGGTCTGTCTTAATTTTGGTGACCAAAACTCGTTGGAGAATGACTTCATCATTCCAAATTTCATGTTTTAGCTGAGAAGCTAAGTTTTGAAAATCATGGAGTTCTCCAACGCTACAAACCACCACTTCTCCGAAATCCTCCGGTAAAGCGTTAACTAACTTATCGCGATCTTGTTGATTTCGGAACTTGTCGATTATAATAAATTTCATACTCTGCTCCTATCCTTAATTCCATAACTTAATGTGACGATATGCTTTCAAGCCCCTTAGGGTTTCCGGGGATTTGAGCTCTACCGTACAAGATTCTAAATCTAACATCAGTTCCAAGCCTTGGCGGTGACCTAGGCTTAATAGAAAACCTTTGTTGCCTTTGACGATATCCCCCGCGCGTAGAAAATCTACTGAATTGGTCGGAACTTCGAAACAATCTTCCGTGTCCCATATAAAGCGTTTATGCACGTATTCCGGATCATTGATAGAATATTGGTTTCCATCTACTACCATCCGAATTACCGCGGTCGCGGAAATCGGAGCCAAATCTCCAATTGCCGTGAGTTTGATGTCCAAGCACATTAATTTAGTGTTGGTAAACGTTTCATATTCTACTGCTCCGGTATAAAAGTGGTTATTAAAACCGATGTAAATTTGATTTTGTTGATCGCCGGATCCTCCTTGGATATAAATCTCTACCGGTTGATTTTTGAAAGTTTGTGAAACTTGTTCGACTTCCGAAAATGATTTTGCGTGTTTAGCCATTCGTTACTCCTATGACTGTTTGCTTATGGGATGTATTATAATAGAAATTAAAACATAACACAAGCGGAAATCCGCGATAAACCGAAGTTTTTACCTATTAAAGCAATAAGAAAAACCTCTTAATCTTTCGACTAAGAGGTTTCAATTTTTACAAATCTACGCTATAGCGTAAATTATGTTGGTTTTGAAGATCATAATTTCGGTTACCGAAACTTAACGTTTATGAACTGTGCGTAATACGCTTTCGCGTAATTCTTTATCTTCAAATTTGCCACCGAACCATTCCGTAGTTAAGGCGCCATCTTTAGATTGAGAACCACGAAGATATTCACAGGTATGCTTAGCATTGAAGATACCTACATACACATCCGGAGTTTGAGCCGCTTCACTAATTGCTCGGTATAACTCTTTTGTTAAATCTTCCTGGATAGTTGGACGACGCGCAATATGATCCGCTACGCGCTGTAACTTCGAAATGCCAAGAACGAAATCACCTGGAATATAACTAACGATTGCATAAGCGCCATCTCCGATCAGGGTTCCATAAGGAAGGAAATGATGTGAGCATACCGAACTTAAATCCAGGGACTTGGTTACTGGCAACGGGGTTACAGGGACTAAATTAGTACCAGGTTCATTTGCTGGGAATGTCGCGATACGCGGAGGCTTAGCATAACGACCACACATCATTTCATTGTCGCATTCTAAGCTATCGCCCGTTACCGTCTTAGCCCAACGTTGAGCCGTCCCGATATTTCCTACGGAAAGGTCTTGAACTAAGTTAGAATCCGTACGATCGAATTTTAAGATGTCTAACACTTCTTCCATTTTTAAGCCAGCTACCCAGCGCATACACAATAGTGTAGGCTCATCGATAGTTTGACCAGATTCAAAAACGTTACCGCCAGCAGCGAATGGTTTAAGATCGCGTAACTTCAATAAAGTAGTTAACAAATTCTCATTAGGATATTTCGATTTGAAATAATCTTGTAAGTTTTCATATTGCTCTGAGGATAATTTAAGTTCTAAATGAACATAATCGATGATATCCGCAGCTTGATTATGATCAATAGCATTCTCTGTACCGATAGCACGCGTAAGAGCGTCGATTTGGCCTGTAAAGAAGTTTGGTTTGGTTTTTGATGTCATAGAGTTTCCTTCTATTGTTGGATACTTGGTCTATGAAAAGATTTGAGGTCTGCAAGATCTACACTAAAGTGTAAATTTGCTTGACTTTAGATCCTTTCGGTTTCTTTTAATCACTTAAGATTACATTGTTTATTATAACACACATAATCTAAATTTCTACTAAAATTGTGATTATTTTTGATTTCCGGATCTGATCGGAAATAAAAAGCCTCGAGTCACCTCGAAGCTTTGGAAGAGTCGGGGAACTGCTAGGCCTTATATGAGCTTGATTTGTTATCAAGTCAGGGATATCAGCACTGAAACTCCGCTTATTTTATAGCAGTTTTTACACAGGAGATAACTGTTATCAACACTTACGCTTTAGCGTAAGGTTTGAAATTGGTCTCGGATGAAGGCTTCGCTCCCTCGACTTCTCGCTCCCAAAGCGAGCGCTCTACTAGACTGAGCTAATCCGAGTTTTCAAGATTTTCAAAATTACGCTTTAGCGTAGAATTGAAAAGCTTTGAATTATGGTTGCGGGTAGTCGAATCGAACGACTCTAAACTAGGTAATGAGCCTAGTGAGATCCCAGATCTCTAACCCGCTATTGAATTTGGCATTCCCACCGGGGCACGATCCCGGATTTTCACTGTGAAAGAGTGATGTCCTAACCAATTAGACGATGGGAACTTAAAACTTACAGAGTATTTATTTCTCTAAATTTTGTAACCACTCCGGTAACTGAACAATTCGAAGTTGATGAGTATAATCATCGTAATCACTCCACGGATCTGGGACTGTAACGAGATCATATTCTACATAAACCGGCTCTTGTTGTAAGATAGCATCTAATTCATCTAACAGCAATGCATCAGTCTCTCCGAAACCTACCGCTTCCAGCGAATAATTCGAATATTCTAGCAATTCGCGAAGAACTTGGAAATAATCCGAACCTTTGCGGAACCATTTGCCGTGTAAGCATTGCTTTAAGAAACCTTCAAATTGATCTGATTTGTATTGCTCTACTGCTCGCTCCGTTGGATAATCAGTAACTTTAATCCAATCTGAGGTATCGCTAACGCGAGCATACATCATGCTATTATCCCAAAGGAAATCTACCGGTTTCTTTTCGGTTGGCATACCATAATCGCGATATGTGCGATCGATTTCCCAGAAGATTGGCTTATCTTGAGAGATTACAGATTCGCGATTGTTTTGCAAGATAGTAAACGCGATTTCATCCGCGTTGCGGTATAAGTTAACCTTATGCGTAGCATACGGATACATAGCAAATACATCTACTAAACCTTGCAAACTATGCGTATTCGCAAGCTGTGCGAAACGATCGATCACTTCATCTTTTGTAAAATCAGTCACAAATTTGAAAACTTTGTAACCTTCTTCTGTTTGGAATAATACACTGTAAGTGTAAGTTTCGACGTTGTACATATTTGCTCCTGTGTTTTGCTGTGTAATGGCTAGGGTACTAAGATTTGAACTTAGGAATGACGGGATCAAAACCCGTTGCCTTACCGCTTGGCTATACCCTAATAATTTAAAGTGGTCGATGGTGGATTTGAACCACCACATGCGCAATTTCTAATCGCGCGTTCTCACCAATTGAACTAATCGACCATAAATTCTTAACAATCGCAACTAGGAATATGTGTTTCGCTCCTAGGATTTTGCTACTTTACATTGCATGCGTTTCCAAAATGTAACTGGGAGATTCGAACCCCCGATCACCCGCTTGGGTAGCTTTAGGCCGCTAAGACTTAAGTTACATAATAGTTGCGATTATTAAAAATTCTTGGTACCTGAGAAAGGGCTTGAACCTTCACGCTATAAGCATCGGAATCTAAATCCGACGTGTCTACCAATTCCACCACTCAGGCATTTTTAAATTTTGGCGGACCCTTGCAGATTCATTACCCGATCACCTCTAAGAAGTCTTAACTTCGTTCGTTTTTGGCAAGGCTCGGACATAATGGTTCCTACTGCATCTTCAGCACTAGCTGCTATTCTACTTAAACTAAGAGTCCATTACATATTGAATTCCTAAACTTAAATCAAGGAATGTATTATAATACACTCTAAAACATAAATCAACTATTAATTTCAAATTTTTGAATTTCTTTTGCCCCTACCGCAACGGATGAAATTCTAAGCGTCGATGTTATCGGACATCTCTACGCGGTTGTATGGGTTTCACAACTCTAACACCGTTACCCCTGAATAACCCACATTTGTGGGATAATTCGGGACCATTTAAGACAAATCCCCTTTCAGTTTTAAGTAGGAAACCTTCTGAAAGATCTGAATCTGGAGTGTCTAATCTTCTTATGAGAGCGGATACCGAATCTCAAGAAAAGACCTTAAGCACCTCAATCGACTACGGCTATCCAGCTTCGCCATAGTTAGTTTCTTGCTTATCAAAATGGTACCCCAAGTAGAGTATGATTCTACACCTTCCGATTATGAGTCGGGTGCTCTAACCAATTAAGCTATTGGGGGTGTAAATGGTACCCTGGGTAGGACTCTAACCTACAACTATCGCTTTAGAAGAACGATGCTCTATACAATTGAACTACCAGGGCTATATTCGATTACTCTTCAGCGAATGCTTCAACCGCTGAAATGTATTTGTTTACAATACGCATCGCTGCGCGAAGAATTTGAATTTGTTCTGGATCATCTAACATTTTAGAAGGATCTAAGTATCCACCAATGAATAAATCGTAATATTCTGCACCTTCTTCAAAACTTGCGCCTTTAGCGCGTTTTTGACCTTCTGCATTTAATTCAAATTTGATTGCGTCCGGGGTTGATAAGGTTGCTAAGTCTGCTAAGTTGATATTTTCCATTTTAATTCTCCTGTGTTATGATGGAAATCACTATTATCTCATAATCAACATAATCATTATAGTATCATTTAAAACTAAAATCAACTATTATTTTGAAAATCCAGTACGTTCTTTGCCGTTTTTAGCATTCCACTCAACCGCTTTCGCGAAAACTTGGAATTCTTCTTCGGTTAATTCTGCATATTGAGTTTTCATATTATCTTTGATTTCTTCTAACTTGTCACTTAACTCGTTAGTTAAAACAACTAATTGTGCTTTGCGAGTTTCGTAGAAAGCTTTAGCTTCAACATCCTCTGCAGTTACGGAATCTAACGCGCTATCTACAGCGTCAAGTTCGTCGTAACGACGACCTAATACGCGATGAGTTTCAAATAATTCCGCGTTGACGCGCATATTAATAATGCAAAGACGATTGTATGAATCTTTATCAAAGTTCAACATGCCGCCGTTTGAAGCTAAATCTTGTACTGCTAAGTTGATATCATTTAAAGTAACTGCTGTAGTGTTCATAATAAACTCCTTAATTTTCTTCCTAAGAGATCACTTCAATCTCTCTTTCTTATGGGATGTATTATAATAGAAACTTAAAATTGAATCAACCGCCAAAATGCGTTAAATCAAAGTTTTTATCTATCGATGCAATAGGTTTGAGCAATCCCGCTATTCAATTACTCCACATCCGGAAGAGCTAAGAACTCTTTGAAAGAAATTGGTACTAAACCAAACTCTCCAGGTTTCGGTGGTCGGTTGAAAGAAACTTCGCAGTTTGCGCCTTGCAATTTCATCATGACTAGCACGTCCCGTGCTTGATTTGCATCCTGCAGATTGCGCATTACTACGTAAGTAATCAAAGTATCCCCGACCATTTTAGGTGGCTGGAATAATTTTTCGATTTGGTAACCTTTGCTGAAAGCAATATCTACCGCGTTATCGAATTTGGTTAGTTGTTCGTCTGTAAAATCTAATTTCACTTTTTGTTTGTTGTTCATAATTGTTAATCAGTACTTAATATATTGTTTTGAAAATTAAAGCTTGCGGGTGCTCTTCAAGCACTACACACGTTTATACTCTACAAAATATCCGGTAACCGGAAGATTAGTATACTCGTCCACATCCGAAAATGCGCTGTAAGCGACTCGCTCGAAACCTTCTTGAATGAAATTGTCCGCAGTCCACCCGATATTCGAAAGAATGAATGGGAATTGCGTATACGCAGTTTCTCCGTTGCGCATGTAGCAAGCTCGATGGGTAGTTACATCACAATCAAATTCCGTTACATACCAAGTATCGATCCTATCACGAAGTTGATCCAGAATATGAACTCCGCCAATCACAATGATTTCTTCATCGATACAGTCGTTTAGATGGTAGAGTTGGTTCCAAATCTCGAGCTCTTGGTTATTCGCGGCAGCGATGATTTCCAGTTTGCGAGCTAACGCATTGTTTGTCGTTAAGACAATATTCTTGCGATTTGGTAAGAGTTTACCAGTTTCCTCGATTAATGCTCTCGCGGTATTCGCGCCCATCAATACGGTTTTGCCTTTAGTAAGTTGAATAAACCAACGCTTATCCAATTTGCTGTTGATTGGTTGATAGTAATTGGTATTCTCTCCACGGAGACCAATAATGCCATGTCGATCTGTGCAGTATACTGCAGATAACTTAACCATACGAGTCTCCTACTTTTGAAGATTGTGAGTTTTGTAGAAGTCCATTAACTTAACTTCTTCTTGTGCGGTTTTAGCCGTAGGCTCAACGGTTGTGAAAATGTAAGCCGTTGAGATAGCGCTCGCTAAGCAGATTGCGCCGATAACTGTGTAAGCTAATTTTGATAATGTATTCATTTTGATCTCCTGTGCGTTTGAATTTGCGTTAATTGCTTAACTTATGGGAGGTATTATAAAGCATCCAAACCCGGATGGCAACCCCGTTATGCAATTTTTTTTAAATTTTTTTTGCATATGTGAGGAGTTTTGGTAACCGAAACTTGAAAGGTTCAAAAAAAAAATTCGATTATTCGAATTTTACACTTTAGTGTACAAATCGAAGATATCGAATTTTTTTTTAATTGTGGTGTTTTATTATAATAAACATATCATTATCATTTCAATCCACATTTCGGTTTCTTCAAAATCTACACTGAAGTGTGGTTACCGACTCCCATACTTTCAAATTCCAAACATAAAAAAAATCTCGAAGACCTACACTTTCATGTAAATTTTCGAGATTTTTAATTCTTTAAATTTTACTTACCGGATGATCCGAAACCACCAGAACCACGTTGTTGAGATTCCTCATATTTCGCCCATTGCGAAGGATTGAGTTCTTCAAAGAAGATTTGAGGTTTCTTATGAACCAACACTTGAGCAAAGTATTCACCTTTGTTGATGGTTACCGGGTATTTGGTATGGTTCATTACTTTGATACCAAGGTCTCCAGTGTACGAAGAATCGATGATTCCAATATGGTTCAACAGGGACTTCTTAAATCCGAACGAACTGCGCATATGCACAGTCATATAATACGGTTGATCTTCCGGAATTGAGAATCTTACGCCTACGGGTACCACGGCATCATTACCCGGAAGAATCTCTACCGTTTCGACAGCCGCCAAATCGAAAGCCGCGGAAGTTCCGTTATAAGCGCAACGAGGTTCTTTCGCATCTGGGTGATCTTTGATCATTTTGATAGTAACGCGGTCTACCGCTTTGTTGTTTGGGTATAATGCTTCATATAAACGCTTAGCCATTGCTAAAGCTTCTTCTGCGTCTTCTACCCTTTTGAAGCACGCTAAGTTTTGGAAAGCAAAACCGGCTAGGGTATCCAAAGAATTCGCTTCCAGCGAGCCTGTACAAACTACTCGATTGCCTACTACGAAGTATAATGGATTTTGATCTAATTGAATTTTAGCTTTTTGAAGAAGGTGAATATCTCCAATGTTAATTAGGTTACCTAAGTTTGACGGAAATTCATTTTCATCAAAGAATTTACCGTTTACGGTAAAATTGAAAGTGTTCTTATCGAACTTAACTTCCACCCCTTGCGGTTCCGGTTTCTCTAAACCAGCTCGGTAAAGAGTTAAAATAGCCGCTAAAGCGACTTGATGTTGCGGTAACATATTCATACGTTTCTCCTATAAAAAATTAATTAAACAACCCAGCCCATTCGTCAATGACTTCTAAGGCATTCGTCGGATTCACGGGATTGGTTGGTTCCTTAGATTCCAACCCCGCACTACGCATCTTTTGATCTAACGCTTTCGCGTTCTCTTTATCAATTCGATGATGCTCTTCCAAGATTTGCTCAACTTGTTGAACGTTAGTCTCAAAGACGTCCCGTAATTCTTTTCGCGCTTCCAATGATTTTGGAATTTCCGGATCTTCGAATCTCATCAACTCGTAATTTACCCGCATCGGGAATGTTTCAGTTTTACCGGTATATCGATTCTTGGTAATCTTACAGATGATATCTCCCTTCTCTTTCATTTCTTCAGTTTGAAGTAAGAACATCAAAAAGTCCGCGGTCATTACGCTACCCATAGAATCCGAAACTGCTGAGTTGTCCGCTTCTAAGTTATTAGTTGCTTGACGATTGAGCTGGTTTGCGCTGATAATCGGGACCCCTAAACGTTTCGCGCAAGCGCGGGTTTCTTCAGCAATCGACTTGATGTAGCTATACAATCCAGCGGACGGTGAAATAATATCAGATTTCATAATACCAACATAGTCCACAAATACAATATCGAAAGATAAGTTCTTTTCGTTTTTAAACGAATCTACTAAATTTTCGAGTTGTAAAGGACTAAAACTATTTGCCGGATAATCCTTAGACCAGAAAGTTCCACAACCTTTCAATTTGGCATCATTTAACTTTTTGATGAACAAATCTTTGTTGAAATGTCTAGGAACAAAGTCAGCGATTGGCATCTCTAAAGTATTCGAGTGTACTCGCTTCATTACCTCTTCCGCAGACATCTCTAAACTTACTAACAGCACATTCTTCCCAGCTTTGATAAACCCAGAAATTAAATCTGTCATCATTAAAGATTTACCAACACCGGAAGGGGCTAAGATCAAATTCAAAGTTCCTGGTAAGAATCCAGGTCCTAATCTTTCGTTCAACGAATAATGTTGTGTCAGCAAACCAGTCGTTTCTTGCGAATAATAGTCGATCACTGCGGTAGCATCACTGAACTCAATACCTAGATCGCTATCAATGTTAACTTTAGCTCGTTCATCTAAGATTTGCTCTGCTTTTCGCTTAAGATCGTCGTTTTTAGTCAATAAACCTTCACTGCCAATCTCTAAGGCTTTCAGATATAAAGCATCTTTGACGAACGATAAAGTTTCATCGCATAGCTTATCCGTGTTATACCTCGAAGTATCCAATTCTCCAATAGATTGGATTTCTTGGAAGATTCGATTTCTTAGATCTTGATTTTGAGTATCTTTGATAGACATTTCAAGGTCACCCAAACTCGGAGGTAAGGAATATTCCTTGTAATGTTTCTTAATAGAATTGAAGATATCTCTTCGCTCTTGCGAAAAGAACTCCGGCTTTAAGATACCCAGAACTTTTGAGAAATACTCTTTATTTGCGGTCAGCGAACCTAAAAGAATTCTCTCAAACTTCTGTTCTGGGGTAATCGCGGTCGGTGCAGACATCTAATTGCTCCTAAACTGTAATCGAAACGCTACCATCACGTTTAACAAAAATATCCAAATCGGATGAACGATATTTCTTTTGATCGATAAGATCTAATAGATCATTTATTGTAACCGGAATCGGGGCATTTCTCAACTCAAAGTTGTTTTGAGAGAAACCACCCACTTTGATTTTGAAATTTTTATCGATTCCGAGGAATTTCAACAATGAAGTATCTAGCAATCTTTCGAAACTTTCGCGATCGAAATGCTCGAAGTTTGCTGCTTTGGTACTAAAATTCTTCTCGTAAGAAGCTCCATTATAGATCGTAATATCTGTGCGTGTATTATACTCGCGATAGCTCATTAAGAATTGATTGTCCACCAAGATATCAGATTCCTCGCCGTTGGCGATGTTCTTGATGAATTGGATTGTGTTTTCGTAAACTGGGGATGTTGCAGAGTTCATAATAATCTCCTAATGCTCCTTGTTAATTTACAGATATTATAATCCATCTAAAATAAGAAATCAACCCCGCCCGCTTACTTTATTAAGATTATCGTAAGCAAACCATAAGCTCCACCAACACGCTAAGCAACCTAAGATTCCAATGCTGGCAGTATGCCAATTGTAGATCTCTGGGTTACCTGGTTCTTTAAAAAGTAGGAAAATATACAATTCGGTTAACCCGAAGCAAACCAAAGAAAGCACAAGACTTACGCAAAGCGCCGCAGTCCAAAAGATTTTATCTTGTTTCGCCGTCATTACTTACTCCTTTAGAGTTGGGGATGCTAGGGATGCTAGTATCGGTGTTATCCCACTGAAAGAATTCACCACGATAGCTTTGATTGGTAAGATTCTTGCGGAAATCGATCATACTCCAGACTCCCCATAAGAAGGAACCTACTGCGAATACCGCAAACACAACAAAGATCGCTAGATATGGATCTAATTGAGTAAACCCGTAGACGGGATGCTGTGGTTCATTGCAACCGCTCAAACCGGTTAACATTACCGCTAAAGCGGAAATTTTAAGAATTTTTGACATTTGATTTATCTCCATTTGATTTCAATAATTTTAAATCATCTACAATCGATAAGACTACATCGATCAACCAACCTAATAATAAGACCCCGAACGCAAACATCAAAGCTAGCGTAGCTAGGACCATCATAAGAATAATAGCGCTGAATTCAGCAAATAACATAATGTTCTCCCGAAATTTAAAGTATGCACGCGAAATTGGTCTTCGACCATATGTTCGCGATATGGATGTATTATAGTATGTTTATTATAATAAATCAACCCGATTCAAAAAAAATTTTTTTAAGAGTTGCAGAGTTTCGGTGACCGAAACTTTAATGTTTCAAAATAAAAAAATCTCGAAATCTTCCGCTTGCGCGGTTAACTTCGTGATTGTTTAGATTACTGGATTATCTTATACTCTTACATCAACGAAATCGCTAGACGGTCTTGAAGGTAAGAAAACTTCCGTACATAAGTTGCTGGAACCGATATATTCGTTCAACATACTTACTTTGTTTGCGTTGTCGGTATGGAATAAGTAAATGTTACCGGTTTCCGCTCTCTGTTTACAGAAAGATTTCCAAACTTCGCGAGCTTTGATTTTCTTGGTTGCCGGATCATCTAAGTATTTTTGATAAGCTTTCTCAAACTCTTCACCATACAATCCGTAAAGATCTTGGGCTTCGTGTGGACTTACTAACGCAATTTCTTCATCATTTTCCACTTTGCGAATAAAGATATCATTTACTTTTAACGCATATTTCAAACGACGAGCGCGGTTTTCATCGGTTCCTCCGTTAGATTTCAATACTAACAAATCTAAAATATCTTGGTGATACCAAGGGTAGTAAATGCAAAGAGCTCCAGGTCTTGTGCCACCCTGATTGAATGCGGTTACCGTAGCTTCAAACAATTTTAAGAATGGAACCGGACCAGAAGTCACCCCATTACTAATCAAGCTTCCGCGTGCGCGCAATTGTGAAATATCGATAGCTACCCCAGCAATGTTCTTGGACATTACGCCAAGTTTGTGGTTGATGTCTAAAATACTATCTGTATGATCTCCCACGGTCATCAATACGCAACTTGAGGTCTGTGGGCGGTTAGTCATCGCGTTCACCATAATTGGAGTGGCTAACGTGAATTTATGCAAGCTGATATTGTCATAGATTCGTTTGCATTCTTTTAAACGTTCTTCATTTGGTAAATTGGCTGTTAAGAACATCGCTACTCGCATATATGCGATTTGCGGAAGTTCTTTAATTGTCGCGATAGATCCGTTAGCTGGATGTTTTACATCTCGTAAATTCAAGCAGTATTTTGAATGGAAAATAACCGCCGCTTTGTAATTGAATTTTAGATCGCGTTCCGGTTTGAGGTAGTTGTTAAGCTCTTCTACTTCACTTTCAGTGAACGAACCCGGAAAGTTAATGTTTTTAGCTTCTTTAAGAATGTTAAGATGCGGATATTTGCCACGATAATCTTTATTCTTAACCCCCTCCAAATATAGGATACCCGCATAATCTTCGAATTGCGGTGAAGCTGGAGTAATTCGACGACTGGCTACGCGCTCTAAGGCTGAAATTACTTCGCTAGTTCGCAAAGTAGTGCCAATCTCTTCGAAGAAGTCGCCCAGCAAGGTTTTTGCCGCGTCTTCTGGGATCCCGATCTTTTCGAGGAAGCTTAACATTTTATGTTCGTTGAAGTCTTCGATACGTCCATCGCGCTTCATAAATTTGATTTCTTTAATTGTCTTTAACATATAATACTCCTAATCCACTATACCGCACAAGCTACACATTCATCTTCAGTTTCAATCGCCTTTTGGGTTTTCACATAATACAGGCTCTTAATGCCATGATTCATTGCATAGGTATGCAAATCCGTGAACTCTCGTAAGCTATCCACTTTCTTGAAGTATAACGTAATCGATTGACCCTGATCAATCCAGCAACCTCGTACAATCGCGTTAGTTAAAAGGGCTTTTTGATCGCAGTCAAACGCAGATTTGTAGTATAGGTGATTTTGGCGAAGATTTGGGGCTAACGCTGGTAAATTTTTAGTGCCTTCTTCCTTATAAACTAAATCATGCACCGGCTCGGTAGATTCCGTTGCGTTAATAGCTTTACCGGAACTCGCTGTTGGGGCGATCGCCATAACTTGCGCGTTTCTGATACCGTATTGTTTAATTTCTTTTGCTAATTCATCCCAACGTTTTAGTTTACCAGAACTAACGAAATTTCTACCGTATTCGGTAAGCTCCCAAGCTTGTGGGAAGTGTTTTAATGACATGTGAACCGGAGTAAGGCCATCTGCCCATTTTGTGTTTTTGAATTGTTTAAATGCTCCGAGTTTCTTGGCTCGTAGCATACTTGCTCTATAGAGCATATAGCTAAGATTGTCCATTAATTCTGCTTGGAATTCCGCCGCAGCTTTGGTATCAATGGCAATTTGTTGGGATGCTAATAAGTTGGTAAGATTGGTTAACCCAATTCCCATGTATTTGAATTCATCGTTGGTAATTTGACCTTCTGTTACCGGGCAAATACCAAATTCAATAGCCAGATCTAATGCATCTACTGCGCATTGCGCAATTTCTTGCTGTTCTTCTGGAGTCGAGTAATACCATTCATGGATGTTAATGCTCGCCAAGTTACAGAGAGCCACGTCTCCCGACGTACGCTCTGAATGAATTTTGATTTGATTTTCCATTAGTTTCTCCTACTGCTACTAATTTTAAATGGATGTTATTTATAACAACTTCATAATCTCAAAACAACACGCTAAAGCGTTTAATTGTTTATCTTTTGCGGTTGATTGATAGCTTTGATATTTCGCTAGCGCGATGACCCCATTGATCAAGTTTTCCTGTTTGTCTCCAAAGATTAACTCGATATGTTCACCAAGATATCCAAATAAGTGATCGCAAGATCCTAAACCGTATACTAAAGTTCTTACTTTGTTGATGTCTTTTTGCTTCATCAAAATCATCAATTCATCGAGTTTGTTGGAATCCCCAACATAAGAATATTCGAAAACTTTAGTTCCATCTTCTTTGGTATGCAATCCAGCTCCAAGAGCTCCAATCATTGATCGAATTTTCGGGAAGTTAGATTTGATTACTTTAAGAAGATCATCTCTTTCATACTGGACATTTTCCGCCCCTAAAATATACTCTAGGCGATTAAGAATTGGTTTGGCAATTTGAGCTGGTCCAAAACTATTAAAATCATAAACTTCTAAACGATCTAATAACGGTTCAATGATGTTCTCTTTAAAGTTTCCGGTAAAGATAAAACGGGTTGTTGGGAAGCTATCGATAAATCCACGGAAAGCTGCCTGACCTTCTTTGGAGAATCCATCAAACTCGTCCATTACTACAATTTTTACGCAATCGCGTAATGCTGTTTGGCTAGCAAATTGTTGAATTCTTGTTCGAAGAACATCGATACCACGCTCTAAAGAAGCGTTGATCCAAAGAGCTTCCGCGTTAAGTTCGCGCATTAAAACTTTGGCTAAGCTCGATTTACCGGTACCCGGTAATCTTGAGAATAATCCAAGATGAGGTAAGTCTTTGCCGCCATTTTGAATGTAAACTCTTAACTTATCTTTGATGTAATCCGGTAAGATCATTTCATCTAAAGTTTTAGGTCTGTATTTTTCATACCATACCGAACTATGAAACAGCGAATCATAACCGTCTTTTGGTTTCGATGTTAGCTCGTCATCTAATTCATCCCACATTTGTTACTCCTAATGCTATTGTGCTATTGTGCTAATAATTTAGTTAGATTGTTATTATAATACAACCAACATTAATTTACAAGGGTTGCAAGTAATAAAAATCTCCGCTTTGGCGGAGATCTTTAAGATTTTGAAGTGTTAAAGTTTTGGTCACCAAAACACTTAAAGAGATTCCACTAAAGTGTATTCAGATAGTAGTTGATTCTCAAGCTCCGAAGATTCCAATAATTTGAAGTCGCTGGGATCTACATCATCCGGGTCGACGAATTTCGCGCTTATGCGTTCTTTTTCGATGCTAACCTGAATATTGCCACCTTTAGTGCGCACAATAGCGAAGGTATTATCGAATTTTAACCAGATTGCTTTTGAGTTCAGCGAGATAATCACTTCTTGGATTTTTGGTGGACGTTTAGCATCTTCAAAGTGCTCATGCACAAACTGATCATTAGCTAAGTACCAAATGCTAGAATCCGGAATTAAGCCTGCGGCTAAAGCTACGGTTTGTTCAACATGTTCCTTACCTTTGGATTCAATCCAACCCAAAGCTCGTTTTTGAATAGTAGCATCATCAGTTGCTTTACCATATTCATAGCTTAGCTTAACCGGGATACCCGCAATACTTCCTTTCTTCGCGATAGCTCGAATGCTAATATTAGAGATATCAGTAGGAATCTCAGTAGCAATACCACGAGAGCCTTTGATAGAGTCTACTTTTTGTTTAACGCTAACAGGGATGATTTCACCTTGTTTAACTAAACTATTAAACTTCTCATTAAACTCCGCAATATTACCTTCAACTTGAAATTGGCCAAAATCAAAAGATTTACGAACAAATAACAAATCCGCAGGATTCCATTTATCTCCTTGAACTTTACCATAGTCTAAACTTAATAGCGCTGCCGCTTTAGCTTTTAGTTTATCCCAAACTTGCTTGTTGATTACCACGTAGTTGTCAATGTTACCGGAGATTGGGGTACCAGATCGGATATTCTTGCCGATTCGAATAAATGTGTCCCCGTAACTTTCGTCATCCGCCACCGCATCGATAATTTTGTAAACCTGATCCCTGGAGACCCCTTGACAGCGTTTAACAATATCTTCTAGGGATTTTGGATTGTTGATCAAATCGGAGAACTCTTTATAGTTCGCCACATCCACTAAAGTGGCGACCGCAACTAATGCTTCCATATTCTCTGCGGCTTGGCCGGATTTACGACCTCGAGGGCGCTCAATCTTGTTAAATGCAACCGGGGTATCATTAATCAAAACTTGCACATTAGCGCGAAACGGGTTAGTACCTTGCTTAGCACCTAATAGCTCTTTTGCATGTTCCCAGGTTTTAGCTTCGATTGCTTTTACGCGAGTGTTGTTGAATAAAAACTCTGCGTTTGGATGATCCTGTTTGAATTCTTCAAATCGGACTTGTCCGCGGTACGCGGTAGAATTCCAGTTAGTTGAATTTGACCAATTTGCCATTGTTTATTCCTTATAAATCCCCTAAATTAGTTAAGTTGTTAGACCACATTTGTTGAATAGTAGCCTTCTCCGTTTCTTTAATTTCTTGTTTAGTTTGCGCGATCTTCGCTTCCAGCGATTGAACTTCTTCTTTCACCATTTTGCCCATCGGAATTCTATGAAGATACCCAAAGCCTTCTTGCGAATCGTTTGGATCCTGGTAGAGTTCGTTTTGCTTGAATAATTTATTCAAATCGGAAGCCTTTAATTTTTTGAAGTCGATTTTATTATTGATCACTTCTAAGATTAACCACAAGATCGATTGATCTTTGGACATTTTGGTCTTCAAATTCTCCAAGATCAGAGCCTTGCGTTTTTCGATGTAGCTAAGTTTGATATCTACGTATCGTTTTAGAATATCGAATGGATTCTCGGCTTCGAAAATCTTATTATTTTCATCCATGCAGGTGAAGTTTTCGGTTACCGAAGTCTGCAATTTGAATAATTTGATAACTTGATCTTTAGTTAAAGTGGTTTTCTTATCAAAAGTTACTACAAATTTGAAGTTATCTCCTTCGGAGCAATCTTCATATTTTTTGAATTTTTTATCATCATCTAATTTATCTAATACTTGCAAGTAAGATCTTAAATCGCTACCATAAGGAATATCCAATAAAGTTACTACATTTTTATCAATGGTAAAGTTTGCGGTGAATAGCCATTTGAAAGCTTGCGGATTTTCGGGGTCGCGTTCAACTGTACCGTTGAAGTTTCCGACAAAAGGTTTAACTTTGTTGATCAACTCTAAAGCTTTCTGGTCACCAGACTCTAAGAAAACTTCGATACATTTGATAATGGAATCTACCGGACGGGCTAAGATATTTTGAGCGAAGCCAGAACTTACCCCTTTACTTCCGTTTACGAGAAGAATTGGAAGTTCTGGGGTGAAGTACATTGGTTCAATTTTGGTACCTTCGAAAGTTTGACCTACTAATAATGATTTGTCGATGTCAAGGAAGATTTCGCGTAAGCGATTATTCCCAGCTGCGAAGATATAACGGCTAGCGGAAGCTTCCGGGATAGCGCGAGTACCAAAGTTACCTTTGCGCTTTAATAATGGAATTTGGTTAGTGGTTAAGTAATCTTGACCTAAGGTCACCACTACTCCATCTAAACTCCCGTGAAGATAATCAGCGTATTCTGCGGCTTTGGAAGATAATTGGGAAACTTTAGTAAGCTCAGTAATCTTTTTGTCCAATACCGTGTAGATAACTTTACGGCTGGCATTCTTTAGTCCATCGACTAAACTGGCAATTTTTCGCAAGTTATCGTAACTTGCTTGATTTACATAATCCTGCTCGAAGAAGCGAACTGCGTTGATGACGGAATTCTGCATTTAGTACTCCTAATAAATAAATGTATTGTGTATTATAATAACAAAAGAAATATCTCGTCAATTCGCTCCTAAATTGATGAGACCTTCAAGAGGATCGAGTGCTCCTATCGATCCTCTTTTTTTTTACCTTTACAGTATTATAGTATACTTTTGAGTTTAGGTCAACTACTTTTGAAAACCAGCGTCGATATAAGTGAATCCATCAATTACGCGTTCGCGTAGTTCTATAGATTCTAAATCTTTCGTTGGTGTTAAGCAATAGCATCTGGATTGATCAATTTCATTCAAATCTTTAAAGTCGAGTCTCTCAATAAGACCTTCCGGGATCCCAACTTCATCAATTTCACCTAAATGAAATCTTACGACGTCTCGGACGAAGTCCGGAAATTCGTATATTTCAATGTCAGTGAACGAAAGTAATGTGATGCCTCGTATGTGACATTCCTTGAATTTGTGGAAGTGGAAATCCTCATCCATCCTTACTCCATAATGTTCAGTCGCGCTAGGTCCTCTAATTGAGTGGGTATAAATTCCATTCACCTCAATTGCTAAGTTGTCATCGATGAGGAAGTCTAGCTCAAACAGATTACCTTTCTTATTTCTAAGATCTTTGTAACCGCGAACGTGTGATTCAAATTCTACCGGGATGCTTTCAAGTATCGCTTTCATAGCCACTTCCGGTCTCGAGAAATTGCGTTTGAATAACCCTAAGAAATGCAAGGCATCATATCGCATACCGTAATTATACTCACACTCTAAAAATGCGTAAATTTCGAGCAATAACTGCGGAGTAGGTTCGGTAGTTTCTAAAATCTCTTTGTATTCCCACAACTTCGCGTAACGCGGATCGTTTGCCTTTCTACGCTCGTGCATCTCATCCTTAAATTCTTTAGTTTTAAAGATGTTTGTCGAACCGCAACTCTTCATAAAGGTCTTGGCTTTTTCTTCCTTAACCCACTCTAACTGAGATGGATTATCAACCCCATGATCTTCGCGCATCGTATTAACAAAATTTTGCTTACCTTCGGGGCTCTGCATATAATACTTATAACCCGTCTTACCTTCATGCGTATCTTCTTTCTTGCGTTGCACCCATTCAAGTTTCGAAACGTTTTCTACCTTATAACGCTCCATGCAGGTCTCTGTATACGATAAAAGTCGATCGTCTCGGTAAATCCGGCTCGTTTCCGCTCTGGATAATGTAGGCCCGCATCGCTTGAGGTAAGTATACATCAAATCCTTGTTGAGATTGAACACCTCGCTATAGCGGTAAATGAAGAGTTTTCCGTTGATGTACTGATCATACAATGATCTAAAGAGCTCTTGATCAATTTCTCTTATCGGAGATATCCCATAAACGGGCGGTCCATCGATAATTTCTCCGGTGCGAAGGTCGACAAATCGACCTTCAGTTCTAAGTTGTTCTAAAATTTCTCTATTAAATTTGTATTGTGACATTAAATTACTGCTATATTAAAATCATTTGCTAAGATTAGACGTTTACGCGTATCCGCATCATCTCCCAACCAAGCTTCCATTGCTTCTTCGAATCCTTCCACATCAAGGTTCATTCGATAGAGGATAGCATCCAAACCACCATCTTTTACAATTACCTCGATATCGCTAGGATCCAGCGTACCAAGACCTTTGAAATACATTAGGGATTCACCAGATTTGATATCTATAGATCCTTCCAAATCGAAAGTCCATCTTACCAATTTTCCATCTTTCATCGCTCCTTTAACCGGCGTATGAAGTCTGTAGAGTTTATCTTTGTATTCCGGTAAGAATTTACAGATAAACCCCATCAATAAACCCGCCACGTGCGCGCCGTCTGGGTCCATATCCGAGCTGATTACGATCTTCTTAAAGTCATTTTGATGGATAATAGCTAGTAGTTCACTCAATTCCTTGTTTGCGGCGACTTTTTGGGCACTCGATTTATACGCGTTTAAGGGTTTCCCTTTTAATGCGTAGTATGCGATTCCTTTGCGTCCTAAAGCTGGAACCAAACCGCCCATCGCGGAGTCCCCCTCCACCAACATCAAAATCTCCCGATCCCCTTGAGCGTCTAAGAACTTATCCGATTTGATTTTAGTCTTTTTCGCATCTTTGATCGCTTTCTTCTCTACGCGAAGTTCGCGAGCTTGGGTAGTCGCTTTGATAAAATCCTTAATCTGTTTTGATTTCTTAACTTTTTGAACTAGCGCATCCAAGTTACCGAGATATTCGCGAGTTTCTTTTGTTGAGTTGGTGATCTTCTCTTTAGTTTGAGAATTGAATCGTAGGTTCTTCCAGCCTCTTCCAATAAAGACAATCTGTAAGGTGTTCAACACATCAGCCCGAGTACAGTTAAGTCCTTTTGTCTCCGACAATTCTTTAACAATTTCTTGCAGGATAAGATCGATATGACTACCACCATCCGGGGTATTCAAACCGTTTACTACACTAAAATGACTAGTTTTTTCGCTGTTAGCGATGACTAGTACTTGATAGTTATCCGTAGAATGCTCAACGAATGGAGTCTCTTCCGTGGTGAATAAATTGGAAATTCTTTTAGGTGTTTTGATTCGTTTACCATCAAAGTAAAATTTGATATCCGGATAAGTTAGTGATAATACTACTAATCTTGTACGAATGACATCTTTAACATCTTCGCCGATTTCAGCCAAGCTGAATTTTGCAAGATCAGGCCAGAATGTGATAGAAGTACCGGGTTCGGATTTCTTATAATCAATGTTACAGCTATGCAATAAAGCGTTATCCCGCCATTCTACTTTAGTAGTAGTGTCTTGAGTTTTGGTAACACAAACAAAACGTTTGCTAAAACAGTTTGTGGCGAATGCCCCAACCCCGTTGGTACCCATTTGACCTAAGTTATCTTCATCATTGAAGTTACTGCCGGCTCGAGCGTTTCCTAAAGCAATCACAACTGGCAAATCTTCGAAGACTTCGCGTTTCGATGTTCCACCATTCATTGCCAATTTCTTAAATTTCTCCGGCATTGGGAAACCAGTAGAGTCATCTTGCACTTCTACTTTATCTTCAGAAAGTTTTACTTTAATAGTAGAACCTTTGCCGGTTTTGATAATAACGTCGACGGAGTTATCAATCACCTCGTTGATGATTTTGATTAATCCTGGTGCATACGTTAATTGCTTAGTTTGAAGTTTTGGTTCCTCAAACACATTTTCAAAGATAGCCGTTTCGTGTTGTTCGTTGCTGACAGAACCGATATACATACTTGGACGGTGAACAATATGTTCTCTGTCGCTTAGCTTCTTAATCTCAAATTTTTCTTTAGACATTATGATCTCCCAATCTCCTATTGAATTTTGATGTATTATAATATAACTAAAATTAAAAATCAACCATCAAAATTTCGGTCACCGAAACTTGAAAGGTTCAAAATATTTTGAGAATAAAAAAAAATCCCCAAACCTTCACTTTAGTGATAACTTGGGGATTTTTAGATTTCAACTATCTCACGTTGGAGAGATCTTTTAAATTAAACATTAACTACAAACTTCGTACCAAATTCACTTTCCAAGTAATTTTGGAATGCTTCCCCTACAGATTTTGCGGTGGGTTCCGGTGCGTTCATTGATAAAGTGTCGATCTTAAGAAGTTTAAGCTCTTCCACTTCCATTGTTTCCGCTTCTTTGATCTTCTCCGCGTAACGCGGGATCTCCAAGAAACGAACTTGATCGTCTTTGATTAAGCGTTTAAGTTTGTTAACCGTCTTGGTGTCGTAGATTTCTTTCGTTTCTACCGGCGTTTTAAGAACGATCTTATTTCCGGAATCCTTCCTAATTCCACTAACTGAACAAGTCGAACAAACTTCGAAATTATCCGGTTTAGCAATAGAAAGCGAAGTATAAAGAATAGCTTTTTCAATTACGCTATCGCAGCAAAGGAACAAAATCATACGAAATCCTCCTGCGTTAACTCTAAACCTTCGGCTAATTTCTTAAACGCTTTGATGTTTTGGATCGCTAAAGTCGGATTAATCTTGGCAATCTGGGCAAATCCTAAATCACCCACGATTTCCGTTTCTGCACGATCTAAGCGGATACCGCTAGCGGCTTGCATAATTGGAGAAATGGAGATCACGTAGTCCACTTTAATGGTATCATTTTCGATATCATAGAATAGCTTTTCATTAGTTTCGCGTTTACTAGAATCTAACAAAGCAATCTTAGCATCGAAAAGTCCTCTTTGTAAACTATTCAATTTTTTGATTACGCTATAATGCTCTGGGTTAAAGAACACAATAGCTCTATCGTTTCCAACCCGATCAACAAACTCTAACGCACCTTTAAATGCGCTGGTTGTGTTACAAGGTTGGCCCCCAAATGCGACTTTTTCAAAGATTGAAGCAAATTTCAAGTCGATATTAACCGGAATGAATTGGCCATAACATTTCAAATATTTTAACCAAAAATATTGATCTTCGTGATCTTGCACGCTGGCAAAATCTACGAAAACTTCTCTCTCACTATCGCTTTCGCTTTCGCTTGCTTTACGGATTTGATTTTCACAAGCTGTCAAATAATCGAGGTAGCTAAACAAGCTAGCATCAAAATAATCTACATCCTGTAATGGTTCTACAGATTCCACTAAAGATGTAGGAGTTTTGAAACCTAGTTTGAATTTGCGGTTCTGTGGGGCTTGCGGGTCTTGCATATCAAAACTCCTTAGGTATTACACTGCCGTGTGCGCAGTCGGGATAACGATAGTAGCTTCTTCGCTTTGAAGGATTGCGCGGAACGTGCTAGCTTTCTCAGAGAATACTAAACTTAAGTTAAATTCGTTGCCTAATTTACCAAAGAAACTTGCATCTACTACCACTGAGCAATCTTTTGAAGATTCCCCTTGGATTTTGAATTTATATGAGTTTGATGATGACATTAATACGTCAACATCTTTCACGATAAATTCAATTTCACCGTTACGAGAATGAATAACCACTTTAGAATTCGCAATTGCCGCCGACGCGGTTTTAATGCGATTGATAGTATCTTTAGTGATAGTGGCGTTCAGGGTTGGATTCACCGCTAAGGTTTGGGTTACGGCGCGTTCGATATCGATATCTTGCAGATTTTGAATTAATCGGATATCCGAGGTCACGAATTTCGCATCACCCGTAACATCTTTGATTTTTAATGTAGCGTCATCCAAAGTAATTTCTGGTTCTTCGAATAACGAGATAACTCGTTGGAAATTCGAAATGTTGTCGTAGAAACCGACATCTTTCGCATCCGGAGTCTCGGATTCTACCATACCGAAAAAGGTTTTTGATGCATCCGTAAAGTAAGTTTTACCATTCTTTACGATCGCCGTTTCTGTAAAACGTCCAATAACGTTCAATGAATCTAAAAATTTCAATTTGTACTCCTATAAAAATAATACTGTTGAATATTATAATAATACCATTACTATAAAAATTCTACCAATTCTGCTAATAAAGTTTTAATTTGTTAACGTTTAAACGCTTCTTCGAAGATTTTGTCGAAGTCTGGTACATCCGGTTTGTTAGGTTTTTGGAATTCACCAGGAATTGAAACTCCTTGCTTACGCAAAGATTCCAAGATTTGTTCACCTAACTTTTGGGATTCTGATTTTTGTTCCATAATTTGCTCCTATTGCCTTAATATCTTGAAATTATACGCTTGACGCGTAAATTCTTCAACTTTTAGTTACCAGCATTGGTCTCGCCACGGGCCTGTTTAAGATTTTGAACCGCTTGATCGATCAGCCCAGATTGGATCTCCCGCTCAAACGGTAACATGGAATCTACGTCCAATTTGGTGAATCCGTTAATGACTAACTTGTGGTAAACTTGGTACATCGCCGCGATAGAATGCGTGCTCAAAGATTTTACTACAAACTGACGATCTACGTTAACCAAATTCTCAAAGTTGCATAAAATGCATCTGCTAGTTAAAGTATGTTTAAACTTTGGAAATCTCGCTTTCAGCGATAGAGTCAAATCCTTAACATCTTCCATATTTTTGAGATCTGGTCTCTGCTCAAAATAATCGAACACTTCCGACATTTTGATTTCTTCGAGTTCTAGAGACTTTAGGTCACCTAAATCTTTAAGCTTAGCATCTCGGAATCTTTCGATCTTATCAAACAAGCTAAAGTCTAACATATCTTCCAACATAATGACGGATTCAGTTACCCGATTGCATTTTGGGCATTTGTATTTTAGATGGCAATCCCCACCATTTGAAATCTCGCGCACTTTAAGCAGGCAAGCTAATTTCAAATCTTCCGGGAGATTTTCCGGAACTCCATACAACTTGCAAATATGCGTAAACGCAATATCCTCATCTTCCTGGATAGCTTGGGCTTCCAACGCGGCTTTCTCAATTTGTGAAGAGATAGGAGAAAGCGTAACACTTTCCCCAGTAGCTAATATTTTGAAGTCGATTTCTAAACTTAAAGTCGGGTTCTCCAAAATTCTTCCTCCTCGGTGAGTTTATGAGAAGTGACGGTTACCGTTGCCCAATTTTCGGATCTCTCTACGCCAGAATCTTCGTCTTCAACCAAAGCCTCTAAAACCTCGATCGTGCAAGGAGTTTGCGATTTCGCAAAGTTTGCATCCAGCCCGAATGTCACCGCATAGAACATATCCACTAATTGATAGACTCGCTCTTTGAGTTTTGCAATATCTTCAAATTTTGCCAAATTATCCTCCAGATATTTTTGCAATTTTTGATTTAATACAGATTCCTCTATAACGGTATTCACCTTAAAGACTCTAGGCTCTACAATCTTAACGTTTTTGATCTTATCCGGGTAACCAAGATTACGATCGGCAAATTCTCGGATTTCTCGTAGGATTGCGGTTGACGCATCTACTACAAGCTCTTCCTCGGTTAGCTTATGATCTACCTGATATCGATAAACTACAAACTCTGCCAGTTCTTGCAAACTCATTCCTCTGAATTTGGCAAAGTTTTGCATAAGTTGGGTTAGAGTAAATCTCAACAAATCCGGAGTAATTTCTACGTAATCTTTAACTAACGGGAATTGGATATCCTCTCCATACCCCCTCATATCGTTAGGTCTTACTAACAGAGTTAAGGACATGGAATCATCGGTTTTCTCCGAATATTGACGGAAGTCGGTAATCGGGTAGAACACCGCTTCTCCGGTTTCATTCGGGAGAATGATATAGTCGCGTTCCTGGTGAACTCCAAATTCGCTAGTATAAGATTCGAAGAATTCGCGATCGCCAGAACCTTTACCGTTTAGTAATAATTGCGAACCCGCAAAGAGTTCATTGTATTCAATTCCTAACGGAGTTGGCGCAATGTTGTCCAATCTTGCGATGATGACGGTTTTGGTAAACGCCAAACAGGCTAGTTCGTTCTTAGGATCGAAACATACTAATTTTTGATAGCTCGGAACCGGTTTGAAATATTCCAACTGGTCTTTGAGGTAGAGATTATGAATATCATAAATCTTTGGTTGATGTCGCTCGTTATACAAACGATAGCGATCATACAACAAAGGCACCAAAGCGCTCAAATCTTGGGTATCCCAAAGACTGAGAATACTTAGATCATTTTGACGCTGATCAATTACTTTGTTGATAAAGTCTACTACCGTGCTTGCCAACATATAAGTATTCGAACCTTTGTTGGTTTGGAATCCTTTTAGGTTTAGCATTCCAAGTAAAGTCTCCAAGTCCTTTTGTTGAGACTTTTGCTTATCTTTGATTTTGATATTATCTCTATACGAAGCCATTAGAGGTCTCCTAGCATCATCTCTTTTGGAATTTCCGGAGCCGGAACTTCAATCACATTTGCTTTGTTTTTGGCTTTAACTGCTTTTGGGATTGGGTTATTATCTGCAAATTTTATCGTAAACGATACTTCTTGCACACCCGAAAGCTTGAGTTGTTCTATTAAATCTGTAATGTTTAAATTCATTCGATACTCCTTCTACTGCTTCTACTACTATTAAAGTTTATGTTATTATAGATTAGTATTATACCAAATACCACTTTTATTTTTGAAATGTTGGAGTTTCGGTGACCGAAACTTTGAACCTCTTAAAAAAATTTTTTTTTGCGAATCTAATAATAATATAAATATGTAAATCATTCTATACTATTATTCATTAAAACCTAACGAGTATTCGAGGAGTTCAAGTTGGGATTATTTCAAAAGTTATTCGGTTTAAAAGGGCCGACAGATTTCGCAAAAGCGGGTACCGACAAACCCGCGGAAGATTCGCTTAACGAAGATTTTACCGGTTCGTTGGGTGGTAGTATGCCAGGTTTTGGTTACGATTCTACCGTAGGTTTTCAAGGTAATCCAAGTTTCGGGTTGGGTGGAGCTATTGGTGGTGAAGGCAACTTTATTGGCGATAGTTTCTGGGATGTTGGTGGCGTCTTTACTCGCGCTTACGGCAATCCAGGTTTGCAAGAAGTCGAGAAATCTTACATTATGCACCAACGCGCCATTTCGTTATACCCAGAAGTAGCGATTGGTATTGAAGAGATCATGCGCGATCTTTTCCTTAAAGATGATCCTTTAGTGTTAGAAACTGAAGGCGAAGATGATAAGCAATTTGAAGTGGTAAACGAAATCTTCAATGAGTTCAAAAAGAAACCTTTCGTGGTGATTAACGGAATTAAAACCCCAGATGCTTTGATTACCTTTAACTTCTTAAAGCAAGCGTATATTGATGGTCGTATGTGCGTATTGAGCTTAGCAATCGACGCCAACAAATTCGTAGGTAAAGAAAAAGCTAACGCTAAAAATATGCATGGGATGTCCGGTACCTTGTTGAACGAATCTATGGTACATTGGAAATCAAAAACTGCGTTTATCAACCCAGATCGTATCACTGAAAAGGGTGTGGAATATTTGATTGAGTCTGCAAACGATTTCTACGAACCTCTTTCGGTTACCAAAGATGGCGCCAAAACTCGATTCGATAAAAAGACTGGCAAAGCCATCCGCGATCCAAAAGGTCTGCACGATGAGGAATCTAACGATAACTCAAACAAAATCCGGGTGTTCATCCCAATCGATCCTTTGAAAGTAGTTGAACAAGATGGGGTTACCTACTATCAAGCGGGTCGTTCAAACAAAATGGAACTTAAACCAGAACAAGTCATCCAAAGTGACTTTGGTCTTTTTGATGTTACTGGGGCGCGCCACGGTTTCTTATTGTATGCATTCAAATATGCAAACCAATTGCAAGCCTTGCAAGATATGTTGATCCCGATGCGTTTTAGACGTTCGGTGGCTCGACGCGTATTCAATGTGGATATTTCAAACTTACCGCAAAATCGCGCGCTAGCGTATATGCAAGATCTTCAAACGAAGTTTAAGTATAAGAAACGCTATGATGCTACCAGCGGTAAGATCGTAAGCACCAACAACGAACCTACCGGAATCGTAGAAGATTATTGGTTTGCTAACCGCTCTGGAAGTAAAGGTACCACAGTAGAGACCATCGATGAAGCGGGTAACTTCCAAGATAGCTTGGATGATATCATGTACTTTAATAAGAAACTCTATCAAAGTATGTTTATCCCGTTACGTCGAATTTTCGAAAGCGAAGCGAGCTACGATTACACCGCAAACTCCATCGAAGTGGATGAACTAAGATTCGTTAACTTCTTAGATCGTGTAAGATTCGTTTACTCGAATGTTTTCACGGAGATGTTCCGTCAAATTCTACGAGATAAACAGGTTCCGGAAGATTACATCTTGGATACTTACATCTCGTTGAACTACGAAGCTTGGTATGAGAAAGCTAAAGTCAAAGAAGACTTTGAGAAAGCATTAGATCTTTACGAAACCGCAAAACCTCTAATCGGTAAATTGTTTAGTGCCGAAACCGTAATTGATCGGGTATTCGATATGTCTGCTAGTGATGTTCAAGATGAGTTTGATAAGATCAAGCAGGAAATCGATGAAGGTAATACTTACTATCCGATTTATCAAGCTAACAAAGAACAAGATGATGAATATTAACATCAATTAAAGTTATAATATAAAACAATCTCCGATTTATCGCTAACATCACCTACGGTGTACATCGCGAAATTTTGGAGATTTTTTTTTGAACCTTCAAAGTTTCGGTCACCGAAACTCAACAACTTCAAAAAAAAAAATCTCGAAATAATCGAATTCTACACTTTAGTGTAATGATCGAGGTTTTCGATTTTTTTTTTCAATTAAAGAGTTTTATTATAATAAACTAAACATCATTCATCAATTCATCCGCCACCGCGGAAAATTTTGAAAATGAACCTTCAAAGTTTTGGTTACCGAAACTCTAACGTTTCAAAAATAAAAAAAAATCTCCACGATTGTGAATCTAGTGGAGATCTTTTATTATATTAAAACTATATTAACGTCTTAAGTCTTCGCGTTGCATTACGGTTGCGATGCTTTCGAAACCGGTGTTGGTTACGCGTAAGCGAATGTACTCAGCAACCCCAGTAGGAAGAATGTAAACGTCTACGATCAATTCATTATTCGCCATTGTTTCTGGTGAGTTGTTACGATCACTACAATCTACATAGAAATCTTGCAAGCCACCTTCTGCTTTGAACGAATTCAACATTGGAGAAAGCGAACTTACTACACCTTGCATTACGTAATGATTGATGTTTTCCATCACGAATTGGCGTAAAACGCTTGAAGCATTTTGGACAATCGCGTTAGTCATCGAGCGAACGTGCCAGCTAATAAACGGATCTTCCATTTCTGCTAAAGTTCGGTTGCCCCAAACTACGTTTCCAACACCATTCATAGCAACAATCGGATTGATATTGTGACTATACAAGATATCGCGATGAGCTTGCGAAGGATTGAAGATTAGGCGAACGCCTGGTTTCAATACGCCACGACGAACACCCGCAGAAGCTTTATGAGCTCCGTGTTTATCGTTAGTTTCACAACGAATACCAGCCAAGTCGCCAGCCACGTTAATTAAACGATGTTTATTGTTGTAAGTATCATAAGTAGCAAGATAGTTACCGCCAATAACCGCGTTATCATATTTCAATACCATAGCATTTACAGTTTGCGCAGAATTACCACAACACGCTGAACCATCTACGATATGCATACTTTCACGCCAATCCACCATCGCATCGATCATATGAATTGGATTTTTGCTAGCAAATAAGTTGTAAGGAGCCCCGACAATTGCGGTTACCGTTCCGCGAGCTCTTGCCAAATTCACCGCGCTTAAACCTTCATCCATTTCGTTAGCGATGATCACATCAAATTTGTAGGTATCTTGATCTTCGAAAACTTTATAAGCGTTCTCAATATCGGTTACCGAAACTTCAGCATCTAATCCACCTAAAAGTTGTAATGGGCGATTGATATCTCTTGCGCTAAACGCAGTAGACCATAATGTACCAATACCGCGACGAGCAAAGATGTAATTAGATTTTAAGTTAATCTCATCTACGATGAAGTTACCTTTACCAGTGCGATTTTCGGAACCTACGAATTGTTCAACTACTTGGCCATCTAAAGCTACCAAAACCCCTACATTTCCAGCAGTAACTGGTTGACGGAAAGCTTGGTCTACCACTACGCCATCAAACGCCAATTTTGCTGAAGTTAAATCCGCAGCGGAGTAATTCACTTTGAAATCTTCCGGTTTTACGATAGCGATTTGAACACTGTTGCCCCAAGAACCTGGAGATCTTGCCCAGAAGCTCATCGGTGAGTTAACATCATTCCAAGCGTATGAATCACTGTAAAGATCGAAAGCATCCGGAGATTCGATGAACGCTTCGTTCGCCACAGTACCTACTGGATCTGAAGTTGGAGTGGAATTGAATTTTGATAGAGTTGGCATTTCTACTGATGCGTTAGTGGCACCAGATAAACGCATTAATTGATCATCTTTGAAGACGTCAAATTTTAATTTTGGAACAAACACGAAGTTGTCTACATCTAAAACGGTATAGATAGCACCATTGTTCGCGTTGTCACCGGAAATGGTAAAGCGATCAAATTTTTTGAAAACTTTCTTGATACGATCGATGTCACCTTTCTTGAAGCCGAAAGGATTTTTGCCTGCTAGTTCGAATGATTTGATAGAAACGTCAACGGTAACATCAACATCTACGCCAACGTCGGCACAAGCATCGAAAGTATGATCTAAGTTTGCTGCACGAGAAACGAAGATACCTGGATGGTATTCTAAGAATCGCGCCACTTGGAAGAAATCGTTATAGTTGAGATCATTCGGGGTACCGAAATGGGTCTCAAGTTCACGAATGTCGGTGATCGGTAAAGCATAACCTACCGGACCTTTGCTAAATTTACCAGCGAATGCGGCGCGGATAGCAGAAGGGTTACGTCTTGCAAAACGTAACGCTCTTTCTTCCCCGTAAACGCCTGGAGATTTATATGCCATTGTTTTAACCTCTTTTTGTACGTACTTAAGTTAATATGCTTAACTTTATTAAAGTTAATATGTAAAGTTATTAATATTTAATAAACATAAAATACGCACTAAAGAGATCAAAACCTAGGATCGGAGACCCTTCATAAACTCCGCGGTAGCGCGATCTGCTTTGAGCTGATAGATTCGCTCTAAAATAATATCATGGGTCATTACTTTCGGTAACCGATCTTTCTCAATCATCGAAAGTAATCCGGATTTTTGGAGAAGTTCAAATTCTTTTTGATAGTCTTCCGGTGTTATAGTTTTATCTACCGCGTTAAATTCTTCTTCGGTTACCCGACCATTCATCATCGCGATTTCCAATCGAGTTTTACCTCGTTTAGCCAAAGCTTGTTGTTTGCGTTGTTCTTTTGCTTCTTCTTTTTGAATGATCTTCTGTTGTTTCTTCATTTCGCGTTCCTTAATCTTTTCCTGTTGTTTGCGTTCACGCAAGATCGCTCGTTTTACTCGAGTAAAAATAATCTTATCTTCAAATAAACATAAAGAACTTAGCAATCTTAGCTCACCAGAAATTTCACAGCGATAATACATCGCCATACGTAAACGCATTACGCGATTGCGTAGTTCTTTATAGGCATTCGGGAATTGCTCCGGATCGGTATGCTCTAATTGTTGTACTACATCGAAATAGTATAATACCGTTTCGCGGTCGCATACTAAAATTGGAACCGCTTGCCCATCAATGTGTAAGAAATCTGGTGTCACATTAAAATTCATATTTTACCCTCATTATGCCCAGGTCACCACATCACCGTTTACGGTAAGACCGTAAGCTTCTAATTCTTCGCGAATAAAGATTCCATTAGGAATGAAGATAGAGAACTCTCCGCGGTTCGCGGCTTGTTCTATAGCCTCGAGAGCGCGTTGAACTTTAGCTTTAGTGGCTTTTTGTTTCATTCGCTCTTTGAAAGAGGCATCCGGTTCCGCGGTTGCCCGCATTTGTTTTACCAATTCGAGCAATTTAGATTTAGCTTCTTGTTGATCTTCTGGTTTGGTGTTTTGGATAGTGCGCGCATTATTATTGATGCGCACAGGCATCATTTCGCACATAAACACTTCATCTTCGTGGATAAGCACCTCATAAACGTGGCGGTCTACCGCACACCAAGCAAATTCGAAATTATCTTCGTAGAAGCAACTTCCTACAATAATGCGATCCGTTACTCGTTTGATCAATTTTACCTTACAAGAAGCGTCACCGTAGGTGCAGTTTTCTAAAACTTTAAATTGATTGCCATCCTGGTCTTCCCAGACATCCCCTTCGAAGTAACGGACTTCTTTGAATTGTTTAACGGCTTGCGGATCGAAAAGGGCTAGATCATCCGCAGTAAGAACATCGCTGAAATCTTCACCATTACGCTCATTTCGCGCATTTCGCGCATATTCGCTCTTATAGACCCATTGCTTATCCCCAACATGCGCAAACCCAAAGTAACCAGAAGGGGAGGTTTTGGTAATCTCCACAGTAGCGCGTTTAACTGCTTTTAAAAAATATGGCATTATGCACTGGTTCGAATCCACATCTTGCACTTCATAAACATTACCTTGTAAATCTTGTACGTAATCGCCTCGTTTGAATTTTGTCATAATCTTAATCTCCCGATGATTGGATGAATTATCTTTATGTGGAGTATTATAATACATCTAAAAATAGAAATCAACCACTATTTCAATTTTTTTTCGTAACTTTTGAGTTTTGGTTACCGAAACTTTCAAGTTATAATTTCAAAAAAAAAATCTCGAAAACTACACCGACTGCACCGACTGCACTTTGGTGTGAATCTTCGAGATCCGAGGGTATTGGAATCTAATTAGCCCTATTAACCGACTAGGGTTAATTTATCAGCAGTTAGATAATCCGGACCAGTAGTGATAAGCGAATCTTCAGACGCATAGATCCATTTTTTATCGCCCGCTTTCTTAAAGTCACCATCTTTGCCGTTGTTGTCAGTATGGGTAACTTTTTTGCTAACGCGTTTAACCGCTTCTAAAAGGTATGGGATTGAGGGAGTAGCATCGTTTACTACTTTGTAAGTGTTGCCATTGTTGTCCATTACTAAATCGCCAATTTTGAATTCTGTCATTTTAAATCTCCTGGGTTTTTTAATTTTACACCGTAGGTGTCTTATCTCTTATGGGATGTATTATAATAGAAACTTAATTAAAACACAATACCTAAACTAAAGATTTTACCTATCAGTGCAATAGATTTTACCAATAAAAAATCTCCGCAATTGCGGAGATCTTTTAAATTTTAAGTTCGCGTTAACCTACTAACACTGGAGCTGGGTCTACCCATTTTTCTTGCAATTCTTCCATCAATCTTTCAATATCAGCTTGAGCTTCACTAATCAAGCGATCATAGTTGATAGTAGCCCCACCGACTAAACTTTGAGAATATTTACCAACAATTTGACCCCAAAGTAATTGACTTTTCGCTTTAGCGAAATCTTTCACCCAACTTTCATTAAAGATCAAATCAAATTCTTCGTCTACGCGATATCTTGCTTGACCTTTAATAATAAGAATAGATTGATTAATATCCCCTAGAATTTTACAAGTTCGTTTAATGGAATCCCATTTGAAAGGAATGCAAGTTTTACCATTCTGGTAAGTCACTTGCGTAACCTCATCCCAATCGATAAAACGAAAACTGTAAGTTTCCGGGTGTCTTAAATCCACTTCAACTAACTCTGCAGTCTCAAAGAAACCGTAAACCACATCCGTGTAAGTTTTTACGGTGTCTCTAATAATTTGATGAATATGCTCGTCAGTAAGTTCAACTTGGATTACTGGTTCCCCCAACATCAAACGAATGTATTTGACCAACTGGTTAGCAGTTGAAATTTCTCCGTAGAGGTTAGGGCTTAGAAATGGACTTTGATTCATCATTAGAAATCCCATTTGTTTGCTAATATATTGGCATCAATTTTGGGTTTGAGGTCATAAAACACAACGGTTTTAATTATAATGCTTGGCTCTATTTCATGCTTTTTAGCAATAGCTTTTAGGCATTTCTCAAAGTCTGTGCACTTCAAACTTTCTTTGAGTAAGAGATCTTTGCACTCTTCCAACTCACCTAAAATGCTACTATCGACTAGAGACCCTAAAACGCCTTCCGGAACTTCGTCGCTAGAAACCTCTTTGTTATGCTGGTGATATTCGCCATAGATAATGTTTTTCACCACGCTCGTAAGATATGCGAAAGCATTAACCCGGTTACCGGAAATCTCTGAACGCTTTAAAGGATCGAAGTTTTCGCGATAGCGAACCCATCGCTCAAACGCTAAAGATCCCAATTCATCTTCGCTTAAGTGACTATTACGCCCAAAGGTACGTAAGCATCTACGACATAACAATAGGATTAATTCATAAGCTCTAGCCACTTCATGTTGTGTCGGTTCGACATAAGGTGAAACTTCTAATGCTTTCTTAAAGTTTTCTTGAACTAAAGGATTCGATTTATTTCCTTTAAATTCTATCATATACTTCTTATAGTTACTATAAGCTTCATCGAAGATTTCGCGGGCTTCGGTGGTGCACTCCCGTGCCGGTTCTCCGAAATTGCGACAATTTCGACCAATTGAAAGCATTAGGGCGAGTTCATGTTCATTGATGTATTCACTCGCCATTTGATTAACCTCTTGTTAGAGTTGCTTTAGCAGGGCGACCACGACGTGCTGGCTTCTCTTTTGATGCTTCCGCTTGATCGATCAATGCTTGGTCTTTTAAAGAAACCTCGATTTGTTTCAAATCCCTAACCTCGTGTGAATGATTATCACAGTCCGGTTGGACTTCAAATTTCTCCGAGCATTCTAATTTTTGCTCAATGCAATCTACTGGTTTGCAAGCCGGTTCTTCCGGTTTAGGTTCTTCATACCAAACTTCAATGAATCCGCGACGAATAAGACCTTGCATCTTACCTTGGAATTCGCGATTAATATCTCGCTCTTCTAAAAAGTCCCCTTCAAAAACATTTTGACCATTTAAAACAAAATCCTTACGGATACGAATTTTCTTATGGATAGGTTTACTACATTTTGACATCTATTTTACCTCTGCTCCTCAAGATCGGTTGACTACCAATCTAATAAAGATCCTAATTGTTGTTCACTAATATATTTATTAGAAATCAAATCCGGTAAATTCATGCCCTGTAATTTTAACCCTTCCACCAACTTAGTAGCCGGATCTTGCACATTCTTAGAATCATCCAAGTACTCCGAAATTATCTGCTCGCGCAGAGCCATCGGAATCCCTTCTTCTAATACAAGCTGTCTATTACGGTAATAGTTTTTGCGGTAGCAAGGATCTAAATCTAAGAAATTTTCCAAGCTACCTACTTCTTGAATTCGTTTCTTCAGGGTAGCTAAACCAAATTTTTCCCGTTCAAAGACCCCACCAAAAGCTTCAAAATCATCATAGTTGAAGTAACCAGTACTAAAACTCCAAGCATCTTCACTTTCGTCCAAGAGAGCCGATTCAATCAAGTATTCGCGGACTCCCGGTTTGAACTCTTTAAAGTCGACGATTCTTGGGACGTTATCCGCTTGGTCACCCAAACATACATGTTCTAATAACCACTCTTGCATCCCATTTTCGACATCTCCGGTTTTATCGTCTACGCGAAGAATTTTGTTGGTCATCCAGCTGTATTGCTTAATCAAAGGATTGTCCTGCAATTGAATAAAGTCCTTATCCGGGGATAAGATCATTACTGGTTCCCCTTTATTCGCCGCATCTCTGGCAAGCACCAAAATCAAATCATCCGCTTCGCAATGATCCACATCTACCACTTTGAATAGGGTTTTAGCTTGGGAAGCTTTCAAAGCCTTTACAAAATTGTCAAATAAGATGTACGCATCTTTGTAATCAAATTTGGTAAAGCTTTGGCGGAATTGTTGTCTGGCGTATTTGTACATCGGGAAGATTTTCTTTCTCCAATTGCCCCTACCGGAAGTTTCATCCAAGCAAATTACAATCTCTGTCGCGTATTCGCGAAACATGTTGATGTGCGTGCAGAGAACATTCAACATCGAAAGATTGAACTCTTTTTGATAGAGTTTCAAATCCACGAAATCCGCTTTGGTTTCTTTAAGAATCCCGGAAGCTAAACCGTGCGTACATTTATGAAACGCTGAACTTAAATCGATTAAAATCATTGAATTTTTACCTCAAAATAAACGTAATTTGTTTGATTGGTTTATATTATAACGTTAAACCATGTAAATTACTATCAATTTTTTCCGGTCTTTGATCGATTGGGGTTACCGAAACTGGCTTTAAGTTTGGTTTAACTGTAGGTTTCGATTTCGGGATGTTATGCATAAAGTTATCCACCAGGTCGAAAGAACTTTCAATTTTTTCCGGCGTTTGTGGTGCTCGTAAAGTTTCGGTAACCGAAACATCCGGAGTCTGGGGAGTCTCGGAAACTTTAGGTGTGAGTGGCTCCGGATTTCTCGGAACCGAGAATCTCAACTTATACAAATTTTCTACCCTTTGCATAGCTTCGGAAGCGATCTTTTGAATCGCCTCGCTAGCATACATTAAATCATCTTCATATTTCATAATTCATAAACCCCATATCTCTACCAATCATCCAAGCTTCCAAATACCGGAACATCTCGAATATCATAATTCATACTTTCTACCATTCGCTCTAATGGCTGCTCGAATTGTTTCTGGAAGTTGGTTTGATAATCGAAAATCCCATCTTCTTCGATAATTTTCGCAATTTTTGAGTCACCAAAACTGATGATCTCGGTTCCAAATCTATTCGGGGTTAACAAATAACAACGCTTGTATTTCTCTCCGGGTTGTAAAAGTTCGATCGAATCTTCCAAACCTTGTTGTTTCACCCAGTTGTTATGGGCAATCGCCGCCTTAGAACCTTGAGGGATCCCCTTATCATTGATATTGTAATCCAACGAACTTACGCCTTGAACCGCACAGATATCTTCTAACGGTTGATCTTGATATTGAAGTTTGGTTTCATCACGCCACTTACGAACCCCGTACTGATCATTGTCCAAAATTACAGTAATAGATTCTTGTAATTTTTTCTTAACCCAAGCTGGGGTACTAGATCTTGCGATTTCTAACCCCATCGTTTTGATATAAGGATCATCTAAACTGAATCGTACGCCTTCGGAGTCCAATACGCGGGCCGCGTAACGTTTCTTGGCTACGAAGAACGCTCGATCACTAATAATTTCTCGCTCTACCCCAATTTGGGATGGATCATCAATGTTTAGGATTTCTGCGTATTCTGCGATAGAATCTTGGATAATTCGTTGAATGACTTTCTTTTCAAAAGAATCTACCCAATCGATAATTCCTGGAGTCGACGCATCCGCGTTTTCTCCAAATTTGTGGGAGACTATGGGTTGTAGTGTGTAGTAAAAACTATCCGTATCCCCATAGCAGATATACGGTTTCTCCGAGGGCAACAAAGCTTGCAGTTCACGTTCCACGTTGCTTGCCACCAATTGTATAAAGAAGCGACCGCTCGAGGTAATGGCGGCGGCCATATCCGGATTAGCCAAGAGGAAGAAGGAATTTGCGAGTGCGCCGTATAACGAGTTGATCAAAATCTTCAAAGTCATCTGGGTGATGTGATCACTAGCCACTGCGGATTCCAACGTTTCGATAAAACCTTCCAATTCTTCTACCGAGCAAGTATCAAACCAACTTAAATCTTTTGCTAATAATTCTTCTACTGTTAACTTCTGCATTTTATTCTCCTAATAATATGTTAAGTATTATAATAAACATCTAACATAACTTCAACGAATAAAAAATCTCCAAATCTTCACTGACGTGATAACTTGGAGATCTTTAAGATTTTTAAATTTTGGCAACCGTAACTAACCTGGGATACCAATAACCGGAGAGTTTAAGAAGATAGTAAACTTCTCTACTTCCCCTTCTGCTACCTTAGGATTCTTAGCTTTAACCATCTGGGTTACCGTAATGGTGTTACTAGCCTCGTTATTAGTAGATCCAACTACTAAGTAAGTTGCCGCAGTACCCTTAGCACTGAACGCATTCACAAAATATGAACCGGTATAGAATGGATACGGTAGTGAAATTATCGCAGATTTCTCGGCTTCTACACTTCCGTAAACCACCCCAGCTTTCGTCAACGAGTTAAAGGCGAGTTTTGCATTACCGGTAAGGTTGAAAGTTTTAATAGTATTATCAAAAGATTTTGCATCTCCCGGGGGTCCAGCTGGACCGCGTTCGCCTTGAGGACCTGGATCCCCTTTCGGGCCTTGAGGACCCGGATCTCCACGATCTCCTTTAGGACCTGGAACTCCTTGTTCGCCTTGAGGACCGGCTGGGCCTTGGATACCTCGTTCACCCGGAATACCTTGGATTCCTCGTTGCCCTTCTGGGCCTGCAGGGCCTTGAAGACCTTGTAATCCTTGAGGGCCTACATCGCCGCGATCTCCTTTAGGACCAGGTCCACCCGCCGGACCTACTGGGCCTTGAGCACCTGGGAATCCTCTTGGGCCTTCTGGACCGATTGGGCCTACTGGGCCAGTATCACCTTTCTCCCCTTTACCGCCAGAAATACCGGAAAGACCTCTAGGACCTACGTCTCCGCGTTCCCCTTTAAGACCTTGAGCCCCGCGTTCACCGCGTTCACCTCGATCACCCTTATCCCCTTTAGGGCCACGTTCGCCTTGTGGGCCTTGTAAACCTACTGGGCCTTGGGCTCCACGTTCGCCTTGATCCCCTTTGAATCCTCGTTCACCTTTTGGACCGGCAGGGCCTTGGTCTCCACGATCCCCTTTAGGACCAGTATCCCCTTTAGGACCTTGCGGACCTGGTTCACCCGGATATCCTCTTGGGCCTCTAGGACCCGGTTCGCCCACTAAATTTTGTGTATTCGAACCTTCAGAGTTTCGGTCGCCGAAACTTTCAGGGTTCGGATTTGAATTTTTACAAATTGAAGGATCCGTAAGAGCCGAATGAATTTGAGTCATCATATTCAAAGCAATAGGATCTTCGTGGAGATCGGCGCATTCGTAATTGTGCAACATCGAAAGATCCGGGTGCTCCAACAAACTCTCTTTCTTGCACGCAAAGGTAATCTCTTCAGGCTTCGAATAATCAGCGCAACGCTGATTATCGTAAGTGAAAGAATCTTTGTATTGTTTATCTTTCATTTATAATACCTTTAACCTTATTCCGAGTCCTTTTTAATCTCTTTAACCTTCTCTTTGAACTTAGCGTTTACTACGCCTTTCTCTTTCGATACTGGTTTATAGTTAACATTAACTTCGATGGCTTTATCGATGGCTTGATTGGCCTTACTTACCGCGTTGTTCTTATCAACCAGGGCTGGGTCGTTTTTCTTACCTTCAACTGATGCTTTAGCGGCTTTCTCTATGTTAACGTCTTTCAGGTCATCTTTAGCATCTTTTAAGCTTTCTTTAGCGCGTTCTTGCTCAATAGCTTTACGTTCAGCTTTCTCCGCTTTTTCTTCAGCTTTTTCTGCTTTCTTCTCTTCCTTTTCTTCCGCGCGTTCTTTATCTTCCTCCTCGCGGCGTTTTAGTTCGTATTTGCGATCTTCTTTCTCTTTCTTACGCTCACGACCTTTATCAGTAATTCCCATCAAGTCACCTACTTTCTCAAGCCCAGCACCGATTAAGCTTCCTGCGCCTTTAACCGCATCAATACCTTTGTCTAAGAAGGTTAAAAGATCTTCGTCTGTAGCTTCTGACATTAAAAGTTCTTCAAATTCTGCGCGTGCAGAATCAGAAAGTTGTCCGTTTTCATTCAAGAATGGGAAGCTCTCCCCATATTTTGAAAGACGATCTACAATACGAAGTTCGCTTTGGTTATTAGAGCCTAAACGATGGCGTTGATCGAATGTGCTGTTTGGAAGATCGATTTGTCCTTGCGGCAAAAGATCTCCACGAGCGGTAAAACGTTGATCAATTGGATCTAGGATGTTATCATACACCGCATTGAAGTTTACTTCGAATGGTTCATTGGCAATAGACCAGAAGTTACCCATATCCGGAAGCTCCGGAGTAACCTCTTTATCGGTATGTTCAACATATTGCGTGCCGTAATCAAAATCTTCCAAAGACTTAACCCGGAAGCTTTGGTAAGCGTTACGATCTTGCACTAATACATCTACGTCTTGCATTTCAGCAAAGTTTAGAAGTTCTTCCAATTTAGATTTGAATTCAATCAAAGCTTCTGGTTCTGTTGGGACTACCGCTAATGGGAATGATTTGAATAAACTAAAGAATAAATCATCTACGTTATTGTATGGTTCAACCAAAGTTAGGAAGAACGTTTGTTCTTCCGAAACTTGATGTTTTAAATCTGTGATGTTTGCGCCGTTCATTTTGTGCTCCTACTATTATCTTTCGATACTTACATTGATTGGGAAATCTTGGCTATAGATCTTACCCATATTGATTTCACTAATGCTCGCATCATACAATTTAATTCGAATACTACCATTACTGGTCATTACGAACGCTGATGTAGAATAGATGATCGATTTGAAATCAGGGTCTTTCTCTGCAATCTTCTCTACTTCTTCTTTAACGCGTCTTGGGCGTAAGAAAGCATTCTTCTCAATGAATTCTTCCCCCATAGCATCTACCGCTGGTAGAATATCTGAAACTTCGAAAACGTGCTCTTTGATATACTCTTCCGCTTTCTCTCTACGAGAAGTACTTGACTCAAAAGAGATACCATCATTTTCTTGGTAACCAGCCTCCTCGTTAGTTACGCCGTGATTTGTACGAACGCACAACCAATCAGTAACTTCTTCTACTGTAGACACATAATCTTCTTCTTTTGCCGCAGAACGTAAAGTATTTTCTGCCCCTTCTTTAGTTTTCTTGGCTTTAAGCTCTTTCTTGACATCCGCTGGAAGCGAAGATTCGATCAAGAAACATTTGTCACCATCTGATACAAAAGTACAGCCATCGAATTTCATTTCTTGGAAAGATTTCAAAGCTTCTTTCAAGGACATCTCGCGGCTTGCGCGACGCGCAGTTAATCCGTGATCCGCTTTCTTGCCGTTTTTCTTAACGGTTTTAGATTTTGAAGTACCATCCTTCTTATCCATTGAGTTGTTCAACGCAGAGTTAACGAACATCAATTCGGTGTCTCCGGATGCGTTGTTTACTCGGATACATTCGGTCCAATCCGAATCTTCATCCACCAAGAACAAAGTAGTAGATTTATCGGTTTGTAAAGTTTTGAATTGGTACACTGGATCGTATGCGCGATCGCGAATTTTGAATAACGTCCATTGTGAGTCCTTGGTTGGTTTACCAGTCTCGCGATCTCTTGGTAATTTAATTGCTACGGTAACGCACATTTTATTATCCTTTAATTTTTTGTTTAATGTATAATTTAATAGAATCCACAAATTCATTTAAGTAAGGATCATTCCCTCTAGGGAAATAATCTACGTCGATTTGGGATTCGATGTGTTTAAGTAATTCCGGGTTATAAATCTCGAAGTAACGGAATCTTTCGAATTTTGGGTTTGATGACATTTAGCAACCCTCAAAGTTTCGGTCACCGAGATATTGACCTACTAAATTCAATTTTATATCATTAGCCGCTTTCGGGATTTCGAAAATCCAGTAAGATTTTTCGCGGTATGCAATTTGTTTACTTGATTTGAAATCAAACATACTAGCAAGATTTTGGATACCCAAATCACATCCACCGAATTCACTTACTAAGATTTCGTATAGATGTTCATTCAAAAACTTATCATTATTAATGAAGGCTCTCAAAGTCCATAAGGAGTTATCCGTAGGATTTCGTTTGAAATTCTCGGCTAATTGGATGGAATGACTAAAGTCAAAACTCGGATCTACCGAACCCGAAATGAACAAAGCGAGATATTTCGCTGGAAGTGATAATGGGTAAGTTAAAATCCATTGTTCTAATTTTTGAACAAACGAAGAATTCTCGTAGACGAGATAATCCTTATCTTCTACCGAGATTTTAACTCCGCCAGGGATTTTGACACCTCGAAGTTTCGAGACGTTTGAAGGGCTAGGATCTACACCAAGCGATACTAACAACGCTCTAGCGTGATCTCTAAATTCTTTGTGGATTGACTGGATAGAATCATCCAAACAAACTTTATAGTTGTTAGTGTACAAAATAGGTCACCTAATTCTCTAAAATATAATTGTTATACTTACAAATATATTTATAGATTTTCAGTGACCTTGCTACACCGCTTGTTCTGTTTAACTTATCATTAATTTGAAATCATCAAAAGCTTGGTTACCTAGTTTTTTAACTTGATCCACCAAATTTTTGAAAGCTTCCATATCTTTTGGATCATCCAAAGTCCATTCGAAACCTTGGATCATCTCCAGGATAACTTGTTTGTTGGTTTCTCTCTCCGGATCCTGGATTTCTGGATCGACTGCAAATAAATCCTCTTCTTTGACTTTGTTGAACTGATCGGAAGATTTAAGATCCTTCGCCGCCCTTTCGACTTGGACTTGATCAAAGAATCTACGTTTGTAGAAATTTTTGAATTGTTCAAAAACCCGAGCATTGTAATCCTGGAAGAATTTGTAAGGTGTCATATTCTTAACCGAACAATCTCCATTGAAACAGTTAACATTAATAACATCCCCTTTTTGATAAAGATGCAAACGCTTTAAGTTCTTCCGAGTTCTCGAGTCTCCACAAACTGGACATCTACATGCAATGTCTAAATCCTGTTTGTGGATATCTGAATCCGCACAACCTAACTGTTTTACGCAATCCAAGAAGAATGGCGCTATTTCTCTAAATTCTAATTGATTGGTGATTGTTTGCATTTGATTTAACTGGTTTTGGTTGGTCTATAAACTAATTCTAAATCGCTAGCGTGTTCCCATTGTCTAATACCCGAAACTGGATAGTAGATTAGAAACTCGTTATCCAATTCATCTTTAGTAATTATAACCCCATCCTCTTTAAAACTCAAGCATCGAACCATATCGAATTTCTCAAATTCTGCAGGTCTCGTACAAATACGTTTAATGCAATTTTTGATGATATCGATCAGTGAACGAAGTGATAGTGAATTGTTTATATTATAATCTAATACATTATCTTCGTTAAGCACAATCGAATATTGCTTTTCAAAGTAAGGAACTTGCATCTCGCCAGTCTCGGCGTCAAAGATGTATTCTGTAAAACCGTCATTTGGAAGATAGTCCGGTCTTGCAAATTTCAATAATCCTGCGGTTAGCAGAGATTTTGAATATTTTTGCAGATCTGGTGTGGTGTTGTAGACCGTTTTCTTATCTACCCAACGAACAAACCAGTAATTGCCCTGATTATCTTTGTACGCGCAATTTTGTTTAAAACGCATTTAATTTGCTCCTTAATAGTTTTCGGTGGGGTAAGCGATTTAATAAGCGTAAGATCTTTCTTACTATACCAACGATATTCGAATCCATTAGTACATTTGTATCTCCCTGCGCTTTCATCTATATCAAAAACTACCCATTTATAACTGTTATAATCGCATAACACCTTATCATACAGAGATATCGATCTCCCAAATCTCGCGAGGCGCGGAATTTTATAATACTTGTATTTGCTTGCAGGGTCTAATATGAGGTTATTGTCTTCGTCCAACCCATCCTTTCCAAAATAGGCCTTTTTGCCCCATCTGGTCTCTATAGCGTGGATCCCAACTCCATTGATACCTACTACGCACGGGACTTTATCACCTCGGACAGTATCCCGTGCTTCAAAAACATCACTAGAATCCCAATCTAAATCAATGATAATGTTTTTATCCGGATCATGCCATTCTGGTACTTTAAACGGTAATTTCATATTTGATGGGCTCCCAATGCATATACTCCAATACTCTTACATCCCGTAAAGGATCTGGATGTTTTAAAATATCATCTATCGTAAGACCTTTAGATTTTGATCCTTCGAAAATACCTTCAATTTTTGGTGGATTGAAAGGTTGGCGTTGGACTTGGATTTTAGCTTGTTCAATTTGATTTTCATAAATGTGACAATTCGCAATATTCATAGTGACGTCGCCTACGCGAAGACCGGTAAGTTTTGCGGTAATGTTCAACAAAAACCAAGCCTGCACCATGTTGAAATTTCCACCCAAAACCACGTCTTGCGATCTTTGCGTGCTCGTCAAATACAACGTATCGTTGATTACGTTGAAATGATGCAAGAACATACAAGGTCTTAAACATCCAAGTTTGAAATATTCTGGGTTCCAGAAATTCCAAATATGCCCGCGATCGTAAGGATTTTGTTTGATTTGTTCAACTAAATCTTGGTAACTTAAACCAACTTGTTCGCTAGAAGCCCCATAGATGATCCCGGCAAAATCTTTATCCGGGTTGTACGGGGAATCCCAGTTTTCGATGTTGGCGTCCCAAGTTTTAACTCCAAGATCATTGAATTGTTGTTTTCGGGTATACCCGCGCATATAGCAAATCATTTCCAAGATCGCTTGCTTCCAATAGCTTTTTCGGGTAGTCACCAACGGAAATACATTACCATCGAATTTGATTTGATAGTTAAGTAAGGTCAAACACTTACTTTTTGTTCTTGGGTTATCTACCATTACCCCGTTCTCCAAAATATTACGCATCAGCGTAAGATATTGGAATTCGGGATGTTTATAATTAAATGAATCAATCATAATTTACTCCAACCAATCGCGCTCAACCATCCAACGATCTCTTAGAAGTTGGTGCTCTAACTCTTGCAGGGTTTGGAGAACTCCATCATCTTTGGTATCATTACAAGCCCATACCAGTTCGCGGTAATCTTCGTAATCTAACGCAGTAGGATGATAAGCGATAATATTACCAAAGCCTACGGTTAATTCTTCCGGAAGATCATAAACATCCAAGACTTCCGCACTGCGGATTTTTACCGTATGTTGATACGTTTCTTGCACATCCCAAACTGAATCTTTTAGAAGCACTTGCATACAACCAAATTTTACCGGTTGATGGTAAGTTACGCGAGCTACCAATTCCACATCATCCGAAGTTGGAAGATCTTCGATGTCGATGAAATCATCCGTGCGGATAGGATACAAAACAAAACGAGATTTGCCGGAGCGCAAAGTACGTAGAATCAGATAGTTTTGTCCATCTGCCCCTAACCAAATTTCTCCGTGATTGTACTTAAACTCAATTTTGTTTTTAATCAAATCTTCTTTGTATTCCGCGGTAGCGAGGAAACAAGATTCATTGACTAATTGATGAACTTGGCGATTGAAATCTGGCAAAGTGGTACTAGCAATAATTCCTCCAACTTCAAACACCACATAATCTACCTCGAGCGGGCTATTACCTTCAATTACATCCACTACGGTAAGCAGAACACCTTGACGGGTCTTATATTGTTGACCTTCTCTTACTAATTGTAAACGCATTATTTCTCTTCCCCAACATAAGATTCGCATTTTTCAAAAGACGCGTCTGCGCGACAACCTAATAGCGCAGTAATTTCGTTGCCTTGAGCATCGAAGAACGTATTAGAATATCGAACGAATGGTCGGAAGCCGCGAGAGCTTAGTAATTCTTCCGGGGTTACCCAATTATCATGTTCATCTTTACACATGATAGAATCCGACCATTCTTGGTAACCACCATAACAATAGATACCAACCAACGGGCCTTCGATTTCCTGATATTTTTGGATGAAAGATTTGGAACCTTTGATCACTCCACCTTGAACTTCCAACATATGACTTCCAGTCAATAATGGATGGCGTTCAAAAATGAAGCCTTGCTCATTTTTAGTAACTCCTTTCATTACTTTGATAGTTTTCGCGTCAGCGGTAGAAGTGGCGATGATAGAGGCGACAGCAAGAGCTGCCATTAGCGTTTTGGTGGGTTTAGCGATTTTACGTGATTTCATATTATGCTCCTTAATCACTATAATTAATTAACTTAACATGTATATTATAGTCACCTTCCGCCAAGAAGGCAACCGTTATTTTCAACTTTTTGAAAAATATTTTATATTTCGATGCCCGCAGATCTCATCTGGTCGATGAAACCTTGCATCTTCGAAGAGATTTTAGAGGTGTATTTTGGGAACGGTTTAAGATCGCCGTTACGCTTATAAGCGAAATCTTGCGATTTGTACCACTTCAAAATTTTGTTATACTGAGCTTTGCCCAATTTCTCAGCTCGTTTCTCTTTTGGATGTAAGATTGGATCTTTTGCATAATGCGGATTCTTGTAGTACCCCAATAGATTGGAAAGCCACTCGATACGAGACTCTACCGGATTGGATTTATCAGATTTTCCAAATCTATGCAAATTATTCCAGATCTTACCTTCTAAAGCATTACAATCTCTACAAAGAACTCCACGAATTAGACCATTTCCACAAAATCCAAGCTCGTCGGATTTATACAAGTGTTGATGGTCTACGTGTTGATTATTGGTTTGCTCGTTGGACAAATCCTTGCCACAGATGGCACATTTGTAGTCTTGCAGTTTTAGAAGTTCTTGGCGAATTGAGTTTAGGTCACCAGAACTTACATGCTTATAATTCATAAAATCTACACAATCGATTTATTGGATTGCATAGCAAATTCTGCAAGTTCATCAGCATTGCGAACGAATACGCTAGGTTCGATCTCTAATCCAGATACATTATGGAATATAGTCGAGTTGAACCCCCAAGATTTAGCCCAACTTAGCAATTTTTTAGCATCTCTAAACATCAATCCCAAGCTAGCTAATAATACATGTTGAGGGTTGGTAGGGGTGAAACAAATTTGATAATAATAACCACCCACCGCTACATATCCAATTTCACCGGGTTTGAATTTCTTGGTATCCCAGCGCTCGCTGCCCATTGGGTGTTGAATGAATGATCTGAAAGCTTGCGCGAACTCCGGGAAAACCGGGACGGTAGCGCCTGGATTTGATGGAACCACTAACTTGTTGCCCATTGTGATCATTACACCCTTGCCGTTAAACTTCGCGGATTTTAAAACTGCCTTGTTTCTCCATGCTTCGTGAGCTATTGCGCTTCTTAATTCCGCAGTAGAGACCTGTTCACCGAAAAGTTCATTCTTTTTATTTGTTAAAAAATCTAACATACTTAATCCTTAAAATTATTAATAATCTAAAACCCAGAAATCATTGCAACGAAGACCATCCAAAGAACATTCAGATTTGCTCTCCGCGCACCAAACTGTAACCCCGTCAAGTTCCACCATATAACGGAATTGTTTATCATTGAAATCGATTTGTTCAATTCGCGCTTCGTAAACTTCACCTTTGGTGTTTTCTACTACTACGCGTTCCCCGCATTTATGTAATCGTTCGATTGGAATTTGAACCGCTTCGATCTTTTCGATTTCATCTTCAAAAACTGCCACAGGACGTGGGTGTTTGATAGTAAATGGAACGCATTTACTGCAGTGGTTGTTTTCTACTACTAAACCTTTGCCAACGAATCTACCGTAGGTAGGGTGTTGATAGGTCGAAAGAGCTAATACTTCTTGCAATAATACGGAATGACCGTATTTGGATTTTACTACCATGCCCACTTGAATGTGATCTCCTTTCATGTAATAAGCGTTGTGCTCTTCCATAATGGAAATTGGAGTTTCTGAAGTTTTGACCTTACGGTCAGTATTCAGAGAAAGTCCATCTTTGTAGATAGCCCCGAAGGCTTTGATTGGTTCTTCACATTGCATAATATTTCTCCTAATGTTTTAAGTATGTATATTATAATACATTTAACATAAAAATAAAAGAAAAACCTCAAAAATTTTTACATTCCTGAGGTTTCGGTAACCGAAACTTTCGCGTAAGCGAAATAATCGAAATTTTCGAAATTAATAATCCGGAAAGAAAGCTAGCAAGTCCACGATATATCGGGTATTTGCTTTAAGATTTAGCCCTTGAATCACCCTAGCGTTAGCGGTCATAAAAAGCGAGCCACCATCGTGAGTTTGAACTTCCACCAAATCGTTAGGACTCGGGCATCCAGCCGGTAAAGAGAAGATATTAGTAATCCCGTTGATATCCTTCTTCGGCATGAAATCCAGGTGGAACTTACCAATACCATCTACAATTTGAATATACCGACGACTTGGGTTTTCGTAGTCTTTCGGGTGATGATTAGCCACTATGTCTTTGCTGATCGCCCAGTTTAGGGTAAACTTGGAAGATTTGCGCTTAGAGCAAACTTTCCCTTTCTTAATTTCGAAGTGATCCTCGTTAAGATCACTTGGTTGTAAAAATGTAATTGCCATACAATTCTCCTAAAATCGCAATTCGCACCATTTGCATAATCCGATAATTATTTAAGCGCCTTGAGAATCGGCTGGTTTTTTAGGTTTGGGCGCCTTCTTCTTAACTTTGGTGTATCTTTCGCGAAAATCTTCAATCTCATCCTTGTCTATTTCAAATTTTCTAGAAATCCACCAGTCCAAGAGTTTCGGTGCTAGTAGTATAACATCCTCTAGTACTACTATACTCACTGAAGATACCGCTAAGCTTAAAATCCCCGCGAGAAAGGGAGACAATTGGGTACTATAATGACCCGCCACTGCGATACCACAGAAGATACCAATCAAAACGTTCAAGAGTTTGCTGTCTTTAACGTTCGCTCTGCCCGCCGATGCTTTCAAAGATCCACCTACAGCTCCAAAGAATATAAGAATATGAACGAGATAATCGCTAATACTCTTAAGAAGCGCAGGTTCGATGGCCATTCATAACTCCCTTAAAGTAAATTGCGGCTCCGAAGAACCATAGAGCTGTAGCGGCCGGTACAAAAGAGCCAGGTTCACTACTGTGAAGATAGAATTGCACTGCTACCCAGATTTGTACGAAACTCCCTAAGAGTAAGCTCAGGTAACGTAAACGGTTTTCTTGCACATGCAAACCGACTAAACCTAAGACTACTGTAGAAATACCAACTACCCAAAAGACAATCTCTTCTACTTCGTGGAAGATGACTTCCTCACCAATAATACGCGAGTAAATCTCGCGTACTAAGGTAATGGAGGTCCAAAAGATTAACATGGATAGAGCGCTTCTAATTCCGCCACAGTAAAGGAGTCTACTGAGTTTGTCAAAGCTTGAATTGCTAAATTCGGTTGAGATAAAATCGCCCACGGAATTTGCTATGTGTTGGTTATTCATTCTAACCTCCATACAGGATTATTTACCCGCTTTTGCTTTGATTGCTTTAACAATATCTTTAGCTTGTTTGGCTACATCAACTACTTGTTCGATGTCTTTAGCCGCTTTTTCAATTTTAGCAGTAGCTTCGCGAACTTCTGCTTCTTTAGCACCTAAAATTGCGTCCGCAGTTTTGGTTACGTCGTTTTCATCAGTACTGAAAACTGTATGAACTTGTTTGATTGCGCGCAAACCGATCGTTAATAGACCCATTGCGGTAACCGCTAATGGTTTGTATTTTTCCGGAATGAAAGAGAATAAACCAGTAGACATGTCTAATACTGGAGTTACTGCAACCGCAGAAGCTGCCCAAACACTCCAAGATTTTGCTAAGTCTTTTACTTTATAGAAGTTCATTTGTTATCCTTTGTTATTGTTTTTAGTAATGTTTATTATATTATAAACCCGCATTCGCTGTATTAGCAGAAGGTACGTTTACACCCGGAGCTACTTCGATTACTCCAACTAAATCCTCGAGGATACCATCTCTAGCATCTGCCGGTAAACCGGAGGTATCCGGTTTAGCCGGATCCGCTGGATTCGGAGTTTCCGGATTCGGTGTAGGTTTTGGCGCTTCGCCACTACCGTTAGAGCCTTCACCACCTTTGCCACCCTCAACTACCAAATATTCAATCTTATCGTCTTTACCAAGACAAGTTAATTTTGAATCTTTTTGTTTGATGATAGCTACGCGACCTTGCATTTTCGCAAGAATCTTCTCGGCGATCTTAGCAATCACCGCATCTTGGATTTCCGGAGCTTGTTTAAGTTCCACTTTAGGAGCATCCAATTTGAGCTCTTTGATAATCTTCTCAATTTTAGAACAATCCGGCTCGGAGCCTGCTGGTCTAAACAATGAGAATACTTCATTGATTACATCTTGCGCAGTTTTGATTTCATCTTCTTTAACGATGAGCTTTTCCACGCTAACTGGCATAGCACAAGATTCTTCGAAAACCATCAAAGGCGCAATCGCGGTGTATACGTTAGAGCCGCAACCGCATGCCGCCAATGCTTCTTCAACCTCTTTAACAATTGGATTCTCCGGATTACATCCACATACGTGCAATTTTTCCGGTTTTTTGAATTTAATGTCTAAAGGTTGAAGAGGCTCAAAGTTTTCAATTTTTTCGACTTTATCAGTCATTTGAGCCTCCCGATTAATTAAGCGTGGGTGTTTGTAGCGTCAGCTTTAGGTGCTTTATGAGCATCCAAGTATTCTTGGATCGCTGCGTTAACAGATTTTGTGGTTACCACAGTAGTTGGGATTGCAGTAGGGCAACGTTTGAATGATTCATGTAAGTTACGAACTTCATCTAACATCGCTTTGATTTTAACTTCTGCTACTTCCACTTCAGCTTTTTTAGCTTTGATTTCAAGTAACATAGCTTGGATTTCCGCTTTTTGAGCTACTACATCTGCTTGATGTTGAGCTACTTGAGCTTCGCTTTGTGAAACTTTCAATTGAGCTTCAGTTACCGCTACCGCGATTTTACCAGATTCGATGGCTGAATCATTTGCCGCTTCGGCAGATTTTGCCGCCGCTTGAGCGCTCGCCGCTGCCGCAGACGCATTTGAAGTTACAGTACGTTCTAATACTGCGATTGCTTCTTGTGATGCTTTAGCTTCTTCTGCTTTTGCTTTAGCTTCTTCTGCTTTAGTTTCTGCTAAAGTGGCTTGAGCTTTAACACTACCTAAAGTTGCCGTAGCTTCGTTAGATTTAGCTTCCGCTTTGGTAGCTTCCAATTCAGCTTTAGTCGCTTGGGTTTTAGCGGCTTCCGCTTGCTCTTTAGCTTTACCAGCTTCCAATTCTGCTTGGTTAGCAAAGTCTTTTGAGTCTACAGCAGATAATGCAGATTCTTTAGCTTTAGCTAATGATTCGGTTGCAGACGCTTGAGATTCTTTAGCCGCAACTAATGCATCTTCTTTAGCTTTCTTCGCTTCATCCGCTTGTTTAGTAGCTTCATCTTTAGCCGCTACCGCTTTGTCTTCGTTAGCTTCTGCGTTAGTTTGAGCTTGGTGTGCTTCATCGCGCGCTTTGCCAGCATTTAACGCCGCTTCAATAGCTTTTTCGCTTGCTAAAGAGGCTTTAGTTTCTAATGCGGTTACATTAGCTTCTGATTTTTCTACTGCTTGTTGTGATTTTTCCGCTAATACTTTAGCCGCTTCACTCGCTAAGCGAGAAACTTCGGATTGCGCAGAAGCTTTTTCAGATGCAGTGCGAGCGTCTTCCGCACCGTGACGAGCTTCATCTGCTTTATCGCGAGAAACTTGAGCTTGGTCGCGTGAAGTGTCCGCCGCGTTACGAGAAGTTACCGCTTTTTCTGCTTCGGTTGCTGCAATTCGTGCACTTGCCGCTGCCGCTTCATCTGAACGGTTAGCTGCTGTGGCAGAGTTTTGAGCATCTAGTGCTGCTTGTTCTGGAGTCATTATTATTTTCCTTATTAATCGATTAAAAGAAGTTTTTAGTAGGTCGCTTATCTTGTTGACCAAAACTCACAACCTCTAAAATATTTAATTATTCTGCAGAAACTTCGCGAATGATTTTCTTAACGGCGTTGGTAAATTCAACAGATGAATAATCCGCATCTTTACCTTTAGCACCGGTATCCCCTTTTGCCCCTTTAGGGCCTTGTGGGCCTTCGATGCCTTGTGGACCTTGTGGACCTTGAGCGCCTTGGGCACCACGATCACCTTTAGGGCCTTCGGCTCCGCGAGGGCCTGCTTCGCCTTGAACGCCTTGTGGACCGCGAGGGCCTTGAGGACCGCGATAAGATTCGTCGATTTTAGCTTTTACTAATTCTACGATTTTCTCAACTAAAAGAGCTTCGCGAGTTTTGATACCAGATTTTTCACCGGTAGATAATTCAGCTAATAAACGTTCAACGATGTCTAATGATAAAAGATTAACATCAGATGACAATACGTTGCAATCAGTTACTGCCGGTTTGGTGCTACTATTGTTACAACCAGAATTGCAATTACCGTTTAATTTCCAAGTAGACATTATTCTATTCCTTTTTATTATTCACAACTTACCAAATTTTCTAAATCTGGGAAGTATAATGTGCTTACACCTAAGCTTTTAAGCTCTACATCCAAATCCAACAACTTCTTAAGTCTTGCAAGTTCATAAGTTTCTTGCTCTTCTAAGATAGCTTGGCGCTTTCTAGTAATTTGCATTAATTCTAAAAACGCCAAGCCTTCTTCTGGTGACTGGAAGTCTTGTTGGTTAGATTCGAAGCTAATCGAAGCTTTAGGACCTTTTGATTCTTCGCTTGTATCTAAACAACTTTCTCTATTCATTTAGACCACCTTATGGGTGTTCGTTGCCTACTGGATTAGAGATTGCACCGCTATTATCTTCTAAATGATCTTCCGCTGTGTTTGGTGTGCCCGCTTCAACTGCTGGAGTCGCTGGAGCTACTGGTTGGACCGGATCAATCACTTTGTCAATTGCTTCAGCCGCTTTGTCCGCTTTGCCTAACGCATTACCTAAAGTACCAGGTTCGCAGTTACCTTCAGGGCAAGGTTCTGGTTGTGGTTGTGGCTCAGGTTGTGGCTCAGGTTGTGGCTCAGGCTGTGGTTGAGGTTCTTCTTTCTTCTCTTCTTTCTTCTCTTCTTTCTTCTCCGTGAAGATTTCAGATTTTAAGTAACCAGCATCGTGTTCAAATTCAACGCGAGATTTTTCACCGTATTTGCGCGAACCTTCGCGAGATTGGATCTCTTCACCGTCTTGGCGTAAGCCACGAACTGTGCGTTCTACACCTTGTTTTTCCACTTCTGGTTTCCATAATGCTGAACGAGAATATTCGCCATCGCGAGCAAAGCGGCCTTCCGCATTTTCTTTAACTGCGCGTAACGCGATATTGATCTCGGTACGAGAAGCTTCGCTGTCTTGCATTACGTGTAATTTGTTGTTGTCAACTTTACCACCGAATTGCACGTTTGCGAAGTGTTGTGGGTTGTCTTGGTTTGGATAGGTTGCTGGATCGTGACCAAAAACGCGATAGATCTCTTCGTTCGCTTTTTCGTCTTTCTCTTCAGCTTTACCTTCAGCCCAGATATCTGCTTTCATGTATGGTAAGTCGTGAGCGAACTCGTAACGAGAACCATAGAACTCAGGAGCTACTGAGCGGGCGCTTTCTAAGCGTTCTTTACTTTCTTTCATTTTGTTTACCTTTGTGTTAACGTTAACTAAAATTCTGTATGGTTTGTTTATATTTAAACAAAATAAAAATCTCCACTTTCCACAATTAACCACTCTAGCTCTCTGGTGGATTTAGTGGATCGTGGAGATCTTGATAATTTAAAACTAAACTTTTTAAGTTTCGGTTACCGAAAGTTATTAGTTAGCTTTTACTAATGTGTTTAAAACTTCAGATTGTTTATCAACAGTAGCAACCACTTTCGCGAAAGATTCAGCGATAGAGTTAACGTTAGCTGTTAATTCATCCACTTTAGTTTTAACTTCACATTTGAATTTCTCAAACGCAACTTGTTGATCAGTTTCGTGAGTAGCAATGTTAGCTACTAAAGTTTTGAATAGATCTGCTAATTTGTTCACTTGTTCTTCGTTAGCAGTAACACGTTTGCTAACTGCGTCGTGTTCTTGGTTAACTAAATCGAACATAGTGTTGATAGCATCTAATTTTGATTTTAAAACGAAGTCGATTAAACCCATAGGGATGTTTAATACGCGACCATCTTCATATGTTAATTTGAAGTAGTCTTTGAATTCGTCCGCTGATTTGATGGTTGCAGTTTTGAACAACATAGCTGGGTTAGCTAATTTTTCCGCGATAGCGTTAGTAGTTACCACGAACTCTTGGTATTGTTCTTGCATGCGTTTAGACATCTCGATAGTTTCTTCGAGTTGTTTTTCAAGGATGTCGCGTTCGCGAATTTTGAACTCTTTCTCTGCTTCTTGTAAAGCTTGGAAGCGAGCTTGTTCTTTAGCATCGTTGATAGCGATAGTACGACGAATCGCTTCTAAACGTTCTACTTGTTCTTTGCGAGCTTGTTCATCGCGTTTTGCTTTAGCAATAGCTTCTAAACGAGCTTCGCGAGTTGATGCGAATAATGATGATGTTTCGCAAGATTTGCAATCTGCCATTGTATTTTCCTTTCTATAGTTAGGTTAACGATTTGCGATTAAAGTTTGCATATTTAATTCGTTATAGTATTTATATTTTTACCGCACTCAATGGTTTCTCGATCCAACGATTTGGGCCTTTCTTGTTACCGGAACTATCTAAAACCGTTTCATCAATACCTTGAATGGGCGAGTTGTTTCTAACTTCTTTATCGCAATACGCTTTAGTATAAGTCCAATAATCGTATACTACGCCAATATTTAGGCTAGCACCTAATTCCGCGGATGGATCGAGTGCTATTTCCCCAATACTGGAGATTCTACAATTTTTGAAATCTACTCTAAAGAGTATTTCTTTATTTGAGTTGAGAATTTGAACCCATAGGTCAAAAGTCGGAGTGCTAAAGGTATCCTGTTCGAAGTTAACTTCCCGCATCGCAAGATCTAACAATTCGAAATAAGTTTGGAACCCGGAATCTAACATAATATCCAAGCTGAGATCATTAAAGTCGATGCTATCAGCTCCAGTATGAAGAGCTACCCCAGATCTAGTCATAAGACTTGGATGGGCAAAAGCTATAGAAGGAATGGTAAAATTCTTAATAAAGAATGGCGTTAACTTTAACGTATCACTTCCTACTAAAAACTGACTGACATCAGCTAAATTGACGCTAGCAGTGGATGCAGACATTAGATTCTCCTTAACGAATTAATTTTCCGAGCCCTGAAAGTTTCGGTGACCGAAATCATCAAGGCTCGGAAATTTTTAAGATTAAGCCGCCGCGGTTACGTCGCTAGCAGAAACTAAGTAGCCTAAAGACACTTCGCCTAAAGATTTAACTTCGATACCGGTAGCTTTCTTGTTTTCTAAAGCTTGAACTTTACCTTCTAAAGTAGTAACTTTAGGTTCTAGGTCATTTACTTTACCTTCTAAAGTAGTAACTTTAGGCTCTAATGCACCTTTAGCCGTTTCTAAAGCTTGGATTTTAGCGTCTTGTTCTTGGTCTTTAGTAGCTTGAGCCGCTTTAGCTGCATCTACTAATTCGCCAGCTTTAGTAGCTGCGGCGTCTTTGATTTCGGTTACTAAAGTTGAAAGATCAACTTCAACGTTAGCGCCTTCGCTGTCCACTAAAGTGATTTTGTTGCTTGCGTATGAACCTGAAACGATTTTAGTATCAGTATCCACCGTTAAGAAATCTGCAATACTTTGTTCGATTTCGGTACCATCACTTAAAGTGAATTTCATTTTCTTCTCAGCTTTGTCTACTGACACGCCAGATAATTTCACATCAACTGGGATGTTTAACGCAGCAGTATCAACAACAACCTTCTGAGCTTCTACTTTTAAACCTGTACCTAGGTCAGCAGGAGTAATAACTGTAATTGCCATTTTGTTTTCCTTTTTGTTAAATTTAACGTTTGCACTTTAGTGCGAGTTATTTGAGACTCTCAAAATTTCGGTGACCGAAATATGAAAGCTCTAAATATTGATTTTTAAAAGTCTTCGAATGCCAGGTCTCCGATTTCGAAGAAAGCCCCGGAATCTAAAACCTCATCGGATTTTAAAGCATCTAAGAATTTTCCGAAGTCGCTAAAGTTATCCATATTAGTCATTGGAGCGATAGAAATAGCTAACGCCATAACCAGGTCATCGTGACCGGACGAGGCTTGATACTTATCATTAACCAGTTCAAAACGTTGGAATTCGCTGATGGTTTCCTTGTCACAGATTTCCAACTTGCCGGAGTTAATAAGTATTTGTAACATTCTAATAATAGAATCTCTAGTTGATTTAGTAGTTCTAAATCCTGGATACTTATATTTGTTATCTTGGTAATAGATGTTAGGGTACTCAAAGTGGTTAACCAACATATCCGCAATAGATTGCCCTGCGCCTTCATTGTTTTCAATGATCATATGCGCGGTATTAAATCTCGCTCCCCATTCGTATAAGAAATCCGGCATAGTCAAGTAATCTACCTGCAAATTCGCGGCCGCGACTTGTTTAAAAGGCATTTCGGTCACGTCAATTACTTGGATGGCGAAATAGTCCTTACCTTCTTTGGCGGCATCTACGCTCATAATGTAAGTATGATTTTGTTGAGGTTCATAATATAATCTAAGCATATCATCCCATACTGCGATAGGATTTTTATGTTGCAATTCTGCGAGAACTTCCGGAGCAATCAAAGTTTCGGAAGATCCGACGAATGAGTTACCGTAGTTCTGCTCGAAATATACGCGCCCGTAGCGCTTGATGATTTGACGTTTGAATTCTTCCGGTTCCATCAGGTTACCTTTAGAATCATATCTCGGAACCTCATCCCAATGAACTTCGATAAACGCAGTTTTTGAATTGGGTTGCATATCTTCTAATTTTGCGCGTTGCACAATATCGTAGAAGTGATTGAGACCCTTAGCGGTAGAAATGATGATATTCTTCTTCCAAGCTAACGCAGATTGTGATGGGAAGATCGAATCCGCAAATTCTTCCCAGACGGAGGTTTTGATAAATGAACATTCGTCCACAACGAGTACATTCATTGAGTAACCCCTAAATGCATCCGATCCAGGGACGTCCGTCAAAATTCGAGAACCCAGCTCATTCGCGATATCGCGCTTATTCCAAATCGTCGTGCCTTGCATTAACCAAATCGGTAAACGAGAAATGATATCCTTGACGTTTTGTAAGAACTCGCGAGCTTGGGCTGCTCGGTTTGCCACAATACCAATATTCAAATTCTTATGGAAATTATAAAGCCAAGAAAGATAGCAAGCTACGGTGATGGACTTACCGGAATTATGAGATAATACACCGCCGGTGTAGTACCAGAAATTTTCAAATTCGGATTGATCTAATGTAATATCGTAGAGCTCTTGCTCTCCGGCATCCAGGATTTCCAGGATTTTAGACTTACCGTCGACGGTATCGAAGTGATCTCCAACGCGCATTTCGTTAGCTTGGAATTCTTCCTCGTCGATGATAAAAGTATGAAATTCAGCTACAGTGAGTTCTCCACGTTCGTGGATAAACTTCAAAGACTTCAAAATTTTGGTTTTGTGAATTTCTTCGATTCTTTGGTAACCAAACGGAGTTTTGACTCTTCGATTATAATCAAGTATGTACTTTGATTCAACAAACACTAAACAGAATTCCTCTTATTGATCTTATTACTCTACGTATTTTGGACAAAATTATAGTATAGAGTATTTATTATAGAAATCATCAATAAATCATTTCGTCTACGAAAATTTTTGAAAATGGTGTTGAAGAGTTTTGGTGACCGAAACTTGAAAGATTCAAAATAAAAAAAATCTCCAAAACTTACCCTTTCGGGTAGATCTTGGAGATCTTGGGATATGAAATAAATTAAGAATCCGGAAACTCTTTCAAAAGAATTGGAGTTCTTCCGGCTACATCAACACAGAGATTTATTCGCTTAACTCCATCACCATAATCTTTGAACTCTTTATGGGTGTGACCACAACATAGAGTAAGATTCTTCTTCTGGCAAATATCTACCGCTAACGGCACATCCGGATAATGGCAAAAGCAAAATTCATCGATAGTCAAAATATCGTGAACACTTTCGAATCCCATCTGAATGGATTCTTCATTAGTGAAATGATCGTGGTTACCTCTAACGAGGATTTTACGACCTTTCAATTTCGCGATAATTTTAGCGATCCACTCTCTTCCTTGCTTGCTAGCTTGAATATCTCCACCGAATACGACCAAGTCGTCATCCTGGACTACTTCATTATGAGCAAGAATCATAGCCTTAGCATCTTCTAAGGCTGATAGATTAGCATTTGAGATCTCGTGAGTTTTTCGATCACAATACTTGATAATGTTTTGGTGACCGAAATGGTGATCACTTAAAGCAAATAATTTCATTGGGTTTATTGGATATTAATACTACTCAAACTTATATAGTGTATCTTTAGGAAGCGATGTTCCGCTCAGCAAACTAGTAAGATTTAAAACATCATCGAGATCATCCCTTAATCGTTCACTATCAAGCAATGCGATTGCATCCTTATCAAAACCGTGGATATTAAATCGAATATCGTTAGAAAGTTTCAAGAAGTATTGACGATCTGCTTGTTTTTCCACACCGTTTAATGCTTGTTCTAGTAAACCATTAAACTTATCAAACTCGCGGAACTTAGAGAACACCGCGATAAGAGCCTTCAACTTAGAAATCACATCGCGTTTATTGATGCGAAGAGTGGTAACTTTCTCCACTACGAATAGTTTCTTAATATCCGCCAACCCTTCATTTAAAGATCTCGATTTCGCCACTTCACGCACTGACTCAAACTGGCTTTCCGCTAATTTTTGAAGTTGGGATTGGCTTTCAGTTTGTTGAGCTAATTGAATGTACGAGGCTTCTAAAAGATGCGATTCGTTCATCTTAGATAACAATTTTTCCAATTCGGTGCGGATAATCGCATAATTAGTAGCTTTAAGACATTTCTCAAGCAAGTAGTTGGTAATACGACGATCTTTCATCTTAGTCTTTTCTGCCACATCAATCACATACTCGATGAAATCTTCACGGACATCCTTATCTTTGATTCCGGCTCCTTTCATACGTTCGCATAATGCGGTAAATGCGCGTTCGCTTACGTTTTTATTTTTATCGTCAATCAACATATACAAAATGTCATCTTCGGTGAACATCTTGTCGGTTAAGGCCAATTTTGCGTAATACGCAGTAGAATCTTTGCGCTTAGCTACTTCCAAACGGACCTTCTTGGAAAGATCCATATTGTCCACTAAGGTTTCCAATTCTTTCTCATCGTCAGATTTCTTAGCAATCTCTAACGCTTCCTTTTCTTTCATTTTCATACAAATCCTTAGTTTCTGTAACCTTCATAGTAAGTTTGTAAAATTTGTTCAAAATTTGACGGGTCTTTGATACCGGTCAATTTCTTGAATAAGTTCCAACCGCCAGATTTAACCGCTAGGTCAAGTTCTGGGTCGCCGCGTTCAAGCTCTTGAGCTCGTTGAGGTTTATCAGCCCAAAGTAAAGCAAAATAGCGTTCCGCTACATCTTTCTGTTGTTGTTTGCTCAAATACTTGTTACAAAGTTCCACCACACCACGGAATGTCCAAAGTTTATCCACATCTTTAGAATCTTCATTGTTGAATACTAATTTAAAGATTTCTACTAATGTTTTCTTATAATCACTAGAAGCTACCGGAATTTCCTTGTATACGGTTTTACCGTTATCTTTGACTTCGTTACCGTCTTGATCTAGTAATGGAGCGTACGCTACGCGAACGCCGTGGTCTACTGAGAACTTCAACATACGAGCGACATCGCCTTTCTTGCTAGCCGCAGTCAATTTATAGTTATCGTAAGTTGATTTGCTAGTCGCGATTACGATATCAGGGCGAATGCTTACGCCACCGACCAACGCGCGAATTAAGTATTTGTGATGAACCGCTTTTACACCATCTTTCGCATCATCAAAAGAGCTTGAGTGGCTAAAACGAGCCCATTCCGTTGGGTTACCATCTTCTTCGAATGGTAAGAATTCAAAGTCTACTTGTACCAAGTACTCTACCGGATCTAAGAAACGGAAGATACAGTTGATTTGGGTACCTAAGCTTGAGCTTGAGGTTCTATTCATACCTACAAATTCCACGTTACGGGTAACTTGTCGACCTTGAAGTTTGCTTAGCAATTCGAACAAAGTTTCAGCGCGTTCCGATGGGATGGCAATATCAATATCACCCATCGTTGGTTTGAATTTTAAAATTTCTTGGTCGCTGAATTTTTCACTTAAAATGAAAGAACTTGAACCATTGAATACTAGCGCATCTTTGAGAACTTTATCGCTCTTCCAAAGAGGTACACTATATTTTGCCTCATGTAAAGTGTTCAACGAACTGAAAAGATTTTGTGCTAATTTAATAACGTTTGATCTTCCTACTGTTCGCAGATCCACTTTAACCGCGGCAACATCAACTCCGTTGACGTCTTTAACTACTACATTTCCACCCATTATGAAATCCTTTAAAGTATTCTAAACAATTTACATATTTAATGGTATTAGATTGTAGCATCATCCAACGGTTTGATAGAATCCATCACCTCTTGGAAATCCGGATCCCGCAATAACTGGCGATATTCGCCGATCATTTGCAAGTTCATCCAATAATCTCCGGTTGTGTTGAACAACTTTCCGAGTCTCGCGGCCAAGTTTAAATTGATAGGCTCCTCGCCATTTAAGATTTTATTAGCCAAGTTTACGGTAATTCGAATTCGGCTAGCAAATTCCTCTACGGAAAGATTGTAAGGTTCTAAGAACTCTTCTTTTAAAATTTCACCTACTGTGACGACGTAATCTGGGTTGAATTGGTTCATATTTTTTGCTCCTATGATTGCTAATTAATTTAATGTTTGTATTATAATATATCTACCAATAAAACGCAACTGGAACACGTACTCTAAACAAAATAAAAGCCTATTGATGTAATAGGCTTAACTTATCAAACTTAGGGTTGCTTAACCCCGTAGAGATAGAACCCAATGGCATTATAGAACTCGGATTTGTTCTTAACCACTTTGAAGAACGGATCTGTCGTTTTGAGGATGCTAGCCCCACCGCCCAACAAGCAAACAAAGTCACATTTGTCGATGATGTTACCGTAACGATCTTCAATCAACGTCAAAATACCTTTGGTATATTCATCACAAGCTTTAGTGATAGCTTCCTGCATATCGAATCTTTGACCGCGAAGTTTGTAGAACCCAGAATCTAAGATTTCTTTAGCTTCACGTAACGTGATATCTTTAGAGTATTGTTCTTTGATTACTTGTTGAAGATTTTGAGCGATTTTAACTACGCCAGCATTCTCCACGCCTTCGAATAAGTTCGGGGAGGTTTTACCGTCTGTAACATAGAACATATCGAGCGTATTAAAACCCACATCACAACCTACATATGTGGAAACCATGTTCGTGGTTCTTGGTTGCGGATAATGATCCCCAAACATATCAAACGCTAGCTTACTTCCAGCGCCTTGCGGCAATAAGAAGATATTGTTAAACTTATATTCTTTGCCACTAACCGTAAACTGTTTGATTCGTTCTTTGAAGTAACCAGACATACCCAATTGGGCAACGCTTAAGCCGCAGACCATCACATCAATTTCATCGGCGGAAATCTCCGCGGTTTCCAAAGCTTTAGCGATAAACGCTGGCGCATAAGCTTCTAACATTTGGTAGTCGCTGATATCCACGATCATATTGCTTGGCAAACTCAAAGCATCTAAGCCAACATAAACTTGATCGATATCTCCGGATGGCAAAGTAATTTCAACAATTCGCGGATCGCGAATGCTTGAAACTTTTTGTGCTCTGGCAATAGCACTGGAATATTTGAAGATGTGGGAGATTTGGTTACCATCCCCAATTACTACTTTCACATCTCCGTAGCCAATATCTAAACCTAATGACTTCATTAAATTTTCTCCTAATAGAAATAATGTATGGATATTATTATAATACCCATACTAAATATGTTCACCGAATTTAATCATCCGATTCATCAGAATCTGCCGGTTTCGCAAACGCATCATACAAGAAACTTCGTGCTTTGGCTCTAGCCAACGCATAAAGCACTGTATGCTCGTAGATCTCCGAAAGCGCCACCTTATAACCTTTGCGTTCGGTTACCGGAATTTGTCGGGATTCGCATAATTCTTCCTTAGCATTCTCTACACTAATCGCAAATTGATAAATGCTGTAGTCTACCGTGTCCGGTTGAATTTCCTTAAACGCTTGAACGTTTTGGCATCCTAGCAGATGAACTTTCTTATTATGCGCTCTCGCATAATCCATCATAGTCTTCAAAAGCTCGGTGTTCTTGTGCCATTCGCGGGTTTGCGCCAAGCCCCCGATACTCAATCTTGGATATCTTGGATCTTCACATAATTTCATCCAATAATCCACCCCTTGATGAAGTTTGAAGACTGGCGTCGGGTAGTAGCCTAGGATATCGAAAACTTCTTGTCTTAGGAAATTTTCCGGTGACGTCAAATCTTCGTTGTGAAGAAAGTAATCATTATCCAGCTCAAAACATTCTTTGGGTTTTAAAATCTCGCAAAGTTTTAAAAATTTCTTTTTGAATTTTTCGCAGCGCTTAATAAAGATTTCACTATCGGCTCCGTGCTTAAACTGCTCTTTGAATAAGGTAAAACCACCGCTGTCCAAGTAAGTGCGATTTTGAATGTTTAAGTTGCGGATGAATTCTGCTCGCTTAAAGGTCAAATCCGTGGTACTCACCAAAAAGTCGTTGGTAAAACATTCAAACATCTTACGCAAACGATCTTCACTACGGAGACTGTACATCAAGGCATCCCCTAAACCAAAAACTAAGCGATGCGCCGGATGCTCTTTATTTGCGGTATCCATTTCCTGCATCATTTCAACTCCGGAACGTCTAACTCTTTTTCGAGTTTTTTCTTGGTGGCTTTGACATTAAGGATTCCGAAATCCGCCAACATTTGCATATCCATTTCGCCGTCCCCGAGCATGCGATCTAACGCGGACATATTCCATTTTGAATACTCCGCTACGCGGTTATCCGCAATAACAAATCCCCGTTTCTGCTCATTGGTTAGACCGCAAACTTGCAATACATCAATTTCATCTTCCTTACTTAAACCAAGCAACTGGATAGCTTTGAATCGAGTATTACCCGCTAAGATGACAAATTCGTCGTCGACGACAATTGGGTTGATGTAGCCAAAACTTTCGATGGACTTCGCTACTTGTTTCGCGGATTCATTATTATGGCGGGGATTCCCGCCGAATGGTTTAAGATCGCCAATCTTTACTTTGACGATTTTCTTATCTAAATTAAACATACTTTGATAGCTCCCTAAGATAACATCTGTTTAAATTCTTGAACGTTATTATCTAACAATTCTTTAAACTTGTTCGTGGGTCCAAAGGTATCGAAGATGTCGTAAATCAAAGTTTTCGGTTTATCCGGATGGTTGAAAACTCGATTTTGTTCGATACTTGAAATCACCGGATAGCTAGTATCGATAGAATCAATTAAATGTCGAACTCGACGAATTTGAGTCACCTCAAACGGAGATTTTAATCCTAAAAAGTGAACTTTTTGATTCCAGGTAATCACATTCGAAAGCTCTTCCAAAATTTCGCTTCTTGGGGTAGTATTGCAACACATATCTCCGAATGGAACGGCAATAACATCCTCTTCTCGAAGAATTTTAGTATACTCCACAAAACAATCTTTGAAGTTTTGCTTATTATGTCCGTGCACTACGGCAACCAAAGTAAATTGCGGAAACTCCGCAAGATATTCGTGCACCTTACGGATACATCTTGCACTATCCTCAAAGTAGTCCGGAACTATCACTTTCAAAAGTTTCTTACGATCTTCCGGGATGGCTTCATCAAATTTACGAAGTAAGTTTTTATAACCTTCTTCATCCAATTCAATATTACGAATTTTGCGTTCATACAGACTGTTGTCTAAGATCACTTCGCGACCTTGCATAATGGAATCCAGGAAGAAATCAAAGACTTCCGGATGATCATCCCAGAAAATATCCAGGAAATATTCATAATCATTGAACGAACGACTATAATTCAATAGACTTTTTGGCGTTTCAAAACTAAATTTCATCCGGTGCTCCTTCTACTCCCGCTGCTCCAAACTCTTTAACTTTCAAAGAAATGAAAATGGCGCGATCTCCGCGATCTTTTGGGGTAACTACCAACGGAGTAATATTCATTTTATGAAAGAATTCTTTAATATAACTATCAATCGTTTGTTGGAACTCTACGTTAGTTGATCTCAATTCCTTACCGGTAATCTCAAACGCAATCGGGAAATAGACAAACATCGTATCCCCGCGAAGAATCGCTTGTTTGGCGGCTTCTTCGATGATTGAAAGCTGTTCCTGATATTCCGGGAATCCATCTCTCAGATACTGATATTTTGTGTAAGCCCAGATGTCTGCGTATGAACGACTGGAGATTACTTTATCCCCCATCGTCTTACCCGCCCAGGTATCCAATTGATATTGCGTAAACGCAGATTGTTTTTCCTTCAACACATCCGGATTTTTGAAATCTTCTTTGCTAAAGAATTTTTCACTTAAGCTATCCGCGATTTGAAAGCCTTCGAAAATATTTGGAAAATTTTCGACACAATCATACAACGAAGTAGATTTACCGGTGCCGTGAGCCCCGCTAAATAATACAAATTTCGACGAATTTTGCATCCTGGCTCCTTACTGATACGGAATAGGGTCTTGGATTCCAGCTTCTTTGAAAGCCTTCAAGCGATCTAAGCAAGTAGCGCATTTACCACAAGCTTTACCTTCGTGAGGATTGTAACAACTTGAAGTGTGGGAATACATCTCAGCGGTCAATCCTAATTTTTCCAACGCTTCTAAGCCAGCTTTCAATACCTGTGATTTGGTCACATCTACGAACGGGGCGCGATAATCAATTCGATCACTGCCATAATTTGAGATTCGGTAAAGTTCTTTCGCCATATTAACGCTTTCGGGACGAGTATCCGGGTAGGTTCCCGCATCTGAATTGTGCACCCCCATTAAAATATCCACATCTGCGTTATACTTCTTACTTAAAGCTAACGCTTTACCATAGATGATCGCAGAGAAGATTACATTGCGGTTTTCCACTACGGTAACTTTCAAATTCTCTTGATTATACTCATTTTCCGGAACTTCTTCCGCTTTGTTAGCCCCGATAGCTGATTGGGAATCACTGAATACATCGCGAACGTTGATAAGTTGATAATTCACATCGAAACCCGCACTATTAAGTGCTTGCACTAATTCTTGCGATTTTTCGATTTCGATTGAATGTCGTTGACCATAATCGAAGCTATAACAGAATACCTTGTCATAACCTTCGGTTAAGATTTGAAAGAGAAGAGAAGAAGAATCCATTCCACCTGAGAATGAAAGAACGGCAATCTTTTGCGGTTTCTGCATAATAATAATACTCCTAATAAAAATTGAATGAAATGTTGATGGTATCTATTATAATACAAACACTATAATATTCAACCTAAAAGTTATTTCAAAGGTCCAAACAAGCCAAGAAAGTTAGCTTTACGCTTTAGAGTATCTGCTAGCTCGTAAACCATTGCGGCAACCGCAAGAGCCACCGGAGCCCAAACGGTGGCGTTTATGATACCGGTGAAGGTGTTAGTCTTTTCACCAATAAAATAACCGTGTAGTATCATCATAATAAAGATAAGAATGGCTAGAATCTCTAATAAAACTCCAGCCAACCCGTATACCAATTTCATATTTGCTCCTTTTGCTCCTATATTTTGAAATATATTAATCGTCTTCGGGCATTACATCAATCAACCACAGATAACCCGATATGATCAATAGCGTGATTACCGAAGTCGCTAGATGTCCAAATTTCTCCCAAACCCTCGCTACCGCGACGGCTCCAAGAACTGGAAGAATTACTAATGCTATCGTTAATGTGATAGTATCCCTACAGTTTTTGCAAGCTTTGTTGCATTTATCGTGTTTATACATTTTTTTTTAACCTACCCGAATTTATTATAGTTGTTATACTATATCTATCGATAGGTCGCAAATTTTATGATTTAATGGGTGTATTATATCAAATTTGAAACAAGATGGCAACCCGTTAAAATTTTTTTTCGCTTCTTATGAGTTTCGGTGACCGAAACTTTGAAGTTTTCAAAACAAAAAAAATCTCCGGAGGTCCAGAGATTGTTTAAACTTTGATCATTTCTTGGATACTTTCATTACGATACAAACTTGAGATTGTGAAATTTGAATGTCATAACTATCAAGCTCAACGCCTTTTGATTCCGCGTACTCTTCTACACTTACAGATCCAAAGCCGTCACTGCATCTATTGATGTCTCGGGAATTTACATGTCCAGCGTTACACATAATTAGGAATTTGCTTCCGATCTCATCCTTTTGGATGCTCACCGCACTTGCGCTCATTGAAACTAACACGCCAACACCTAACATCAATGCTTTTAATAATTTGTTCATTTTAAATCTCCCGTAATTTTTATCTCTTGTCTTTATGTGATGTATTATAATGCATCTAAAATAAGAAATCAATAGAGTTTGAAAAAAAAATTTTTTTCGGAGATGTGAAGTTTCGGTCACCGAAACTTGAACGGTTCAAAATAAAAAAAAATCTCTCGTAACGAGAGATCTTTTAGATCTTTTAGATTGTTTGGATTATTAAAATTACAATCATTATAGCTTATAAACTAAATTACCACTACCATAATAAGCAAAGATACCTTGTTGTCTCAAAAATTCAACCGAGTTGATTTCTTTGTAACCGGGTTCATCCCGTTTCGGGAAGCCTTCGAAGTATCGATGCAGGTAAATCTTCATCATTCGATTACGGATTACTCGGGTAAATCCAACCGGAGAATACTTATCCGGAATGATATACCATAAATCTCCTGGAGTCTCTTCAATCAGTTCTCCGACTAAAGCGTAGGAATTGCCATCAGAAATATTCATATCACAGTAAGTATGCAGTTCCACTGCAGGATGCTGAGATTTGAAGTATTTGAAGATCTTTTGGGTTCCACCTTGCACTAAACAATGTTTCTTACTGCAAGCTCGGATCACTTCCCAAACCCCTTGCCCCTCGCCACTATGATTATATCGATGTTTGGCAAACGTAATAATTTGTACTAGCTCTCCATCGAACATCAATCCATAATAAACTTGAGCGTTTGCATGTCCATTCAAGTGATTCGCTTCCGCGAATTCCCTGGCTTGCTTAGCGGTGATCTCAACTATTTTGCCCTTACGGGCCGGAATTTTGTTTTTGGTAAGACCTAAATGATGCCCGATCATACTAATAACTAAATCAGTTTTATTATAAACATCATCAATACCAAATCTCAATAATTTGATCTTTTTCTCTGAAAGAGATTTATTCATTCTTTTGAAGTATTGGTTGTCTACTAAGTTATCAGTAAACTCCGGGATGTTGGTGACCTCAATGACTAGATTGCGTTCTGGGATGTAGTAATCAAATTCGAATTCACCTACGGTGAGGCTTTCGTATGAGATATCATGTTGCTCGAGAATGATAGGGACTAGGTTCTCCACAAACACTACAAAATCGAAAGCCTTATCCACTTCTGGGGTGATAAACTGACGGTCGACCGTCCCGGTAGCTAAGATTTGATCAAGGAGCTCGCGATTGTCGCGGTACACAATTTTCAAAGCTTTGAGTAAGAATTCCCCGTTATACAAAAAATTTTTTACAGGTTGCCCATTTTCGGTTACCGAAACGCTGCGCATTTGATTTTCAATTTTTGAAGGATATAATTTTGATTGTTTCGGTTCTTTGGGTTTCGGTTCTCTTACCGTTTTAGTTACTTTAATCTTCGGGGCTTTGGGTTCTTTTGGAATTTTAGGAACCTTAGTCTTACGCGGTTCGCGTTTGCCTTCCTGGATTTTACGATCGATAGTCTCGGCGGTACGCTGTTTGATTTGATCCCCGTAAAGATTTTGAACCTCTTTGCGGGTTAGCATCTTCAATCCGTTCTTTTTGAACACTTGCGCTAGGTCGTCCAACTTGGTGATACCAAACATTTCGATAAAATCCGCAAGGTACAGATTACCAGCATGGTAGAGGTTATGGACTGCGGATAATAAATCTAAGTTATACTTTTGGCCTCTGGTTGTTGGTATGGGTTCTTTTTGGTACGCACCAGTCTTCAAAGAAATCTTGTAATTATTCGCTTTAGCGAAAGATAACAATTCCTTTGTTATTGGAATGTTCTCCGTTAGGAGATTTCCAGATTCTTTTAGAAATTCCTGCATTATTTTGCTCCTTTAATTTAAGTAAATGTATTATAATGTTTTATCTAATAAGAATCAACTTATTTTATCACCGGATTACTCCGCAATCCCAATACTCGAAATCCTCGATAAATCTTTGATGCTGGTGATCTTCGAATTTTCCGGTAAACCGGCTGGCATCGAATAAACCATAATTCAAAGATTCTT